CCACTCGGTTGAGCACGCGTGGTGGGTGGAGGCCCACCACGCTTTTGCTAGGTGACTGAGTGCACCGCGCACCCGGTGGCGATCACATTCTGTGTGTGGAATTATCTACAAATTGTCCATTTTGTCCTCTTTGTCCCTCTCCTCTTCGAGAGTGACTGAGTGACTACGGGACGTCCACCACCTTGAGGGTCCAGCTGCACTCGGAGTCCACCTTCAGGTACATCGTGCCACCGTCGTGCTCGTGCGTGACGTCGCTGCCCTTCACGCCCAGCTCGTTCACGTAGTCGTCGAACAGGCCCTCAGACCCCGTGACGATGAAGTTGCCCTGGTACCCGAAGCTGGCACAGTCGTACGTGTAGTGCAGGTCCCAGTCCCCGTGGACGGTGAACTTCTCCGTCGACTTGATCCCCGACCCGCGCTCCGTCAGGACGGTCACCGCTCGCGCGGGAGCCGACCTCGTCGTTCCCGTCGCGCGTGCCCCTGGGGTGGCGCTGGACTCCACCCGCACCCCACTCGCCTTGCCCCCGCCGGCTGCGGCGTACGCGAGCATCGTCACAACCGCGAACACCCCAACCACGGCGAACCCGGTCAGCAGGCACCCCCTCAGTCGCCTCTTCGGCGGCGGGACCGGTGCCCCGGCCGGGGCACCCCAGTACCCAGGCGGGCCGTACGGGTACCGCCCGCCCTGCCCCGGGACGCCGTTCTGCCCCTGGTTCGGGTTCCAGTTCTCACTCATCACAGTCCTCTCACGCTGTTGATCCGTACCTGTACCGTCTTGTCGATGATCCGGTACTGGATGATGACCTCCCCGTCAGCGACGGTCGCCAGCCAGGTGTCCCGGCCACTCGTGCTCGCTCTCAGCCCGGGCGGGTGGCGCGGGTCCCTGGCCAGCTTCGGCATGTCCGCGTCGAACAGCCGCCTGGTGGGGCCGGACAACGCGCGGTACCCCGCCTGGTCGACGATCACCACGGTGTACCGGCTCACGTCTCCTCCACCGGCAGGAAGACCTCACTCGTACCGAGGAGGCACCCCCCTCGGGTGCGCATGATCTCGTTCACGTCGAGGTCGTCTGGGACCTCCACGTTCACGTCAGCCGCCGCCGAGCGATAGTACGTCTTCGCCATCTCGCGTCGGTACGCGAGCAGCTTCTCAGGCGGAAGCGCCCACTCCGACAGCAGCACCCCGAGGTACCGCAGCGACGTCGTGGACACGCACTCCTCGAACTCCGGCAGCAGCTCAGCGGGCAGTCGCTTCCGGATCTCCGCGACGGTGACGTCGGGGGAGATCCCCACTCTCTCCGTGCCGACCTGCACCCCCCACGTCTCCATGGCGTGCCACGGCAGCTTCTTCTCACGCCTCAGTCGCCACATCACTCTCTCCCTCTCGTCCACACGGGTACGGCGCGTTGCACCCGCACCCCACCGGGTGTCCCTTCCCCTCCACCACGGCGGCTGTCTCCCGGGCCGCCTCGTCCAGCAGCTGGGTCACCGCACACGGCCACGTCTCGTCACATCCCGTGCACCAGGTCGTCTTCACCCCCGGCATCGCCAGCATCAGGGGACGGATCCCCGCCGTCGGGACGTGCAGCTTCCTCAGCGCCCTCCAGGCCCACGTCGCCGTGATCGGGTCCACCGGCTTCTCGGCCATCTCAGTCCTGGCGCGGACGATCGCCTCCGCCAGCTCGTTCCTGGTCTCCACCCACGGCCGCCACTCGCTCACCCGCGACACCTCTGCTCCCGGTTCAGCCACGACTCGTCCACCGACACCCACAGCACCACGTCACACCTCTCGCACTTCCAGGCGTCGACGTACTCGTTGCTCAGCCGGGTCTCCTTGGCCAGCGGCATCTGGTGACCGAGGCGCACGAACAGCCGCGCCTTGACCTCCTTCTCGGCACTCACCCGTCGGTCTCCCTCGCTCACTCGTTCACGTCAGCTCGACGAGCGCGAACACGCCGCACCCGCCGTCGTTCCACGACACGTGCATCAGGTTGCTGCTGTGCACGACGACGCCGTCCAGCACCCCGCCCCCGCCCCTGGACAGGTTCGACCTGAGCCGCACCGCCCGGCCGCTGAGCGCGTGCCCGTGGATGTGCACGCCCAGCTTCTCGCAGAACCTCAGGCCCTTGCCACCGCGGCTCACCCGCGCACCCTCCACTCCACCATGCGCGTCAGCTCATCCAGGGTCACGCCGCGACCCAGGCGCCCGAGCCTCTCCCCGAGCACCTCCCGCAGCAGCCTGGGGGCGACCAGCTCCCTCTCCCGGCTCACCAGCGCGACCAGCTTCCCGTTCTCCACCGTCACGGTCACCCCTGACACCTCTCTCAGCGCCGCCGCGACCGCCATCTTCGGCTCCCACGTGCTGCCCATCAGCCCCTCGCCCTCCTCTCGCCTCTCGGGTTGTGCCTGCAGGTGACGCACCTGCAGTTCCTGGGTCGTCGGGTCCAGCCCGTCGCCACGTCCAGCGAGCCCCGGCGGCGCCACGCGGTGAAGCCGTAGTGGTCGCCGCCGTTCAACCAGATCGCCCGGCCCACCCTGGGGACCTCGATCTCCACCGTCGAGCCGTCCAGCCGGTTCAACGTGCCGGTGACCTGCAGCCAGCGCCAGTCACAGAGCTGCCAGCGCCGTCTCTCTCGGTTCAGCCATCGCACCCGCGGTCCACCTCCCCGAGCCTCTTCGTCACCTCGGCGGCGTCCATCTCCATCTCCTGGCCGAGCCGCGACAGCTCGTCGGCCGCCGACGCTCGCAGCAGCGTCGCCCAGGTGCGCAGGTCCCGCTGCACCTCGTTGCTCGGACGCGCCCCGGGCACCGCCCGCAGCCGGTCCAGCTGGTCGAACCAGTCCGCGAGCGCCTCCAGCCGGTCAGGTTCCACGTTGGCGCCGACGGCGTACTTGGCCACCCGCGTCCACTCCCGGAGCGTCGCCGTCTCCCGCTCGGCGCTTCCCACCCTGGCGGCGGTCACCTTGAGCTTGACGACCGCCATCAACGTGTCCATCCAGGTCACACCCGCGTCCAGCTCCAGCAGCCGGGTCAGCTGAGTGGCTCGCTTCCGGTCCACCCCGCGCTCCCCGACGGGCGCCTCCGGCTCGCTGCCCGTCTCAAGCAGGCTCTCAGCGTCCAGCGAGAGACGCTGCCTGAGCATCCCCAGCTCCCGGTCCCGCACCCTGAGGACGACCTCAGCGAGCCCCCAGGCGACCTGCCGGACCTCCTCCGAGCTCTCCTCGAACCCTGGCATCGCCCGGTCGAGCGCCGACGCGTACCGGAGCTGCACGGCGTGCCGGTCCAGGACCGACTCCCCTCGCCCCTCCGTCAGCCCGTCGCCCTGGATCAGCGTCCTCAGCCGGGCGACCTCCGCGTTCGCCGCCGCGAGCTCGTCGCGGGTGGCGCTCAGCACCTGGATCGCCTCGCGGTACGCGTCCACGAGGTTGCCGGTGCCGGTCTCAGCCCGGACCTCGCCGGCGTGGACGATCAGCTCCCTGGCCCTCTCCACGGCACGCTGCAGCGGCAGGTTGGGCTGCTCCTCGCCGGCGCCCGGCGCCAGCCGGAACACCCGCGCCAGCCCGACGCGGGTGTCCCCGCCGACCTGGGCGCGCTGCTGCAGCGCCAACCCGCGCAGCCCGGGGTCCGGTTCGGAGACCCAGGTCACCTCGATCACGGCGGTCGTCGGGGTCAACCGCCGCACCTTGCCGACGACGGTGTGCACCCTGGGCTCGATGCGGACCCCCGCCACCCAGTCACCCACGTGCAGCGACTGGTTGGCGCCATCCGCCACACACTCGACCTTCTCGCTCACCGTTTCCTCTTCTCGTCACCCGGACGCACGAACCGGTGCTCCCGGCGCTCCACCTTGCACCTCATGCAGCACGGCCTTCCGTCGAGGAAGCCGTGGTCACGCGCCTCGTGCCTGCAGCCGTACCTGCGGCACAGCTGCAGCTCGGGGTCCTGGCTACTCGCCACCCTGGGTCTCCTCCCACGCGACCTGCGGGGCGAGCCGCTCTCGCGTCTTCAGCGCCCAGCTGTCGTCCATCAGCCACAGCCAGTGCACCTGCAGGACCTCCGCCAGGAGGATGAGCCGGTCCACCGTCACCGGGACGTGGATGTGCCGCCTGCCGCCGTACGTGCCGTTGATCTCCATCGCGGAGATCATCTTCGGCGCGCACTTCCAGCCGCGAGCGGTCAGCGCCGCCGCGAGCTCGGTCTGGTTCCACCCACGTTCACGTCTGACCCGTCGGACGTTCAGCCCGACGACCGCGGAGTGGTAGCTGTCGCTTCCCGGGACGAGCGCCACGACGAGGTTCTCGACGTCGTCCCCACGTTGCCTGGGCATACCCTGCCTCTTTCCTGTCTCGCTTCCTGACTGCTGCCCTCATCGTACCAGTCAGGGTGCTGAGTGTACACACCCAGCACCCTGCCAGCTACCCGAGGTCCAGGTCAGCGTCGACGACCTCCAGCTGGACCCGCTTGCCGAGTTGCCTCAGCATCAGCTCAGCCCACTTCAGGGTGAACAGCGCCCTGCCGGACAGCATCTCGCTGACGTGAGCGCGGGAGCAGCCGACCCGCCGGGCCATCTCCACCTGGGAGATCTTCGCCACCCGCATCTCGTGCCTGACCAGGTACCGCATGCGGTACTCGGTCACCGTCTCGTTGGGCTTCCTGGCCCAGGTGGAGTCGCTCACAGCCGCACGCTCCTCGTCCGCATGTCCAGCAGCTCGTCGAGCGGGTTGCGGGTGGTCCACCGGTCCGCCGGCAGCGGCCGCAGCGTCAGCTCCGACGCGATCGCCGCCTTGGTGCTCTCCAGCCAGTCACACCACCCCCGTGCGTCGGGCCGGCCCTCCGGGAGGGTCACGCACTCCAGGACGGGGTGCTGCTCCACGAGCCACGGACCGCACACGTCGGCGGCCCTGCCCAGCTGGTGGGTGTACAGCTCGTCACCCGTCAGCCAGTTCAGCAGCTCGTACAGGTCACCGATGCCGTTCTCGGCGACCATCCGGCCGGTCGTCACCGTCAACACGGCGCCGAGTGGCCACGCTCTCTCGCTCATCGCTTCCTCTCCTCTCGAACTGGAACCAGCTCGTTCTGGTGGTAGGTACCGACGGTGCCGTCGTCCCACTCCACCCGCCACAGCCCGCGGCGCAGGCCGGTGCACCAACCCACCTGGGTCGTTCCGGCGCTGGTCACCCGGGACACTCGCGCGCCCTTCAGGTCACGCTTCACCGTGCTCTCCCCTCCACTTGCCGCCCCTGCCGCTGTACCACGGCAGGGCGAGTCCGTCGTCCACCCGCCTGGGAATGACGTGCCAGTGCAGGTGGAACACGCTCTGGGTCGCCGTCGTCCCACGTGACGTGATGACGTTGACGTCCCCCATGCTCCGCTCTCGGATGAGCTGGGAGACGTTCGCGGCGGACGAGGCGGTGACCAACCCGCTGGTGCTGACGTCAGGCACGTGCTCCCGAGGGATCACCAGGAGGTGACCCTCGGTCACCGGCTTCAGGGGCACGAGGGCCAGACCGGTCGCCCACTCTCGGACGACCTCAGCCTGGGCCAGGCCCATGATGATCCGGCAGAAGACGCACGCGTCGTCCAGGGTGCGGCTCACGAGCGTGTCGCCAGCATCGCGGCGTCAGACGCCTCGTTCTGCTCCACCCTGGTCCAGACACCGGGCACGTGTGGGGTGTCCCGGTGCCCCCACTCCAGACACTGGCAGGTGCGCTCCAGGTGCCAGGACCAGCAGTAGCTGGTGAGGGCGGCCACGTGCCCGCAGTCCTCGTTCCACCACTGCATGCTGGAGCAGTCGCAGAGCTCGGGGTTGTGCCACCGGCTCACCAGCCGCTCACACTTGACACACACCAGGAACGGGTTCATCAGCGTAACGAGGGTGTGTGGACCGGTGATCTCGCGGAACCGCTCCGTCACCCACTGCCCGGCGCCGAGCTTGCCGGCGGTCATCGCGTTCTGAGTCGCGCTGTCCAGCTCCTGGTTGCGCAGCCGCGCCGCCCGCTCCCGCAGCAGCTGCATCGGCACCGCGAGCCGCTCCGCCACCGAGGCGGTGTCGAGGAACGTGTTGGTGATCTCCGTGGTCGCCAGGTGCATGGTGTTCCGATACGCCTCCGGCGTCATCAGGTGCTCCTGGGTCAGGATGGCCGCCATCAGGTCACTCACCGCCTCGTTTGGCGGCTCCGGGAGGTCCCGCAGGAGAGCCTCGCGCGGCTGCCGGTTCTCGGTCACGGCCACGCTCCTTCCGATCGAGCGGCCTTCCTGGCCCGCATCATCTGCCGCCGGGTGATCCCCGGACGGATGAACTCCACGTCGCTGACCAGCAGTCGGGCGCTGCCCTCCGGCAGGTCCTCGCCGACGACGGTGACGATGTTTCCCATGAGGTTGACCTTCATCACCGTGCCGATGAGCTGAGGTAGGTCCGCCGGCAACTTGACGCGCACCACGTCGTTGAGCCGCAGCCGACGGGGTCTCACCGCTCCACCCACTCCACGCCGCGAAGCATGGTGTCCGCGGCTCCGGGTGCCACGCCGAAGTTCTTCACCAGCCGGTCTCGCACACCCACCTGGACCGCTCGCAGGTTGCCGAGGTAGGCGGCGGTCACCGTCACGGTGACCTTCCCGCTGAACCGCGCCGCCTTCACCGTGACCCCGTTCATGGCCGGGGTCATCTCCACCGCGGTCTGCAGCAGCTCCACGGTTTCGTTCTTCCCGCTCACTTCTCTTCCTCCCACTGACCCGGCAGGGAGTAGACGGTCACGTCCACGCCCCGGTCCACGAGCTCTTCCTGGATGATCGGGGCGACGTCGCTCCACTGAGCGCCGCCGAGCCCACAGCCGATCCGAGGCATGACGACCCGCGCCGCGAACCGGCCGAAGTGCCCCGAGACCTTGGTGTGCAGGACCCTCAGAGACTGCTTGAGGGCCTCGGGGTCGAGAGCCTGGGGGTCATCTCCCCCGCGCCTCCAACCCCGCTGAGCGACCAGGTTGGCGACCCAGAGACGTCCCGCTCCCGGGCCGAAGGGCACCAGCTGGGCCGCTCCGAGCTGGAAGTCACCGGCGTGCGGGTCGGTCCCGAGCCGGTGCCACCGCCGGTAGGCGCGCTCCGGGCCGTCGTCCCAGTTGGTCAACGCGACGACGAAGCCGCGTCCCCACCGCCCCTCGTCGTTGACGACGTGGGCGATGGCGACGTGCTCGCCCTCGCGCCTGACCGGCTGAGTGGCGTCCCCGGTGACGTAGTGGATCTCGCTCACGCCTGCACCACCCTCGGCGCCGCGTGCTGGTCCGAACGCTGCGGCTGGAACTGCACCGTCATGACGTCCCGAGCGACGAACGAGATGTGCTCGTTGGCGCCGCGAGAGGTGATGACGTCGTCGTTGCGACGCGCCTCCCGCCACGTGGCGAGGAGCTGGCTCGGGGCGACCTCGTGCATCGTCGTCGTGAGCTTGTAGGCGTTGCCGCCGCTCTTGAGCGTGTACGTGACCAGGTAGGTTCCCACCTCGTCGAGCACGTCACGCTGCTGAGTGAGCTCCTCGGGAAGCTGCGGCAGGTCGTTCACGCCGCGCTGCTCTCGGTCGTGCGTCACAGCGTGTCCTCCCTCAGCAGCTCGTCCCAGTGGACGCCCAGGACTGCCGCGAGCGCCATCATGCGGTCGACGGTGACCTTGACGTAGCCACTTTGCTGTCCGGGGCGGACCTCGAAGGCCGCGGCGACGTTCCGCTCCATGAGCGACAAGCCGCTGGCGGTGATCTCGAAGCCGCGCTCACACAGAAGCGGCGCCATCTCGTCCATGCTGCGGTTCTGCTGGATTCTCAGCCGACGGACGTTCGCACCGACGACGTAGGCCCAGTAACGCGCGCTGCGTTGCGGTTCCTTGCTCGGCTTGTGGTTCTTGTTGCTGGCGGGCATGCTCACCCTCCTCTCTTCCTGTTCCTCTGTCCTAGGAGTAACCTATCAGGTTACTCGTCTCTTGTAAACATCTAGATGAGCATCATGACGACCGGAATCGAGGCGAGTGACCCCAGGATGGCTCCGACCAGCAGCGCGGGCCACATCAGGGAGAACCAGCGGCCTCCTAGACGTGGCACCCGACTCTCAGGCTCGTCGCCCGTCAACCAATGCACCGGGTGGCGAGGAAGCTCGCCGCAGACGCGGCACAGCCACTCCTCGCCACCCAGACGCCACCAGTGTGACCCGTTCATCAGTGCCGGCGACGGTGTCGGCGCCGCCACGCCTTCATCAGCTCTTCGAGGCCGATCGCGACGAAGTTCCAGATGATCGCGATCACCAAGCTGACGAACAGCACCAGCCCGAAGATGACGAGCAGGTCACCCCAGCTCCAGCCGTAGATCACAGCATCATCAGGAGCTTGGTCCCGACGAACAGCTTGCGGTTCAGGGACGTGGACTGGATGAAGACGTCGTAGTCCGCGTTGAGCTTCATCGGGTCCACCGTGACCTCGTAGTCCGGCAGCCCGATCAGCTTGCGCGCCGCGTCGCCGCTGTACGCCTTGTTGGTGGCCTTCTCCAGGACGATGACCTGCTTGTTGCCCTGGACGATCACGCCGGCGCGGCCCTTCGGCTTGCGACCGGAGTTGAGCTGGTAGTACGCCTTGCCGATCTGGTAGTTCGTGGTGCAGTTCTCCACGAACTCCTTGATCGGCATGTCCGCGGTGACCGGGATGAGCACGTAGCTCTTCGGGTCGAGCGGCGTGAGGTTGGCCGCCTTGACCGCACTCGCGTTGAGCGCGTTGGCGTCCACCTGGAACAGCGACTTGGTGCTGCGACGGCCCTGGCTGCGGCTCGTCATGTAGGTGTCGGTGGCGGCACGGATGACCTTGCCGACCTCCTCGACGCCGGTGGCACTGGTGGTGTTCCAGGTGGTGACGTTGCCCGCCGCGAAGCCGTGGCGCTTGGCCTCGTGCACGCCGGTGGCGTCCGGCACCAGGGCACCGAGCGTCCAGTTGTCCGCGAGGCCGGCGAGCGTGCGCTGCAGGTCGCCCTGACCGTGACGACGGCTGGCGTTCTCCTGGCCGTCCGTGAGGACGTAGACCAGGAACGAGTGGTCGCCGTAGCCCTCCCAGGTGTGGGCGAGGTCCTCGATTGACGTGACGGTGGCGTCCCGCAGGGCCGTCATGCCGCCGACGCGGTAGTGGTCCTTGATGGACGGCAGTCGCAGCACGTCCTTGTCGTAGATGACACACGACACCGTGTCCGCGAACACGTAGACGGTGACGCGGGTCTCCTGGTCCATCTCCTTGGAGCGCTGGGCCAGGTGGGCCACGAGCTCGTCGGCGACCTTCACCACGCTGTTGCGATGTCCGCTCATGGACGAGGAGCCGTCCAGGACGAGCGCGACGTGGTTGATGATGCCCTGACTGATCTTGGTGGTAAGCATACGCTTTCCTTCCCTCGGTCTCACTTGCTTCCCCCACGCGTCGCCGTGGCGGTCAGGGCGATGAAGCCCAAGATGAACGCCGTCACGACGAGCCACGGCCAGACGATCTTCCAGATGCGTCTCACCGCTCTCCCTCCAGCCACGCGAGGCCGGCCAGCGCCTGGTGGCGCAGGCCGACCCCACGGGCGATCCCGCTGTGCGGCACCCACGACCCGGCCCAGTCACAGCCCGCACAGTCCGTCCACGCCACCTCGGATGTGAACTTGAGCACGATGCGGTGACCGAGCTTCGACCCGAGCTTCGCCAGAAGCGCGTGCCGCACGGCGACCATCATCATCCGACGGCGCACCTGGTGGTACGCGTCGGTGTGAGGCACCCAGCTCATGCCACCCCACATCAGTGAACCACCACAGCCGTCACAGACGCCGTAGGTGCTCGTCGTCGGGTCGGGTGCCCTGGTCACGGGTGCCTCACGTGCTGACCGTCAGGCAGTGGCTCCCCGACCTCGCCCTGCAGCCACCGGAGGTAGGTCTGCAGGATGAAGCCTTGGTCCTCCTGGCTGTAGCCGTGCAGTGGTACCGGACGGACAGCCTGACAGTCGTCCTCGAAGCACGGCTGCATCACCCGGCTGCCGCTGTACGCCCACTGATGCTGAGCGTCCTCGAGCTCGCCGCGGTCCATCTGGTCGATGGACTTCCGCAGCTCTGGATACTCCCGCAGTCGGATGGCACACAGTGGTGACATGCCTCGGAAGTAGCCGTACTTGAAGATCATGCGCAGCTGTCGCCCCCGCCTAGCCGTTGGTATCATTGGCCACCTCGTCTTCACCGACGACCTCACAGCCGTGGGCGTATCCCAGGCCGGCGGTCCACTCGACCACCCGACTGCATCCCTCACACTCCGTCGGTTCGTGGGCCGCAGCCTCGTCCTGAACGTGCTTCGCCAGGCCGTCCAGCTGAACCTCGTCACCCCACCCGAGACCCTGGATGATCCGCTGCGGCGGGTGACCGAAGTGCCAGTAGTCACCGCACTCGTAGGCGGACAGGTGGTCACCCGGGTGGAACTTCTTGGCGGCACGCTTGGCGTCACGTCGGTTGCCGTAGCGTACCTTGCCGCAGTTCGGCTCGTCACAGAGCCCGAACTGCTGGATCTTGTTCGTCACCGGCTTGACCGAACCGTGCCGCTTCCTGCCGACGCTCACGAGACCCTCTCCCTCCTCTCTTCCTGATCGCTTCCTTGATGGGCCCATCCTACCAGGCCAGGCCCACCATGTCCACACCTTGATCGCCCTCAGATCTTGGTGAGGGTGATCGTCGGGTGGTCCGAGGTGCCACCGTTGCGGTCGAAGCGCACCGTGGCGTACTCCACCTTGGCGCCCTTGCCGTGGCCCGCCTTGTCGAGCACAGCCAGCACCACCCCGCACTTGCCGGTGCTGTCGTGACGCACTCGCTGGCCTCGCGCCGCTTCTCCGGGTCGCATCATCGCGGTCGCTTCCTTCCTTCCTGTTGCCCTCTCGCTGAGGGTGAGACGATCGTATCAAGCACCTCGTCACCTGTACAGTCTTCTCACACCTCACGTGCACCCATACACACACCTACTCGCGATAGATAGGCCCTTTCACGTTCGAGACACGAGAGTGACGTGACGAGGACTGCGGAGGCGGCACCACACGTTCCACATGATGCATCGTGGCAAAGATCATCCTTCAATCACTGGCGAGAAGTGGCCAAATCAGGACTGGACAGCGCGCGAGAGGGCCTGATAGAGTCATTCTCGTCAGCAAGCAGCGGGGCTGATGCGAAGGTCGGGAGCTACTTCCTTAATCGATGGGTCGTGGGTTCAACCCCCACCCGCGTCTTCGGATGCGGTAGCTCAGCGGTAGAGCAATCGACTGTCAACTCCAGGCTGTAAGGGGTCTCAGCCCCACCGCTGCGCTGGTACGGGATGACCACGACCACAGGAACGAGAGAACGGAGCGGGCTATGTAGCCCCATCACAAAGCTTCACAGCTGGTGCGCTGCCGACGGATACTTCACCTGGCAAAGATAAAGTCCGTCCGCACACTAGATCTCAGCTGTGAGCCGGTGTGGGTGAGCGATGCGAAGACATCGGGGTACTTCTCAACTCTGTCAAAGTTGACGATCCGGGCGCAATTCCCGGCAGGGCCGCTATGGACCTGGCAAGCGCTAGTCAGTTCCCCGCGTCGCCCAGGACACGCTCACCTTCACCGGCACCAGATTTGGCTGACGTGCCCGGTGCGCAGACATACGGTTACTTCGCATTCGGAGCGGGAGATCGCAGGTTCGAATCCTGCCACCCCAACGATGGGGTGTAGCCCAGCGGCCTAGGGCGCCTAACGTTGCCGTCGTCGACTTGACCTCGGGCCGTCAGTCAGTAAGATCCCTCGTATGTCACCCGATGTGACGTCAACACCGTTACTTCGTGGTTCAAGTCCATGCGAATGCTGCCTTCGGGCTCGCTCTCGTCGCCCAATTGGTAGGGCTTCCGGTCTGACACCTGGACTCGGGTGACGTACGAGGGTTATGATGAGCTTCACAATTGGTGCTGTGGCGCAGTTGGTTAGCGCACCGCCCTGTCAAGGCGGAGGTCGCCGGTTCGAGTCCGGTCAGCATCGCGACGTCACTGATGTGACGCGGAGTGCCGGTTCCTTCATCGCCTTCACCAGGCGCCTCGAACAAAACCCGGTCCGCACGCGGTCTCAGCGGCGTCGAAGGTCCCGATGGCGCAACGGATAGCGCACTTGACTACGGATCAAGCGGTTGCAGGTTCGAATCCTGCTCGGGACGCTGGGGAGGCGTTGACATGGCGCTGGCCGCTCATGACGGCGATTGTGGTGAAATCCCGCCCTGATAAGGCGGGGGAACTGGGTTCGACTCCCGGCAGCGCCCTCCCTACAACTGCAGATGTCCACGTAGCTCAGGTTGGGACAGAGCGGCCCGAAAACGGATGGGCGGCGTGGCGAGAAGGTTGCGGATGCACCGAATGGCTCTCGCAGGGTCTGTAGGGAAGCGCGTTTCCAAGCTCGTCTCTAGGCGCGGGTTCGAATCCCGTCGTGGACACTTTCACCGACGCCAGGTTGGTGCGACAGAAGAAGGTGGGTGCGGTGGCGCGATTCAACACGCCCGGGCAGCCGGCTCGTCCGACGCGAGCAACCTCGCCCGTGAAGACCACGGGGGAGATGACCACGACGTTTGAGGGTGGCCCTGGCTACCTGCGAAACGCGAAGTCTGAGCTGTTCCAGCTCGCTGTGGTCAACATGGTCGGCCAGGACACGTTCTACGAGTCCGCGGGTGACCGAGACAGCCGCTACACGAGCCTGATCCGTGAGCTTGCCGTCGCTGACCCTTCCTGGACCTTCGAGCTGCTGCGGTGGCTGCGTGGTCCGGAGGGCAACCTGCGCACGGCCAGCCTGGTGGGTGCCGCGGAGTTCGTGAAGGCTCGGCTCGACGCGCAGAAGCGTGGCGAGCTGCCCAACCCGGCTCCCGTCGGCGACCACGCGTTCACCGTCGCGCACTGGAACCGTCGCGTCATCGACGCGGTGCTGCAGCGTGCGGACGAGCCCGGCGAGCTGATCGCGTACTGGATCCAGAACTACGGTCGCAACCTGCCGCAGCCGATCAAGCGTGGTGTCGCCGACGCCGTCAAGCGTCTGTACACCGAGCGTGGCTACCTGCGCTACGACAGCAACTCGAAGGGCTTCCGCTTCGCGGACGTCATCGACCTGGTGCACCCGAGTGCGAGTGCCCCGTGGCAGGGCGACCTCTACCGTCACGCGTTGAACGAGCGCCACGCTCGAAACGCTGACGTGCCGGAGAGCCTGACCCTGGTGACCGCTCGCAAGACGGTCAACTCGCTGTCGCCTCAGAAGCGCCACGACCTGGCGCGATTGGCGCTGCGAGACGGCCTGGAGCACAGCATCTACGAGCGGGCCATGGCCGGTCACTGGGAGTGGCTCCAGAGCCTGCTGGGTGACACCTCGGGCGTGCGTACGCCGGTCGACAAGCGTGGCCGCTGGAAGCTGGTGCTGCCGCAGATGGGCTACATGGCCCTCCTGCGCAACCTTCGCAACCTCGGCGAGGCGGGTCTCACGTACGTGGAGGTCCAGGAGATCGCGAAGCGCCTGGCGGACCCGGAGCAGGTGGCCAAGAGCCGCCAGTTCCCGTACCGCTTCTGGTCGGCCTACCAGGCCACCGACGGTGCCTTCGCTCAGGCTCTCGACACCGCGTTCATGCACAGCATGCGGAACATCCCTGGTCTCCCGGGACGCAGCCTCGTGCTGGTCGACACCAGCGCCTCGATGAACGGTGGGCTCTTCGCTCGCCAGTCCACGATGACGCCCCTGCAGGCCGCGGCGGTGTTCGGTGTCGCTCTGGCGACGCGGAACCCGGGCTCGGTGAAGCTCATGGGCTTCGCGAGCGGGGAGTTCGAGCACATCATGCCGGTGGGCGCGTCGGCGATGGCTGAGGTCAAGCGCTTCATGGGCCGCGTCGGTGAGGTGGGCCACGGCACCGACATCCACGGTGCGGTGTCTCGTCAGTACCGCCGTGAGTTCGACCGCGTGTTCATCATCAGTGACATGCAGACGATCGACTCGCGTCACCTGGCTCACCAGACGGTGCCGCGTCACGTGCCGATCTACGGCTTCAACCTGGGCGGCTACCGCGCCAGCATGATGCCGCTCGGCCCGGGTCGTCACGAGTTTGGCGGTCTCAGCGACGCCACCTTCAAGAACATCCCGCTGCTCGAGCGTGGCATCGACGGCGGCTGGCCGTGGGAGGTCACGGGTGAGTGAAGAGCTGCAGCCGGTCACCTGGCTGAAGCAGAAGTACAGCTGCTACAAGCAGAAGGGCCGCTACAAGGGTGGCACCAACGCGGCCAAGTCGGTCCGCAAGCGCAAGAAGGTCGGTGGCGGACCGAGCCCGATCGAGCACGTGCTGGTGCTCACCGCCAGTGGTCACAAGCGCTGGGACACCCGTCCTCGCGAGACCGGCAAGCGATGAGTGAGCGATGGGCCATCCACATGGCCCTCGCAGACCGGAGCGAGTCGTTGCTGGAGGTCAACCTGGGCTCGATCCAGAAGGACCCACAGCAGCTGGTTGAGGGCTCTGAGGCGGGCGTCATGGAGACGATCCAGGACGCCATCCAGGATCTCGACACCTCTGAGGCGCTCGTCATCTGGGTCAAGCCAGCCTGACGAAGACTCACTGCCCACCCCGAAACGTGGCCCGGGGTGGGCAGTGCCATTTGTGGACATTTGAGTGAGCAACTGGTAAGATGCTCTTAGGAAACAGGAAGTGAGGAGAAACTCATGACTGACCGATCCACGTCGGCGGTTCGCGCTCGTCGCGACACCGAGGTGCGAAGCATGATGATGAACGTCATCCGAGCCTACCGTGAGGAGCGCGGCAAGCTCGCTGAGCGTCTCAAGACCGACCACGCGTTGAACCCCTTCGTGTTGCGGCCGGTGCTGAAGGTCCAGGCGGACGTCATCCCGTGGGTGCGAGTGCAGGGTCTCGTCACCAAGGGCACCAACGGCTACAAGGCGATGATGGAGGTGCGATCGTACTGCGCTCGCACCCTGCTCGACTACGCGGAGGCGTCCGGTTCCGACATGCTCGTCGCGGAGATCGACCGCATGGAGCGCGAAGGCATGCGACGGTACCTGAAGATGACCGCGCGCTTTGTGCCCGGCACCTCCCCGGAAGCCGTCGCCCTCGGTGAGAACACCGAGGAGACCGAGGACCCGGATATCACCGACGTGGTCAAGGGCCTGCGCAAGCAGGCGAACGACCTGCGGTTGCTGGGTCGTGACGCGAAGGCCATCGAGCTCTTCAAGATGGCCGACGAGATGGAGCGTCAGCTCATCGCGGAGGCCGCGTCGAAGGGCAAGCCCGAGGGTGAGTGAGCCGAGCCGCCTGACGGTGGCTGAGGTCCAAGCGATGCTGGCGGAACTCTACGTCCCGCCGGTGTCGCCGGACGTTCACGAGCCGGTACAGTTGATCTTCGAGGAACACGGCACCCCCGCCGACGTGTGTTGGGGGTGCTCCGACGTCACCGCCGGCACGTTGGTGCCCGTCTCAGCCTGTGAGACGGCGCTTCGACGCTACGACGAGAACGACGGGCCCACGTCGTTCCTCAGGATGCGAGGGAACCAGGAATGAGCAAGAAGCCGCTGCTGTTCATCGACGTGGACGGCGTTCTGAACCCTGAGAGCACCTCAGCCGGTCGTCGTCCTGACGGGTACATGACACACCGCATGCGGCCATCTGGCCCGTGGCAGGACACGCGGCACAAGGCGCTGCGAGTGTGGCTCAACCCGAGCCACGGCTCTTACCTGATGGGTCTCCCCTTCGAGCTGGTGTGGGGCACCACCTGGGAGGACGAGGCCAACGAGTGGATCGCGCCGCACCTCGGGTTGCCCGAGCTGCCGGTGGTCCACTTCGAGAACAAGCTTGGGCGCCGGGTTCACGGCGTTCACTGGAAGACCCCCGATCTGGTGAAGTACGCGGCCGGTCGGCCATTCGCGTGGCTGGACGACGAGATCACCGCTCGGGATGGGGAGTACGTGCGTGAGCACCACCGCGCCCCGTCTGCCCTGGTCCAGGTGTCACCCTTCGTGGGTCTCACCGATGACCACCTGCACCACCTCCACGTCTGGCACAGTCAGCTGGCCAACGTGGAGAAGCTCAACGACATCGGCCACTAGGAACACTAAGGGGGTGACCGTCGTGCCTGAGGTGGCTCGGCGGTGCCTGGAATGCGGCATCGAAGCCCGAGACCTCATCGACGGCCAGGAAACGGAACGAGATACGCCCCGCACCCGGCGACAGCGAGTGAAGGACGCGGCAGTCATGACCGCCATCGTCACGCTCGGGGTCGTCATCGGGACACTCGCCACGATCGGGTGTCTCACGCTCTGGTTCACCACGGCCTTCATGTGGCCGTGGCTCCCCTGGGCGTGAGTGACCCTACGAGGTAGGATCTGAACTGGCAGCGCGGTGCGCGAGGGCCACTCATTGAGGGATGGGTGGCCCTCGTCATCAAGTTGTGGACATTCAAGCGAGACCCTGGTATGATGGGTCTCGTCGGAACAGGAAACGACGGAAGAGGAAGAGATGGGCAAAGGACCGTACCGAGTCGGCGACACCGTGTGGCTCACCATCCGCAAGGGTCGCCTCCCCGGTGAGATCAAGCACATCAGCACCAACAGCGGGGTGCCGGCGCCGTTCGTCGTGGAGTACCGTGACGAGAACAACAACCTGCGCACTCACAACGCCACCAAGCGTGAGCTGGAGCCGCGCTGATGGGGTACACCAGGGTGCGAGCCGGTGACACCGTGATCGGGGCCGGCGTCTCGCCGACCACCGGCAAACGGATCAGCAACAAGCGTGGTTACGTCACCGACGTGCGTGACCACCTCGGCAACGACATCGTGTGCGTGGAGTGGGAAGACGGCTCCACCGACGAGGTTCGTCAGGAGAACGTGAGCGGCACTCAACAGGGCGTGTTCGGTCGTCCACCGCGTGAGGAAGCGGAAGAGGAGCCGCAGGGCAAGAAGCGACGCTGGGGACGGCGTGGCTGAGTTTCGCCCGCCGCGGCGAAGGCGACCCCCGCAGATTCCTGCGGAGGTCGCCCCGCAGCCGAGTCGGGCCTGGCTGACGCAGAGGTATAGTGACGTGACCGAGCTGGAAACGTTGAAGCGAGAGCTGCGACACGAGCAGATGGCTCTCGACCACCAGGAAGACGAGCTTACCCGAGCGCGTGACGCGTTTCGTTCCGCGGAACGGCTGCGCGACAACGCGCGGAAGAGCGTGGACGAGATCCAGAAGCGTGTCGACGCGGCGCAGCGGTTGGTCACGCTCGAGGAGGAGAACGCGAAGCTGCGCCGTCAAGTTGCGGAGTGTAACAACGTGCACAAAGCACCCTTCTGATTTCCCAAACAGCGCTCAGGCTGATATACTTCTATCAGCAGCAAGCAAGCAGACAGCATGCAAGCTCAAGCTAAATGGGGTGAATCAGGAAGTGAAGCTCAACCAGGTCGTCGCTCTCGAGGCGGGTCTCAAGACCCGAACCGAGAAGGCGGTCACGGAGGATTACCACCTGCTGCAGAAGGCGAACCTGTTCGCCGGCTTCAGCAAGACCTACCGACCGAAGGACGAGGACGGCGACAAGCTGCCCCCGGAGCGTCAGGTGGTCCAGCAGAACGTGGAGACGCTGCTCAAGCACTCCGCGGACGTGCTGACCAACCTGCTCGACGTGCAGTACACGAAGGACGTCGCCAACACCGCGGCGAGTGCCGACGTCGTCATCGACGGCGAGACGCTCATCGAGGACGCGCCGGTGCCCTTCCTGCTCACGCTCAAGAAGCAGCTGATCCACTGGCGCACTGTCGTCGGCAAGCTGCCTCTGACGGATCCGAGCGAGGTGTGGGACTACGACACCGCCACCGACCAGTGGCGAACGCAGCCTGTCGACACCACGCGCAGCAAGAAGGTCCTGAAGAACCACGTCAAGGCCGAGGCCACCGACCGGCACCCGGCTCAGGTCGACACGTACACCGTCGACGAGATCGTCGGCACCTGGAGCACCACGCGTCTCTCCGGCGCCGTGCACCTGGTCCGTCAGCGCGAGCTCGTGGACCGCGTCAACAAGCTCATCGACGCGGTCGACCTGGCGGTCGAGGAGGCCAACCACCTCGACGTCGAGCAGAAGAAGGTCGTGGGCGCCGCCTTCGCCTTCCTGCTCGGCAGCGAGTAGCACCACAACCTGGTCATCACCCCACCGTTTGGTAGGGTGGGGTGATGACCGCCCACGGACGCGGGCAGCCCGTCAGGTGCCCCCACACCATCACGGTCGTTGTTCCCCCACGGCGACTAGGTGAAGAGCAGGCGACTCTTGGTCGAGGTCACGCCGCTCCCTGACCCTGGTGCGAGTCCAGGCGCGTCCACTCGGTACTTTGGTGCCAACACACAACTCAACAGTGTGCTCACAGACTCCCGGTTGAGCGACCGGGTGCCCGAGAGGGCAAAGCTGAAGCTGAAACTGAAGCTCAGCGGGACACGTAAAGGTGCAGGTTCGAGCCCTGCCCTCGGCACTCATGCCGAGGTAGCCCAACTGGTAGAGGCAGCGTGCCGCGTCAAGCTCAGACTCTCGCTCCAGCTTGAAGCAGTACGAGGCGATCACAATCTACCTGGCCTGATCAACCGTCGAGAGATGCGGGTTCGAATCCCGTCCGGACCACTACGAGGTTCGGTGGCCGTAACGGCAACGGCGCATGACGTAAATCTAAAGCAGGCCAAACCGTGTGTGGTCGATCGCGTCATCACCATTGATAGCGCAACTGGTAGCGCGTCAGCCTTGAAAGCTGAAGGATGCGGGTTCGAGTCCCGCTCAATCTATAACACAGGACGGCGCCTGCAAGGTTAGGCGGGTGCCGTCCGCCAGGGTCCATAGCTCCAACGGTAGAGCGGCTGCTTTGCAAGCAGATGGTTGCCAGTTCAAATCTGGCTGGATCCACGGTCCACCGTGGTTGTAAATCACGGCCTAGACCAGGGAGGCCTCACCCTGGGACTACAACGAGGCGCAAGTCGCTAAAGGTCCTGTGCACGGGATCTCGTACACCAGGTGTGGCTCACCTGGGGCGCACAACGAGCCACACGGATCCATAGCTCAGTTGGTAGAGCAGGGGGCTCTTAACCCTCATGTCGCTGGTTCGAGTCCAGCTGGATTCACGTTGCGGTTCGTTCAAGGCCACCTCGGTGGCGCTGGGACGTCGCGTCGAGGGCGCCCTCGAGCTCACGCGATGACTCAGTAGGACCCCGGTTGTTAGCCGGGAGATGGTGGTTGGAGTCCACCACCGCAGCCCAGGGACTGTAGCTCAGCCGGTAGAGCACTCCTCTGAAAAGGGAGAACGCGGTGGTTCGACTCCACTCGGTCCCACGTGCCACATACCGCTTCGGCGGGGTGGGAAGACGGCTGGTCACCGGGCACACCTGACCCCTCGGCGCTGAGTCACGCCAGCGTCGAGGCTCGCCCCAGTAGCTCAGTGGTAGAGCAACCGCCTCGTAAGCGGTAGGTCGCAGGTTCAATCCCTGCTTGGGGCTCGCTGTACGGTGCAGCGTTCTGACACACGTTTGGGATCATGACCCCACTGGCCGGTGGGGAAAGACATCGCCGAATGGGCGGTCGGACGAAAACCGGTGGTAAGCGATGGCGGGCTCGAGACCGTCATCGGCTCGTGGTAGGGGCAGTTCGGTGCGGTAACAGACCTCCGTGTCGGCTGTGGCCAGGGCAGACGTGTCAGGGGTTCGAACCCTCACCGAGCACAAAGGGTGTTTACAAACGCACCCGGAGCTGGTAGAGTAGTTCTTGTCAGGAAGTAGGAAGCGAACAGAGAGGATGAGCGTGAGACTCACGAAGATCGCGGTTACCGTGACCGCAGCTGTGGGCCTGGCCATCGGATTCGCAGGTTCGGCCTCCGCCTCGGCGGACGGTCCCCTGCTGTGCAACCCGACCAACGCCTCGTGCAACTGGTTCCAGAGCAACGGCGACGTGGTCTGGATCAAGGACATGGCGTGCGACAACCGAGCCGCCGCCGCTCAGGTCGAGATCCCCGCCGTGGGCATCTACGACGACATCTTCAATCACGCCGGCTGCGGTTCCAGCTGGGGGTACAGCTACGGCACCCGGGTTCCCGAGGGCTCGACGGTGTACTACCGTCCGTGCATCGGGAACGCCACCGGGACGGACGTCGTGGACTGCAACTCCGGCTGGACGCACGGCACCGCGTGAACACGGTCCTCGTCGCGGCAAACCAGGGTGACAACCTGGGCTGGCCGGACGTCATCGTGGTTCTCGGGTTGTTCGCGCTGATCGGATTCCTCTCCTGGGTCTGGTTCCGCGACTGATCAACAGTGGACTGGGGCTCACCAGGCCCTCTCGCCTTACGGTGGAGAGGATACCGGGTGAGTGGTGGCACGAGCCCAGGTGTACGGGTGTGGAACCGTAATGAAGGACCCCCGGACCGCCCTGTAGGCGCCGGCGTGTGGTATTGTGATCTCGACCTGGTTCACAACCAGGCAACGAGTGTACCGCCCCTTGGTGGAGAGGGAGCCGAGTGAAGTCCGCCGTCCGGGGGACTACCCGAAAGGTACAACTCAATAGTGGGGTGTAGCTCAGTTGGTTAGAGCGTCGCTCTGATAAAGCGAAGGTCAGTGGTTCGAGTCCACTCATCCCAACGGCCGGTACCTGCGGAAACCCTTACTCCGCCTGGGTACGGGGAGGCCAACTTCGGTGACCCGCGTCGCGGCGCTCCCGATGCAAGATCCCCGTACGCTCGTAGTAGGCGAGCCCGGCACTTTCATCACCAGGAATGACCAGGAACGAGGAGTCAACGTGACCGACGTCATCATCAAGCAGTACCTGGACGCCTACGACGGCGCTCTCGCGACGTTCAACGAGGGCAAGGAGAAGCTCACCCAGAAGTACGACGAGCAGCGCCGTACCCTGGGCTACCTGCCCGACGAGTTCTACGACGAGCTGAACGTCCTGGAGAGCGCGCGCAACAACACGCGGCGTGAGGCGTGGGAGGTGCTCGACACCTCCGAGGACAAGCTCGTCAAGTTCATCTACGCCGAGTGCAAGCAGTACATGCCCGAGGCGTCGAAGGTGCTCCGCGAGCTGCCGGCCACCTACACCCAGCTCGAGGAGTTCGCGGACGGGCAGGGCTGGTGCGGGACGTGGAACACGTTCCTGGACCGCGCGGTGGCGGCCGGCGCGGTCAAGATCGACGAGCTGCCGCAGCGTTACGCGGTCCGGACGTGGCTGACGAACGGCTACGGCATGCACCGCGAGAACGTCACTGAGCTGATGAAGCGCGTGGACGCGTACGCCGGTGCCGCGGTCAACGCGGCGCTGGAGGCGCACGGCATCAAGGCCGTCGAGGCGGTCGTCGACCCGGAGACGGTCAACGTCTCGCAGGTCTGAGCACCACCCGCGCCCACCTGGTACGATGTGCCAGGTGGGCGCACTCTCGGGAGGAAATGGCAGTACACGGTTCGAATCCGTGGTTGCATGGCGCATGGGCGTGGCCCGAATAGGCTGATCACCGCTGGGCGGGTTCAATTCCCGCCCCTCCCACTCAGCAACACTCGCATCAGAGGAGCACGATGGCGCGCAGCGACGCCTTCATCTACCGCCAGTGGTGGAAGCACCCGTTCCGGGTCCTCGAGCACCGGCGAGAACGTGCTCGAAGAGGCTTCTCACGTTACGACGTCTGGAGCCTGGACGGATACCTGGCTCAGGTCATCGCAGACAGTCTCAGGGAGCTGAGGCTGAACGGTCACGGCTACCCGGGCACGTTCAACAACCAGGACGAGTGGTCCAAGGTCCTTCTGGGGATCGAGACGCCACTCCGCATCTGGGCGGAGACACACCACGACATGGACCTCGACGAGGAGGACCGTTGGATGGAGCGGTGCCACGAGTCGTTGAAGTTGCTCAACGAGTACTTCTTCGGGTTGTGGGACTGATTCGTTTGGACAAGTGTGCTCAACGGTGATACAGTCTTCTCAGCAGCAAGGAACAGGAAGCGAACAGGAAGAGCGTGATGAAGAACACCAAGGTGATCGTCGTCATGCCGGCACACAACGAGGAAGACCTCATCCGACAGTCCGTCGAGGCGCTCAAAGCGCAGACGAGGCCGCCGGACGAGATCGTCGTGTCGGCAGACAACTGCACGGACAAGACGGAGCTGCTCGCTCTCAAGGCGGGCGCTCACGTGCTGCCGACCAGGGGGAACACTCACAAGCGCGCCGGCGCGGTGAACTATCAGCTGCGGTGGCTGCTGGGCGCCCTGGATGACCGAGACATCATCATCATCGTGGACGCGGACACCAAGTTGGAGTCCACGTTCCTGGAGAACGCGGAGAAGCTGCTCCGTCGGCGTTACGACGCCATCGGACCGGTCTTCGACGCTGAACCCACGTGGAGCCTGCTGGAGCAGCTCCAACACAACGAGTACGTGCGGTACTCCAGGATGACGGATCGTCGCAACGGACGCACGCTGAACCTCTCGGGTGCCGCGCAGGCACTGCGGGTGGGAACCATCCGTGCGGTCGTTGAGGCTCGTCGTCGCGGTGAGCTTCCCGGTAAGCCGGAGATGTACAACCTCGACGCGATCAGCGAGGACATGGAGCTGACCATCGCGGTCAAGCTGCTCGGTTTCCGCACCATCGCGTCGAAGAAGTGCCGGTGTGTCACCGACATGATGAAGACCCCGCAGACGCTGTGGACCCAGCGCATCCGGTGGGTCCAGGGTGGCATGGTGGAGCTCAAGCGCTACGGTCGCAACAAGGTCACCGCGCCGATGATCCGTCGGCAGTGGGCGTCAGTCGCCAACGTGCTCTTCACCGCCGCCTGGGTGTCCTACAGCGCCGCTCTCACCTACCAGGTGGGGTGGCAGCGCTTCAACCTGACTGATCAGCCGTTTTGGCTGGGAGTCATCCTGTTCTTCTCCGCGGAGCGCGCCTTCACGGCTCGCAAGGCGGGTTGGCGTGGCGCTCTCGTGGGCGCCATGCTGCTGCCGGAGATGTTCTACGACATGTTTCGGCAGACCGTGTTCGTCACCTCTCTCGTGCGTCACCTCCGTGGCGTCGAGATCGAATGGTAGGAAGGAGTAGGAACGTGTACACGACCACAAGTGGAACTGTGGGTAGCGCCGGTGGCGGCGCCACCCTGGCGATGACCGGCGGGGGCAACTCTCTGACCGTGTTCTTCGTGGCTCTCGCGTGTGCGGCCGTCGGCTTCGCGCTGTTCAACCTGGCACCTCGTATCCGGCGGGGTCGCTAAGACCACATCGCGAGAGCCCCGTGGGAAACCCCGCGGGGCTCTCGCGTTTGGTAAGCTGAACTGTCTCATCAGGCAAGGAAGCGAGGAGGAACATCGTGCCCAGGTACGGCTACGACATTCGCGTCACCGGTAAGATCTCCATCGAGCCGCCTCTCAGCTGGCCTGAGATCCGGGACAACCCGGTGGTTCGCGGACTGGAGCCCGTCACCCGTCGGAACAGTCGCACCGCTCGTCGGAACCTCGACGCGCGGGTGCAGGTGGACGAGGTGGAGGTGGACACCCCGCACGGCATGCTCATCCGCCGAGAGGGTGTGGCCATCGTGCCCAGTCAGAACGGGGCATTCGCCGCGTATGACCTGGCGAGTGACGTGGAGCTCATCGCCTCAACGTTTCCGGATCACGCCTTCCGTGGCTACCTGGAGTGCCGGTCTGAGGAGGACGTGTGGCGCGTGATCATTCGAGACGGCAAGGCCACCGAGGTTCGCCCCGGTGCCGCGTGGCCTCACGAGAGTGAGGACGTGGCTCGGAAGATCGCCACTCGCATCCGAGCGGAGCTCGTCTGCTGTCACATCTACGAGCGAGTCAACGTCGCCAAGGAGCTGACGCTTCGGGAGGCGATGGACAGCCCGGAGTGGCACGACCTGTGCTACTGGGGTGAGGCTGCCGCTCGTCTCGCGGATGAGGAGGCGGGGCAGTGACACGCTTCGTCAGTCTCAAGGACGCGTACTGCTTGTACCACCAACTGCTCTGGACCGAGTGCACCATGGCGCTCCTCGCGTCCGGGACGGCACTGCTCGGGCTGTTCTGGGGGACGATCCCGTGCCTGGTAGCCTGGGCCCTGCTCGAACGCTCTCGCAGGCGCTACAGGGACCTCTTCTGGTCCCAGGCAGTTGCCCTGCACAACGCTCAGGACGAGGGCGAACCCGAGATCTACGAGTTCATGACCAAGCGAGACCGAGACAAGCACGCCAGGCTGGCCTTGGCCAGCTGGGTGCCGGAGGAGGAAGAGGAAGGATGAACGGACAGGAAACGGTGATCTTCGACTGGCAGGGCACGTTGGTTGACGTGCGTGGCATTCGCCACCTGGTCGAGAACACCGACAAGAAGAACTTCCCGGAGTTTCACCGGCAGACGGGTCTGTGCCCGCCGATCGAGGACACCGTGGAGGCGGCGAAGCGAGCCGCGTTCGACGACAAGTTCATCGTCATCATGACCGGCTGCAGCGACGACTTCCAGGGCGTGCTGGCCAACTGGCTGGGCGAGCACGGCGTACCGTTCAACATGATCATGATGCGGAAGGCCGGCGACTGGCGCAGGGACGTCGTCATCAAGCGTGAGATGCTGGAATGGCTGCGTGAGCACGGCCACGACGTGGTTCACGCTCACGACGACAACCCGAACATCGTGGCACTGTGGAACGAGGAGAACATCCCCGTCACCGTGGTTCCGGGTTGGGGCGCGTCGTGACCGTCCTCATCATCACCGGTCTGATGCTCGCGGTGGTCGTGGTCGCGATCGTGCGCTACGGACTGGGCAAGACCAGCGACTACGAGATCAACCTCCACTGTGGCCTGATCTGGCTCGGCATCGGCGGCCAAACGGCGTGCTGGCACCAGCAGCGCTGGGTGGCGATCCTCGACGCCGTCGTCGCGGGTCTCTATCTGTGGACGTGGTGGCGCAAGCGAGAGAGCTCCAAGGCGTAGGTGTTTACAAGCGCCTGAAGAGCTGATATGATGCACTCAGCGCCTTGAGGGGCGCTGAGTGCATGATCAGGAAGGAAGGGAAGATGGGTCAAGAGTTGACCCGTGCCCAGGCAGACGAACGCGCGGAGCGCGGGGCGGAACGCCTGGACCGTGCGGACCCCAACTGGGCGATCGGGATCTCGGTTACGGACGTGGTCATGGAGTACATGGACCGCTGCGTGCTCGGGAAGGTGTACGGTCACTACCGAATCGGCATCCTCAGGCTGGGGCTGCCCGACCAGGGTGACCTCGAGGACGACGGTCTGAGCCTCGAGCACCCGCTCGTGACCCACGGGTTCGACCTGAGCGTCGTGGAGACCTACGACGAGAACGGGTTCGACACCAGCCAGTACCGCGTCCTCACGGACGCGTGGAGGCAGCAGATCCACCTGCGGCAGGTCCGCGGGGTGGTTCCGATCACGGCAGCCGTCGCATGAGCTGGATGTGCGGCAGCTGCCGGAAGGTCAACTTTAGCAAGTCGCCACCCTGCTCCTTCTGCGGGGGCGGCTACCACTTCACCTCACAGGAAGGGTCACCATGCCCAGCAACACCGTCGAGACCACGATCGTCCGCGTCGAGACCCACATCACCTTCGAGCAGTGGGGCGCCTCGCACGAGGAGCTCCAGAAGGCGCTGGACGCCTCCCGCGACCGCTACTCCGAGCTGACCACCGGCGTCAAGGGCGGCCCGGTGCCGAACGGCGCCATCCGCGTCGCTCCCGGCAACGGCGAGGTCGTCGTGGTCTTCACCGTGGAGAACCCGAAGGGCAAGTAGTCCCGTTTCACCACGCATGGTGTCCGAGTTCACCTCGAGATGCTATGATGGCCAATGAAGGTGGTGCTGGGGTGCCGCTCACCAGGTGAGTGGTATGTCAGCACCACCTCGTCATTGGAACGAGACACGAGGAAGCACCATGGACGCAGCCGCTCGTAGTGAGCTGGACGCCAAGATCCGTCAGCGTGGCCAGACCCTGGCCCGCCTCCTGCTGAAGCGCCTCACCTTCGAGGTCCAGCATCACTTCCCCGACGCTCGCACCGTTCGGCTCACCAAGGCGGACAGCGGCGTCTACGAGGTCAGCCGGGTCACCGGCCACCACAACAAGGTCCTGTGGCAGGACAAGTCCAGCGACCGTCTGGTCATCCGTGTCGGTGAGGACTCCGGCACCAAGATCGCGGACGACGCGGCGCAGTACGCTCGCCTGGCTGGCGCGCGTCTGCACCTGGTGCAGGGTCGCAAGGCGAACCCCAACCCGGAGTACTCGGTGCACCTGCACCGGAACGCCGCCTGAGTCACCCGCCAAGGCGCCGGGGCAACCCGGCGCCTGGCACGGAAGAGAGAAGGAAGAGATGACCGACCCGGAGATGATGGTCAACCTGGGCGACCTGATCGCCCCGATGAAGGACTGCTCGTGGTTGCTCATCAACCCGGTGGGCCACGTGCAGGGTGTGCTCAGCGGGGACTGTGCGGTCACCGGTGACGAGGCGTTTCGTCACTTCGAGAGTGACGCGCGTGACCGTCGTCGGCAGCGAGAGTGGGGCTTCAGGATGGAGCTCATCCCGCTCACCGAGTTCGAGACGCGAGCGCGACAGTGCATGCTCGGGAAGTGTGATCACCCTGAACCGCCCGGACTGAAGACGTGCAAGTTGTGCGGCCGCGTCGGCAAGGCGGACTTCCAGACGCACGTGATCGACGGCAAGCCAATGGTGCGGTGCCGAGCTGACGTGATGTGCAGGCGTCGTCGGCTGATTCGGTACGGTCGCGGGTGAACACCACGTTGGCGGTGATCCTCGTCGTGTTGTGGGGATTCGGCGTGGTGTTCTTTACCATGTGCTTCAACCTCATCGTCGAGGAGAGTGACATGTTGCGCATGTCGCTGATGATGCAGCCGTGGGGACTCGTGCTGGCTTCCCTGTACTGTGTCGCGTGGCCGGGTGTGATTCTCGCCTCGTTGCTCGTCGCAACTGTGAACCAGGTACGTGGCTGGAAAAAGAGGCGATGAGCTTGAGGACAAAAGCCTGAACAGCTGGTAATATCAGGCTTAGAACAAGGAAGAGAGGAGGAACCAGGAATGAAGGAACTCGTCAGGATCAAGATGGCGAAGGTGGTCTTCTGCCTCGCCAGCTGGTTGACGCTGATCAAGACGTATCAGCGCACCTACGAGTGGATGGGTGTTCCGAGCACCGACGATGACGACAACGTCATCTGGGAGAACAAGGAGTTCGAGTACAACGGGCGTGTGTGGCTTCCGTGCCACCTGTCCATCGTGTTGCTCGAACGAGCGGAGCGCATCGACCCCGTTCACTTCGACCATTGGGCCCTGAAGCACATTCCGGGCGACGTCTGCGCGGGTGGTCCGTGCCAGACGTGCGGTGGTCACGTTCACCCTCAGATCCCCGTCGACCTCAATGGAGAGGTGGCCACGTCATGACCCGCGAGGAAGAAGCCTACGTCACGTTGCTCAACACGCTCGGCTCGGACATCGAGCCGCCGGAGATCCAGGAGATGGTGGACGGCCTGCACGCCAAGGCTGACCCGGAGTTCGCCGCCAAGATGGCGCTCCGCGCGGCGGTGGATCAGGCCAAGAGCCTGAAGTGGGTCACCACGTTCAACCAGGGGTGCCACTACTTCGGCTCCGAGGACGAGCGTACCCTGTACGACATGGGAGCCAAGGCGTGGAACACGCTGCAGGCTCTGATCAAGGTTGCGGAGAACGCGTCCAAGTGAGCCACCCCCTGATCCTCGCCACTCCCGGCATGCGCGACTTCGCGGAAGCCGTCGACTTGGAGTGTCAGCTCATCGTCAAGAAGTGGGGCGATCAGCACCACCCTCTCGGCACCGGCAGCGACCTCTCCAAGGAGATCGCTCAGTTCTCGAAGCTGCTGTGCCAGGAGATGGCGAGGAAGGGGAAAGTCACCTGGCGACACATCCTCACCGAGGAGTTCCGAGAGGCCATGGCGGCCGACAACCTGCGTGATCTCAACGAGGAGCTCATCCAGGTGGCCGCCGTGTGCTTCATGATCATCCGAGACCTGCCGAGGCACACGGTGGTGGATCATGCCGGCGATTAGCTACGGGAAGCGGCTGAGCCCGGCCGAGGTCAGGGTCCTCGAGATCTCGATGCTGGGGTACACCATCCCACGCATCGCCAAGCACCTCGGGCGAGCTGAGAACACCGTCAAGAGCCAGCTGCGAGACGCCATGCAGAAGCTCGGTGCGCCCAACCGGCTGGCGGCGGTGCTTATCGCTCTCGACGCCGGCTACATCACCCCGCGGCGAGTGAACGAGGCTCACCCGCCGCGGATGCGATGGGTGATCGAGGTGCAGTCCACGAGTGGGATGTGGCGCACCGTGGACATCGACGGGTCACCGTTTCCGGTCAGGGATGTGGCCAAGCAGACGATGGACGATCTGAGGCTGAAGCGTCCCACCAAGACGTTCCGCGTCATCAGAGCGGTGACGTCGTTCACCGCGGAAGAGGAGGCGAACGGTGACTGAGGACGAGGACGATCGTCCATTCTGGATGATCTGGGACAACACCGTCTCACGCCGCACCTTCACCTGGGAGGACGGCGGGTGGGATCACTGGTGGCAGTGGCTTTGCTTGGCCGGCATCCGCGGTGGCGATGAGAACTGCAACCGCACCCTCGGCTTCCGATGGGGTAAGAAGGCGCACTTTGTGTGCTTGAACGTCCCGCTGCGGCAGAAGCCGTGCCGAGAGTGTCTGCCTGAGATCGGTCAGCAGAAGGCTTACCGACCCAACCTGGACTGAAGAGAGAAGGAATGATGGGCATCAGCCTGGAGAAGATGGAGCGAACCGCTCCCGACCTGGTGAACCTGTACAAGAAGGCCGCCGTCAGCCTCGAGAAGCACGGTCTGACCGGCACCAAGGCCGCCGTCTACCTGGTCCTGGACCACAGCGGCAGCATGCGTGAGCTGTACCGCAACGGCACCGTGCAGCACTTCACCGAGCAGGTCCTCGGCCTCTCCGCCCAGCTGGACGACGACGGCGTCGTGCCGGTGGTGTTCTTCCACGACGGTGTCTACCCGGCGTACGACGTGACCATCGGTCAGCACCAGGGCGCGATCAACGCGCTGCGGCGCGATCACCGTCTCGAGTTCGGCATGACCAGCTACGCGCCGGCCATGCAGACGGTCATCAACCACTACACCAAGTCCGGCGCCACCGACCCGGCGCTGGTCGTCTTCGAGACCGACGGCCGCTCGAACGACATGGCGCGTACCCACCAGCTGCTGCGGGACGCGGCCAAGCTGCCGCTCTTCTGGCAGTTCGTGGGCTTCGGCCGTCCGAGCTCCCCGGAGTTCGCGGCGCTTCGCACCCTGGACACCCTGGACGGCCGCGTCGTGGACAACGCCGGCTTCTTCGGCACGGGCGACAACCCGCGCGAGATGATCGACGAGGACGTGTACACCGGCCTGACCCAGGAGTTCGGCACCTGGATCCAGGCGGCTCGGGCGGCCGGCGTCCTGCGCTGAGCATGCCACCTCAGCGAGGACCGGGCGCGTGATGCCCGGTCCTCGCTGCTGCGTCGTCAGTATGTCGCGTAATGATGGGCATCTACCACTGACTGTAATACGATGGCACCATGGCGCATGATGACCGTAACGAGCTCCGAGAGAAGCTCGCCTCGACCATCAAACTAACCTGGACCCTCAACCTGAAGCTTGAAGCTGTGGTGGCTGACAAGCCGCGCGGCGTGCGACCTGAGATCACCTCAGTGGCCATTGAGGCGCCGCTCGCGTGGAACAACCAGGCCGCCTACCTGATCCTGGAGCTTCACGCGGAGGCTCGTCGGCACGAGACGCGGTTGCTGACCTACGTCACCGAGGGAGAGCGAGTTCGGGGTGACTCGGACACCAACACACACCTCGCGATCGATCACCTGATCGGGCTCGTGGAGGTGGCCACGGATGACGTGGTGCTGGAGCTGCTTCGTTGGTTTGACAGCTGGTGCACCCGAGCCAAGCTCGCGCTCGGCTTGCTGGACCCCATCGTCCCTCTCACTCAACCGGATGCCACCCCGATGCGATGTCCCTGGTGCACCTACCTGACGCTGCGCGTCAAGACGGCCACGGCCACCGCGTGCTGCATCAACCCCGGCTGCCGGTACTCACGAGAGGACACTCGTCGCCCGCAGGGTAGGGTGGAAACCGACCCCGTCACCGGCGTCATCTCAATCTACTGGCACGGGGAGCTTCCCGTGGAGACGCTGGAGGCGGCGTGAAGACTGTCTACGCGGTGTTGTGGATCGCCTGGCTCGTGTCCTTCCTGGCCATCGAGCTGAGCGCGTTGTGGAGCGGTCACCCTGAGTGGACGCTGTCGGAGTTCACGTGGCGAGCTGAACGACTCGGTCAGGCGTGGACCTTCCTGCGCTACTTCCTGGCCGTCTTCCTCTTTTGGCTGGCCGGTCACATCGTCTTTGGATGGTGGCGATGACCCGCGGCTGGTCATCTGACGGACTCAAGACCGTCGGTGATGACGACACGCTTTGGACCGTGGCAGACGCCGCCAGCCTGCTCGGTCCGCCACAGCTGACCCCCGTCCAGGTCCGACAGCTGATCAAGATGGTTGACCTGGAACCCATCGGCAAGCGTCGAGTGACCCCGGTGGGCCGGCCAGGTAGGCACGCTAGGGTCTACCCGGCTGAAGCCCTCATCAAGGCATATGACGCCCTCTCAAGGGCGTCGTGAGAGCAAGGAGAACTGACATGTCCTCATTCGGAGAGAAGTTGCACGGGCTGCTGGCCAAGCTCAAGGGTGGCGAGGAGCTGGCGCAGCACGAGGTGGAGACGCTCGTCCAGGAGTTCCTGGATCACGTCAAGCCGGAGTTCGCCACCTTCCGCGAGGAGGTCGTGGCTGAGCTCACCAACGTCGTGACGGAACTCAAGGCCGAGGTCGCCAACGCGCTGGCGTTGCTCAAGGGCGGCCTCGCGTCGGCGGATGCGCCTCAGGGTGACTCGGGTGACGTCACCCCGAGCGACCCTCAGCCGGCTCCTGAGCCCACCGTTCCGCCGGTCCCGGTTACCCCGCCCGTCACCGACCCCGCTCCCGCTCAGCCTGCTGAGTGACCGCAAAGAGCCCCGGGAGACTCAGTCTCCCGGGGCTCTCTGCTGCGTTGATCAGCCGAGGTACATCTCCAGGGCGCCGGCGGCCGGGTAGAAGTCGTTGAACTTGAGGTTCTCCTCGGGGAACTCACGGAAGCTCTTCACCCAGGCCTCGAAGTCGATCGGCGCGTAGTGGCCATCCGTCATCGAGATGCCGTAGGCGACGTAGCCGCCGTACGCGGCCCGCTCGAAGGCGGCCGGCGAGAACTGTACACCGTGCTCGTGGCGGGTGCCGTCCTCGTCGAGGAAGACGACCGGCAGGGGCTGGATGGCGGCCTGATACTGGATGGCGACGACGTTGTAGCCTTCATCGAAGGGCGACCAGTTGATCGGGTGAATGTCGAAGCGGCCGGCCACCCGGACCTGGAACTCGTTGTTGGTGTTCTCGACGACCTTGTACGCGGCGACAGACATGATCTTCCTTCTCTCTTCTTGGTTCCTGCTTGCTGAGACTACTGTACCCCGGTGGTGATGGCTTGTCCACACCTGGCGGAGAAGTTTCTCAAACGAGTAGTGGCCGACCAACCGGCCGGCCACTCGTGTGTCTCAGAAGGCGCCGAAGGCAGCCGCCCGACGCTCGTCCTCTTCGACCTCCCAGCGGTACCGGTCGTTGGTCTCCAGGTGACGCTCGTAGGCCGCATCCGGGTCGAACTCGTCCGCGTCCAGTTCAGCCGCGCGGTCCCACTGCCAGTCGGCCAGTTCGGCCAGAGATGCGAAGGTGATGCCATCCAGTTCGGCGATGAAGAGCGGGTAGCGAGCCTTACGAGTGGCGGCGTTCATGATCTTCCTTCTCTCTTCCTGTTCCTGACTGCTGAGACCATCCTACCTTGGCCGGGTGTGATTGTCCACACCCGGCCGCTACCTCTCAGTCGAGGTAGCCGGCGGTGCCGAGGCACCGAGCGTGACCGGAAACCGGTCCCTCCTCCGTCGGCACGGTGAACCAGTTGGTTCCCTCCAGGGGTCCGCCACAGTCCACGCACTCGTCCGGAACCTGCTCGTTGTTCGCGGCCGTGACGTCCATGATCTTCTCCTTCGTTCCTGTTCCTGCTGATGAGACCAATCTACATCACGTCAGTGATGTTGTCCACAACTGCGCGAAAGTTTTTGCGTGCGATCTCACCCCCATGTGGCTAACATCACGAAAGCGGGATATATTCTGGCCAGGGGGATTGGTGTCAGCTGATCAAGGTTGAGGGCGGTGACTCATGGCGGGACGTGGCTCCATCTACGACAACGAGGAGAGCCCTCGCTACAAGGATCAGGACGACGTCAACCGCGTGGAGGGCAAGGACGAGTACCTGCTCGCCCGACCCAGCCAGCAGTGGAACATCCGACGCAAGGGCAAGATGCGCGACGCGGAGTGTGCCCGGCTGAAGGCCATCGGTTGGCCGCTCGACAAGATCGCTCGCTACATGTGCCTGGACGAGCCCGACCCGGAGAACGGACCGGTTCGCGTGGCCGCGGCGATCAAGCGAGCTCTCGGCGAGATGGCACGCTTCGCCAACGACGAGGCGCGGCTCATGGAGTCGAACAGCCTCGACGAGCTCGAGTGGGAGGCGTGGAAGACCCTCCAGGAGCGCCACGTGGTCATCAGCCAGGGACGCGTCGTTCGCGATGACGAGACCGGCGAGGTGATCCCGGATGACCGCTACATCCTGGAGACGGTCGACCGCATCCTGAAGATCAAGGAGCGTCGCGCCAAGCTCCTCGGCCTGGACGCGCCGATGCGTCGCGAGGTCATCACGATGGACTCCATCGACCAGGAGATCGCCAAGCTCGAGACCGAGCTCAAGGCCACCAAGCAGCAGAGCTGAAGTGAGGAGCCGCGGTGAGTGACGGTGCTTCTCTCGCAGAGGTGAAGCTCGCGCGGTTGCGGGAGCTGAAGCGGCTTCAGAGCGAAGCCGCCGCGATGAAGCAGGGTGTGCGGCAGTACTACCACGACCCAGTGGCGTTCGCGCACGACTGCATCGACTGGCGAGAGCACGGCCTCACCGCGTACCAAGAAGAGATCATCACCAAGCTGGCGGAGAAGCACCGCGTCTCCGTCCGCGGCCCTCACGGTCTGGGCAAGTCCGCCATCTCCGCGCTCACGATCCTCTGGTTCGCGATCACGCGAGACGGCACCGGCACCGATTGGAAAGTCGTCACCACCGCTGGTGCCTGGCGGCAGCTGATCAACTACCTGTGGCCCGAGGTTCACAAGTGGGCCGGCCGCATCAAGTGGGAGAAGATCCGCGACCGCCCGTTCAGCGGCTCGGAGCTCCTCAACCTGAACCTGCGGTTGAAGTACGGCAGCGCCTTCGCGGCCGCCGCCTCCAACCCTGCCCTCATCGAGGGCGCCCACGCCGACTCCCTGCTCTTCATCTACGACGAGTCGAAGGCCATCATGGCCGGTACCTTCGACGCGTGCGAGGGTGCCTTCTCCGGCACCGGTGAGTCGTACGCGATGGCGCTCTCCACCCCCGGCCCACCCCAGGGCCGGTTCTACGACATCCAATCTCGCAAGCCTGGCTACGAGGACTGGTTCGTCAAGCACGTCACCCTGGAAGAGTCCATGGCGGCGAACCGCATCTCCGCTCAGTGGGCGGAGCAGCGCAAGCTGCAGTGGGGTGAACACTCCGCTCTCTACCAGAACCGCGTGCTCGGCGAGTTCTACGCCGGTGAGGAAGACTCCGTCATCCCGCTCAGCTGGGTTGAGGCGGCCGTCGAACGCTGGCACGAGTGGGATGAGAACGGCCGGCTGGATCCGGGTGTGCCTCACACCGTGGGTGTCGACGTCGCTCGCAGTGGCACCGACAAGACGTGTATGGCGGTCCGCTGGGGACACGTCATCACCGAGGTGCGGTCGTACACTCACAACGACACGATGACCACCACCGGTCGCGTTCAGAACCTGCTGGAGAACGACCCGGCTGCGACCGCCATCGTCGACGTCGTCGGCGTCGGCGCGGGTGTGGTTGACCGGCTTCGTGAAACGGGTGCCAGGGTCCAGCCCTTCAACGCCTCCGCACGCAGTCGCAACCGAGACCGCACCGGTGAGCTGGGCTTCATCAACACACGAGCCGCCTCCTGGTGGAACCTGCGAGAGCAGCTCGACCCAACCTTCCGTCCGATCATCTGTCTGCCACCTGACGACGACCTGCTCGGTGACCTCACGGCCCCGAAGGCAGGCGAACCACAGTCAGGTGGTAAGCTGAAGATCGAGTCCAAGGACGACATCAAGAAGCGTATCGGTCGTTCCACCGACCGAGCTGACGCCGTCGTCCAGGCCTTCTGGACTGAGGTGGGCAACTGGCACAGCGCCTACGGCACCGCGACGTGTTTCCACTGCAACGCAGGGTTCGTCTTGCGGGTCAACGGCGTCGACCGTACCGAGTGCCCACACTGCGGGAACTCTCTCGAGGACCCGGAGGACGAGATCACAGAGGAAGAAGAGCCCGCGTGAACAGCTACAGCATCACCTACTGGGTGCCCGGTTCCACCGGGACGCCCAGCATCCTGAGCGTGAACGCGGCGGAGTTCGCCTTCACGGAGACCCACGCACTCTTCATGGATGACAGCCGCAAGGTCGTTCTGGCACTGCCACTCACGCTGCAGCCGATGATCCGCTTCGTCGGACCGGCCGCGTGAAGGCCGCCAAGCACGATCTCGCGGAGAAGCCGTTCATCGGTACCCCACGCCCGCTTCCGCGAGCGCTGTTGTGCCACGTCCCGAAGGGACCTGGCGGACGTTGGTGCGGACGGTCCTGGACTGCCAACACCATGGTGGAGTACCATGAACTTCTGAGGAAGCGTGAGGTCCATCAGCGACTGTGCGCTACCCTCGAAACGCCGCTGGCTTAGGAGCCAACGTGTCTGACGATGAACTCACGCCTGAACAGAAGGCGGATGCGCGCGCCATCTTCGAGGGCACTTCAGAGCGAAGTGCCTGCCACTTCTGCGCCGGGATCCACTCCTTTGTGGCTGGTCTCCCGGACGCTCGTCAGCCCTGTCCCAGGGTGAAGCGAATCGAGTGGCATCCCGACGGCACGGTACTGAACGTGGAGTACTGGCCACCGGGGCGATGGGAAGCTGACGTGATCTTCCCCGCCGACGCCTATGACGACGACGGTGAGGTAAGCGAGTGAAGTTCGTGTGCGACTCCTCGATGGAGCGTGGCATGGCCGTCTTGCTCGCTCTGAACCCGGTCACCAAGACCGAGGTCAAGCTCAACCCGCCCTTCCTCTGGGACACCAGGGAACAGCTCGACGAGTTCTCTCGTCGCTTCGAGTCTTACTGCGAAGCGGCGTGGGAGTTTGCCAAGCTGGACGTCAACGAGGTCAACGTCTCATCTTGGCCCGATCATCAGCCAGCGACGGTGGTCGGCGGCGAACCCGTCGCTGATGGCCTCGCGAGCGACGAGCCCGCGTCTGGGTAAGGGTGATGACATGACCAACGGGACGCTGAGCGCAATGGCCGAAGGCGACCCTACCCCCGAGGATGACACCAGCAAGGGTTTCTCTGCCGGGTCCGAGTGGACCAACACGGCAACCGGAGAGACCTTTACCTGCGTGGATGCCTCACTCACCGACGCAACCTGGCAGCCTCTGACCCCGCCAGCCGATGTGTCCCCGATCCCGATGGTTCCCTCAAGGGTCGTGTCCGAGGCGGTTGCAAACGCCGTTCGTCCACGTCCTACCTTCTCCGGCACCTTTGAGGCGTCCGGAGACTACGCGGTTACCGTCGACAACATGTCGAGTGGCATGCTTCGCTCGGCAGTTGACCCCGGCCTCACGGCCGATGCGCCCACTCCATCTGATGGAAAGGATGGTGAAATGGCGGACAACCTCGGTGTTGCGGCACCGGTGCTCCCCGTCGTCACCACCGTCGACCGATGCGCACCCGCGCCATACTGGCGCGAGAGCGACAACGACGACGCACTCATCGCGGATGGCTTCCAGCACGTGCTGCGAGGCCAGACGGACATCAACAACAACGTTGGTGCCACCGGACAGCGGGGCCTCATGGGCCAGCGCATCACGGATGGCCTGGTCACGAGCGGCACCGACGCGGTGCTCCACGGCCAGGCCGGCATCAACGAGAACGTCGGCTCCACGGGGCAGCGCCTCCTGGTCGGCCAGAACCACATCAACGAGAACGTGGGTGCCACGGGCCAGCGGGTCATCGCCGGCCAGCGCATCACCGACGCCGAGCTCGGTGCTGGGTTCCAGAACACCTCGAACGGTCAGCGTCACACCGACGGCCTGGTGACCAGCGGGGTCAACCACCTCAGCAACGAGCACATGGAGCTCGCCGAGGGCCAGCGGTTCACGGACCGCGCGGTTCAGGACGGGACCCAGGCCGGCCTCACCGGTCAGCGCTTCACCGACGCTCGCGTCGCGGACGGCGTGCACGGTCTCAGCCGTCAGATCAACCAGGACGCCATGTTCCTGGACGCGGAGGCCAACCGCAACGCGCAGTACCTGGGCAACCAGATGGCGCGCGGTCACGAGCAGCTCCTGGCCGGCCAGGACGCGACCGACCGCAACGTCGACGCCAACGGTCGCTGGCTGAGTGACGGTCAGCGTTTCACCGACGCCAACGTCAACGGCAACGCTCGCTGGCTCGACCGCAACATCGACGACGTGGACCGCGACGTCAACCGCGGCTTCCGTGAGACCGAGCGTGGTCAGCGCCTGACTGACGACCGCGTCAACGACAGCGCACGTTGGGTGGAGCGCGGTCAGCACGACCTGCACCGCCACCTGGGCGAGGTGGACCGTCACCTCGACCGTGAGATCGACGACGTCGATGACAACGTCAGCGACTCCGCTCGCTGGCTGCACACCGGTCAGGACAGCAACGCTCGCTGGCTCCACAGCGGACAGGACGCCAACGCCTGGCGTCTGGCCCAGCAGGCTGGCGCCGACACGCGCTACCTCGACGGCAACATCGACGCCGGTCGTCGCGAGACCGCTCACGGCTTCGGCCACACGAACGAGCACCTCGCGAACGCTGAGCGTCGCATCGAGAACCGCATCGCCGACAAGGTGCACCACGTCGGTGAGGAACTCGCGGAGGGCCAGGGCGACCTCGGCCGTCAGATCGTGGACTCCGAGCGCCGCGTCGAGGGCCGCCTGGCCCACAACGCGGAGGAGAACGCGGAGGCCTTCGGCGAGACCAACCGGCACCTCTCGGACTCCGAGCGTCGTCTGGGCAACAACGCCCGTGACAACGCCCGCGAGACGCAGCTGCGGCTCGCCGACGCCGAGCGTCGCATCGAGCACCAGGCTGACATGTCTGAGCTGCGTGAGACGAAGAACCTGGACGACGCGGAGCGCCGTCTCCACGGTCAGATCCAGCACAACGTCTCACACAACCTCGAGGAGATCGCGGAGCAGGTCGGCGACTTCGAGCGTCGCACCGCTTCCGACTTCCGTGACACCGAGCGTCGCCTCGACAACCGCATCGACGCCTCCGAGCGTCGGGTGGAGGGTGTCGTTCGTCACAACCTCGAGGAGCTCTCAGAGCAGCTCAGCGACCACGACCGTCGCGCTTCCGAGCGTCTGGCGGAGCTCGCGTGTGAGGTCGGCCGTGAGGGCGACCGCACCCGTGGCCTGGTCGAGAAGACGGACCTCGAGACCCGTCTCTACCTGCGTGACCGCGAGGACCGCACGCACGACCTGGTGCGCACCCTGGCGGACCGCAACCTGGTGGAGATGCAGCGCTTCGAGCGTCGCTCTCGTGACGACGAGGACGCCACGCGTGCTCTCATCCGTCACGAGGCGGAGGAGCGTCACGAGCGCAACTTCGCTCTCGGCCTGGCGCGTGAGACCCGTCTGCAGAACCGCGTGGACCTGCTCGAGGCACTCGAGTGCCGCGACCGCCGTGACTGGGACCGTGACCGTCACCACCGCAGCGGCATCAACTTCAACCCGAACATCAACGTTCACATCGATGACGTGATGGACGACCGCAACTTCCAGGCTCAGGCGCAGCGTCAGCGGCAGTTCGACCCGAACGTCCGCCTGCGCAACGTCGGCAACACGAGCGCGGTCGGCGGCTTCCGGGGCGACGACCCCGGCATGACGGTCTGAGGCCGGTGACCCGTGCCTCTGACCACTCACGTCGCGTTCAGCTCCACCAACAGCACGTTCGTCCCCAGTGACACGTGGGTTTCTCTGATTGGTGGTCCCGCATCCATCATCGGGCTGAGCTTCCCCCTGCAGCTGCAGGGCTACGTGCTCAACCTGACCGAGAACGACCGTCTGCGGTTCGTGATCGACGGCATGGAGGTCGTCAAGGCGCCGCCGGAGTACGGGCTGCTGTACATCACGCAGCCTCTGCTCGGCCCGCACACGGTCGACTTCCAGGCCATCGCAGGACCAAGTGAGGACCAGGTTCAGGCCGGCCCTCGCGGGTTCACCGCGATCGACCTCGGCCTGGTCGTGCCGTAACCAGTAGTACCTGAGCGCGGGTGGCCTCGGTCACCCGCGCTCAGCCATCTGACGTGAGTGGAGGTGACGCAGTGGCGCTACTGCCGAACAACTACACCATCGTGACCGCGATGGACTCGCAGTGGTCCGGGGTGTTCACGGTCACCAACGACGACGGCAGTCTTACCGATCTCACCAACAAGACCTTCGAGTTCGTGATCAGAAACCGTCTCGGTTCCGTCGGTACGGTACTGGCCTCGGTTAACAACACAGCCGGCGCGGCCAACGGGACGATCGTCGTGGATCTCACGAAGTCCACGGTGGAGGTTATCCTCAACCCGGTGGCCGTCAACACGGTCACCAACGGCGGGGCGCCGTACACTCTCTGGATGGACCCCAGCTTGTCGGACGCGACCGCTCTGGTCACCGGCACCATCTACGTCAACCCAGTAGCCACGCCGTAAGGAGGGCACGTGGTCAACGTCACGGTTACGACGGCTGGTACGTCGGGACCACGCGGCACCGGCTGGCTGAACGGCACCACGACGCCGAGTGACTCTCTCGGGTTCGACGGTGACTTCTACCTGAACGACAGCAACCCGAACTCCCCGGTGTACTACGGTCCGAAGACCGCAGGCACCTGGACGGGCCACGGACCATACAGCTTCGGCACCGGCGTTTCTCAGTCGTGGGTCTTCGACGTTGTGGAGACATACGGCGCCAAGGGTGACGGTACCGAGGTTCACGACGGTGCGATGTTGAACAACAGCACCACCCTGACGTGCGCCTCCGGCCCATTTGCGAATGCAGTTCCCGGCATGCCGATCGCCGTGAAGAACGCCGGCGCCTCGGCACCCACGACCCTGGTCACTACCATTGCGACTCGCATCAGCAACACGCAAGTAACGCTGAACGCACCCAACGCCTCTGGTGTTGATCAGACCAACCTGCAAGTTCAGTTCGGCACCGACGACACGGTGGCCTTCCGCAACGCAGTCAACGACGCGGTAGAGTACGCTCAAGCGCACGGTGGCTTGGCCAAGGTCTTCATCCCGGCGGCCAGTAGCTTCTACGTGATCGCAGGCGCGCTGCAGACGGGTGGATCCACCCTCGGTAACGCGCAGATCCCGCTGCCGATCATTCCTGCGGCCGACAACAAGGTCACGCTGATCTTCGAGGGTGCGGGCAACGCGGCCGCGTTCCAGCACTGGCAGCAGACCGTTACCCAGCGTTCAGGCTCCACCCTGGTGAGCTTCGGCGTCTACGCGAACTCCACCGCGCAAAGCAACGACATCAACACGAACGGCAACCCGTCGGTCATCGGTGGTCCGACGACCGCTCACGGCTACGGTGCCTCCGCGCTCTTCAGCAACATGTACGTCGTGTTCAAGGACGTCGCCATTCGCACGACGTACAGCAACGGTGGCCTCACCTGGGGTGCCGGTGATCTCTACGGATGTGCGGAGGGAAGCCTCCAGAACTTCACGTATGGTGGCTGTGGCCAGGTGCAGAACGGCGACTTCGCCAACACGAACACCTTCTCCGCCGGTCTCTCCGTCGGCTTTCTCATGCCGGCCAACGGCAACAACGACAACTGCTGGGTCAGCAACGTCAGCTGTCAAGGTGGCTACACCTACGCGATGTTCATCTCTGAGCACTTCGTGGCTGATCGCCTGGGGATCCTCTACTCGTGGACCGCGATGGCGATCATCGGCACGTACGGGGGCTCGTTCGGCGCGTCTCACGCGATCAACCTCGGCCAGGTCTCCATCGAGTCCTGCAGCAAGCTGATCAACGTGTTGGGTGCCGGTCAGGGTGGACAGGGTCCGTGGGTGTACGGCGTGATCGACGTGGAAGGTTCACTCAGCCTGATTGACAACGGCAGCGGTGGTCTCAACGCTTTGCTGGGTGAGGTGACCCTGGCCGGTCTCACCAACCCGAGCAACTTTGATCTGCAGCACCCCACGGGACTGAAGATCATCAACGGGTTGCAGGGATACGTGGCAAATGTTCACGCCTCAGACTACACAGTCACCGTACTTGATGATACGATCTTGGTAGACGCGAGTGCGGGAGCGGTGACCATCACGCTCATCAGCGCCGCGTGGACGCCGAACGTGTATCACGTGAAGAAGATCGACTCCAGCAGCAACGCGGTCGCCGTGGCCGCCGCGAGTGGCGAACTCATCGACGGAGCTGCCACTCAGTCTCTGGTTGCGCAGTGGGATCACACGACGGTGGCTCCAGCCAGGGTCAGTTCCGTGTGGGGCTGGTACCAGATCTAAGAAGGACGGGAGGGAACGTGGCGTCACGAGGCTCCATCATCAGCGGCGCCAAGCACATCCCGGGAGGCGCACGTCCGACACCTGCCCCACAGGGCAGCGGACCGAACTTCGGGCAGATGTCGCCGCTGAGCGCGCAGCTCGACACCGGTGGCTCCACCGGTAACGGTTGGGCGTACACGTACGGTGGGTTCCTGCCACGTCCCACCGAGGACTTCACCGAGGGCGCCTTCGGTCCCTTCAGCCCGATCCTCCCCGTCCCGGTCGACGCCCCACCTCCGGGTGCTGAGCGTGCTGAGCCGAGGCGCGAGGAGTACCGGGTTGGCTGGAACCTCCCAGTCGGTCAGCCGGGCACTGAGGGTCTCAAGCTGGCAGACTTCAGCACCCTGCGTACCCTGGCTGACCTGTACTCCGTGGCGCGTGCGTGCATCCAGCTCCGCAAGGCGGAGATCCGCGGTCTCGAGTGGGACATCATGCCCACGCACGACGCCGCGAAGAAGATGCGCAACGACCACAAGGCCACGGCCGACTTCAACGAGCGTCGCGTCAAGGCCATCAAGTTCTTCAAGCACCCTGACCCGGACTACTTCAGCTGGAACTCGTGGCTGGATGCGGTGCTCGAAGAGATCTTCGTCTTCGACGCGCTCTCCATCCTCATGCGCCCGAAGTGGTCCAAGGGCACCGGCAAGGGACTGCTCGGCAGCGACCTGGACAGTCTCGCGTTGATCAGCGGCCCGACCATCCGGCCGCTGTATGACATCAACGGCTCGTATCCGCGGCCACCCGCACCGGCGTACCAGCAGTACCTGTACGGGGTGCCACGCACCGACCTCATGTCGATGATCACTCAGCGTGACATCGACGAGGCCGGTCTCAAGGGCTCGGAGATGAAGCAGTTCCGCGGTGACCAGCTGCTGTATCTCCCGATGACGCCTCGTCGGTGGACGCCATACGGCTTCCCGCCCATCGAGCGCGCTCTCATCCCGGTGATGTCCGGCCTCCAGAAGCAGGGCTACCAGCTCGACTTCTTCCGAGAGGGTTCCATTCCCGGGCTGTTCGTGTCACCTGGTGGCACGAACCAGAACATGACGCCCAACCAGATCCGTGAGCTGCAGGACGCGCTCAACGCCATCGCGGGTGACCCCGCCTGGAAGCACAAGATCATCGTGCTGCCGGCGGACTCCAAGGTGATGCCGCAGAAGCCGGCTGAGATCGCGGACCAGTTCGACGAGATCGTGATGAGCCAGGTCTGCATGGCCTTCGACATCCAGCCGATGGAGATCGGCATCATGCCGAAGGTCTCCACCAGCGTCTCACCCGGCGCCGCCAACCAGATGTCGAAGGCCAGCCAGAACATCCACGAGCGCAAGGCCACCAAGCCGATGCTCACGTTCCTGGCTGACATCATGAACGGTGTCCTTCACAACGTGGCTCACCAGGACGACATGCGGTTCGTCTTCGAAGGCACGATGGAGGAGGAAGACGAGGAGACGAAGACCAAGCGTCTCGTCCTGCAGATCGGCGCCGGTCTCCGCTCCATCGACGAGGGCCGCGAGGAGCTCAACCTGCAGCCGTGGGGTCTCCCCGAGACCAGCGACCCAGGGTGGGCCACCCCGAACGGCTGGGTGCCGCTGGTGGAGGCCACCGAGGCACGTCAGACCGGCTGGATGACCGGCAACTTGTTGGAGCTGCCGGAGGGCGAGCCTCGTGCGACGGCCACGCTTCCCGGTGCGGCTCCCGCACCTGGTCAGCCGGCTCAGCCTGGCGCCGCAGCCGCCTCAGCGAACGGCGCGCAGCCACGCATCAACCCGGTCATGAGCGGACGCCCCGCCGCGATGGCGAGCGGACGCGGCAACGCCGCCCCGTCGCCTGGTCACAGCGGAGCCAGCGCAGCTGCGAGCGGCGGCAAGGCCCCGGCCAAGAAGGCACCCGTCAAGAAGGCGACGGCCGGCAAGATGCGCGCCATCGAGTCGGAACTCAGCGCGTTGGCTCGTCACGTGCGGAAGGGACGGCTGATCTCCAGCTGGACCCCACGGCACGTTGACAATCACATGCTGGCTCGCGTCGCCGAGAACGTGGCCAAGGGCATGATCATCGAAGACGCCATCGAGGTCGTGAAGGCGTCGCGTCGGGTCGGGCTCAACGGTCAGATCTTCGAGGAGACGCCACCCAACACGCCTCAGGTGCCGATGTTCGACGCCGCGGGCGGTGGTGCTCGGGTTTTTCCACCACACGACGTAGATGACATCCCGGTTGAGGGTGAGGGTCGCGTCAACCGCGGGGTGGAGGTGCCAGGCGGTGTGCCTGGCTCAACCGCAGGCGGGGAACCACCACGGTGGGCGCCCGCTGAGGGAACCTCGAGCGGCAACACCTTCAGTGAGCCACGCTCACGCCGGGACGTCACCCCCGAGGACGGAGATGACGCTGAGGCGCCCTCCCACCGAGGGCGCCCGGAGCACCAGGACGGTGGGCCACGAGGCTCTCAGAACGGCACCTGGCCCCGCGGTGGGCACGGTACGGGGCAAGCTGGCGGCGACAGTCCACCGGGTACCGTGAAGGGTGTCGTGGGTGGCGCACCCGCCGCGGAGGTTCGTGCCGTGATGCTGCGCAACTTCCCCGCGGAGGCGATCGCGTGGGTGGATGACGCGAGTTGGACCATGCAGCTCGTGCCGCTTCACGACGTCGACTTCGACAACGAGGACAGCTGGGCGGCACACCACCAACCTGATAAGGTCCGTCACTTCGCGGCGCAGATCGAGGCCGGTAACCCACCGCGTCCGGCGATCATGGTCAAGACGCCGATCCATCATCGCTTGCGGATCGTGGATGGTCATCACCGCGCGTTGGCGTACCGCTCCCTCGGGAAGCCGGTGCCGGCATACGTGGGTACCATCGAAGATCCAACCGACATGCGGTGGTCAGAGACGCACTCCTCCCAGCTGCATCAGGGGAGTGACCCGGCCAACAAGGGTGAGGGTGGCATGGTCTCCAAGGAGTCGGTGGACTACCGTCCGGCTGAGACCCTCGAGGAGCGATGCGGCACCTGCTCCATGTTCCGCGAGCCGAACAGCTGCACGTTGGTCCTGGGCATCATCCAGCGCGATGACGTCTGCGACGAGTGGGACCCGATCACCGTCAACCAGGAGACGCCGGTCGCGGCCGGTCTCACCGTGGTTGCGGCGGACACCGGTCGCGTGCTGATGCTGCAACGAGCGCTCACCCCTGGTGACCCGGCTGCTGGCACGTGGGAGTTCCCAGGCGGCTGCCTGGATCTCGGTGAGACCCCGCTCATGGCAGCTGAACGCGAGTGGCAGGAGGAGACCGGCTGCACGTTGCCGCGAGGCAAGGTCACCGGCACCTGGGTATCCGACAACGGCGTGTACCAGGGCTTCACCTACGTGGTTCCGTCAGAGTCCAGCGTGGAGATCTTCGGTGGCCGCGACGCGGTCAGCAACCCGGATGACCCGGATGGTGACAGCATCGAGGCGTTGGCGTGGTGGGAACCAGACCAGCTGATGGACTGCCCGGCCATGCGGCCGGAGCTGGCACGTGACCTCGACTCCTGGCTGGGGTTGATCTCACAGCGATGAGCGACACGGCAACCCTGCTGCAGAAGCTGGCCGACGCGTTGAACGAGTGCGCGGAGGCCGGCCTCCGCATCAAGCTCAAGCACAACGCGGTGTACACGCGAGAGGGGTACGTGCTCCCGGTGGACGATGACCGCTGGGTGGCACGTACCCTGCTGTACACCGAGCTTACCCCAACCGACGACCACGACGACGAGGACTGACCGAGGAGCTGTAGTGGCTGCGACCCTGACTCCAAGTGGTGAGCTGACCTACCTCAGCTTCCCGATCACCAAGTTCGAAGAGACCCCCGACGGCAACCTGTACGTCTACGGCAAGGCCACCGACGGCAGCGTGGATAGCGACGAGCAGATCGTCGACACCGACTTCAGCAGCAAGGCCATCGCGGACTGGCTGTCTTCCGGCGCCAACGTGCGGGTCCAGCACAACGCGCAGCGCGACCCCGCCGGCGTCGGCGTGGAGGTCAACACCGGCGGTGACGGTGCCACCTGGGTGAAGTCCCTCGTGGTCGAGCCGACCGCGAAGACCCTGGTGCGCCACAAGGCCCTGCGAGCCTACAGCGTCGGCATCGCGCGGCCGAAGATCGTGCGTGACAACGTCGCACGTGGTGGCCGCATCGTCGACGGTGAGATCGTCGAGATCAGCCTGGTGGACCGCCCGGCCAACAAGAACTGCGGCATCGAACTCGTCAAGGCGGACAAGGACGGCAACGCGGAGTTCACCGGCAAGGTGTTCGGTGACGGAGACGTGCTGACCAAGGCCGTCAAGGACGAGGAGACCGTGACCATCCCGGCATCCAGCACCTTCAGCCCGAGGGACCTGATGATGCTGCTCAAGCACCGTGAAGTCGCCGAGAAGCGTCTCGCCGAGGGTGTTGAGGTCGTGACACGCGCCGACGGCAGCCCACTCACCGTGGACAAGCGTCAGATGGACCCGTCCGTCGGTGGTGGTGTGGATCGCGATAAGATCCCCGCCAAGGACTTCGCCGGTCGCGACCGCTCCTTCCCGATCGTCACCCCCGGCGACGTCAGCGACGCCGCCAGCTCCATCGGTCGCGCTGGTTCCGACAACTACTCCAGCGACAAGCTGAAGCGGAACATCATCCGCATCGCTCGCCGCAAGGGCAGCGCCTTCGTGGCTGAGCTCCCGGAGTCGTGGAAGAAGGAGCTCGGGATGAAGAGTGACGCGGAGCCGGACGAGGTGAAGGCGAACTCCGGGATGGCCGACGAGGACGAGCAGACGCCCGTCACGAAGGACGCTGACGCGGACGTCGACACCGAGGACGACGGCGACGACAAGGCGGACGACGACGCGAAGAAGGGCGAGGCCATGGAGGCCAAGCCTGACACCACCAAGGGCATGAAGGACTGCAAGGGTTGCGGCGCCGCGTACGACGGGGACTCCAAGCTTCGTCGCTGCGCCAAGTGCAACGCCAAGCTCCCGATGGCCAAGGGTGACGCGGCGGAGACCACGAAGGCGAAGAAGACCAAGGTCGTCTGCCCCGGCTGTGGCGCAAACATCAACGCCAAGCACGGCTTCTGCCCCGAGTGCGGCAAGAAGATCCCCGGCTCCGCCAAGCCGGCCAACAAGAACCACAAGTTCACGTGCCTCGGCTGCGACCGCTTCCCCCTGGACAAGGGTGAGCGGTTCTGCCCAGGTTGCGGCAAGGAGAACCCGGGCTACCTGGAGGCTGCTGATCGGCAGCTGAAGGTGGCCAAGGGTGCGCCTGTCCCGGGTGCCGGCGTGGTCGGTCCGGCCGCCGCTGACATCGAGCCGGTCCCAGCTCACCGTGAGCCGGACGGCGCCGCCATCGAGGCCCTGGAGAGTGACGCAGGCATGGAAACCGTTCCCGACAGCACCGTGCAGTTGAAGGCCGCCACGCGGCTCAAGTCGGTCGGCGTGACCAACGAGATGGGCGCGCTCCACGACTTGCTGTGCCCCGCCTTCAACCCGGCTGAGGCCGCCAAGGCTCACCCGATCACCACGCTTCACACCCTGGACGCGGGTGTCTGGCAGGCCAAGGCTTCCGACGCCGTCTTCAGCGGCACGATCGAGGAGGCCGGCGCAGCCGCTCAGCTCTGGCAGGCCGCGGAGACCATCAAGAGCAGCCAGCTCGACCTGCTCAACGAGCTCCGTGACGAGGCGCACAAGTCCTTCCAGGACGCCAACCCGGGTCCCGGTTCCTTCCCGTCACCGACGGAGCTCAGCCCCGTCCGCTTCCGTCGTCCGCTGCTGACGGATGGTCGCGAGACCCCGTCACCTGGCCACGACGGTCCGAACATGGCAGCTGTGCCCACCTCGGACATCCAGGCGGCGCAGTTCACCCGTGGTCACCTGGACTCTGGCCACGCGGCTGACAGTCCGAGCAACAAGGGCACGGCCATCCTGCCGGCCCCGGTTCCCACCGGCGCGCCGCAGCGTACCTACTACCGCAACACGAACCGCGACTCCGCACGCAGCGCCATGGCGGCCATGCACGACCACATCGCGCAGACCTTCCCGGACCTGTGCAGCATGAGCGCGGACGCGGGGATGGCCAACGGCTCTCGTCCGGTCCCGTCTGCGGTGGGTGCGGCCAAGTCCGAGGACGCCGTCGTGGAGCCGGTCGTCGAGACGCAGGCCGTCGAGGAGCCGAAGGTCAAGAAGGCGAAGAAGGCGAAGGCGATCGAGAAGGCCGCCACCGTCGTCGACGCTGACGTGATCAAGAGCGCGGTTCTCGAGGCCACGCGCGACCTCGCCGCCCAGGTGGAGCAGATCACCAAGTCGCTCGCCGAGGCGCAGCAGCAGAACAAGGTCCTGGCCGACGCGGTGGACGCGCTCGGCAACCTGCCGGACCCGAACGTCGCCGCCTTCCGAGGTGTCGGCTTCGAGACGGCCACCAAGTCTTCGGCAGCTCCGGTGGGGCTGCCGTCCGTCGCCGAAACCGCGGAGCGGCAGCAGGCGGCACTCATGCGAGCCCTGCAGGAGCAGGCTCGTACCAGTCCCAACCCGAGCGAGCGGGAAGCCGCTTGGGCGAAGCTCTACCAGATGAACGGGCTCGCCTGAGCCGTCCCGACTACCCACTCGGCACGTGAGTGCCACCCTGATCTTCCTGTGAAAGGAGGCCTCCGTGGCTGACATCCTCAGCATGGAGGTGCCCGCCCCCACGGTGGGCCAGGCGTCTCAGGACGCCGCGTCGGAAGCGTCTCGTTACAACCACACCGGCGACATGCTCAAGGCCAAGATGACCGACATGGTCAAGGGCGCGGGCTTCGTCGGCAACGGTAACCACGCGCTGACGGACCCGATGCAGATCACCACCAAGGCCCACCAGGCCGCGATGGAGCTGCGCACGGAGACGCACCGCGGTTACACCAACCGCACGTCCGTCGTGAAGTCGATGAACCCCGGCTTCCTCAACCAGTTCGGCAACCTGAAGACGGCGCTCACCATGCCGTCCATCGGCGAGCAGCTCCAGCAGCTCGTCGGTCAGATGCCGGGTGGCGCGGACGCGCTCAAGAGCTTCACCGCCGGTAACCTCGGCATCGGCACGGTCAGCGGCCTGGTGCCGTTCGACCTGCTGGCACCGTCGCGACTGATCTACCCGGTCTACACGGTCTTCCGCAACAAGCTGCCTCGTCCGGCCGGTCAGGGCACGAGCCGCATCGAGCGCGTGTTCACCGGTGTCTCCGGTTCGCAGACCGGTGGTCAGGGTGTCGTCGACATCTCGATCCCCGAGCTCGTCCAGAGCGGCGGCACCCTGGCTAGCAGCACTTGGCCGCTGAACATCCCGGGCACCGGTTCTCAGACCGAGGTCCAGCTCAACGTGCCGTACAAGTTCTTCGGCCTCACCGAGTCGCTCTCGTGGCTGGCGCAGTTCGCCGGCCAGGGCTTCGAGGACATCTCCGCTCTCGCGAACCTCATCCTCCTGCAGGAGATGATGCTCGGCGAGGAGTACCAGATGCTCGCGGCCACGAGCCAGGCGCTCACCACGCCTGGTGCCCCGACCGCGGCGGTTCGAGCGGCCGGCTCCAACGAGACCGCGCTCAACACCACGCTCACCAACGTCGCGGTCGTCGCGAAGAACTACTACGGTGGCACCGCGGGTTCGACGAACTCCGGCAGCTTCACCGTCTCGGCCGGCCAGGTCGTGGACGTCACCATCGCGCCGGTCGCGGGTGCCCTGTCCTACGACATCTACGGCTACGACGGCAGCAGCTACTACCTGCTCGCGCAGAACGTCGGTGGTGTCAAGTACACCCTGCAGGGCAGCACGCTTCCGAGCGCGGTCAGCAAGCCGGCCACCGACTCGGGCACCGGTTCCGCCACCCGCATGGAGGGCATCATCCCGACCCTGGCGGGTAAGTCCGCCGCGGCGGGTGTGTACCCGAACCAGTGGCAGGGTGGCTACTACAACGCCAGCGTCGGTCAGCACCTGAACTACAACGTGTTGTACACCGCGCTGCAGCAGCTGTGGGACGACAGCGGCAGCAACAACCCCGGCTCGTTCCGCGCTGACCCGGCGGAGATCGTCGGTGAGGGTGGCGACATCATGCGCCTCTCGAACGACGTCATCGCGCAGGGTTCGGCCACGAACTACCGCCTCTTCCTGGAGCAGAGCGAGGTGCCAGGCGTCCGCGTCGGTGCCGCGGTCTCCGAGTTCCAGAACCCGATCACCCGGTCGGTGCTCAAGCTCGTGGTCCACCCGTGGCTGACGCAGGGTACCGCGATGCTGATGACCTACCAGCTCCCACAGACGTGGACGAACGTCGCCAACGCGTGGGAGATGACCATGGTGCAGGACTACGTGTCCATCGCCTGGCCGGTCATCGACGCGACCTTCCGGTACTCGATCTTCATGTACGGCGCGCTCGTCTCGCACGCCCCGCAGTACTCCGGCCTCATCCAGGGTCTGCAGGTCTCGGACACCACGCCGTTCAGCTAGTCGAACCCGCGGCCCGGCACGCGAGTGCCGGGCCGCTTCACACGGAAGGCACCGCAAGTGGCTATCTTCGCTGCTGGCACCGCGACGACCACTTCGGTCGGCAACAGTGCCACCAAGGTTTTCGACGTCACCTCGTCCAACTGGGCTGACGGCGCGACTCTCACCAACGTGACCGTCCTCAACACGGGAACCGTCACGGCCTTCATCGGCATCGCGGCTGTCACCGCCACGGGTCTGCGTCTGGCTCCCGGCCAGCAGCTGACCATCTACGGGTACAGCTACGTCAAGGGCAACACCGCCGGTGACATCTACGCGATCACCGCGTCGGGTACCACGACCATCGAGACCGGTCTCAGCACGGTCAACGCGACCGTCTGAGTCCACAAGCTGGCCGGCTGGTACCCATCGTGCCAGCCGGCCACCCACCCGAAAGGCGTTCACCGTGACTGTGAGCACCGTCTCCGTCCCGTCCTCGCCCGTCGTGGTGTTCGCCCCGTCGGGTAGCGACACGACCGGCGTTCTCGTCAACACCGGCACCAGCGTGCTGTATCTGGGTCAGTCGGCGGTCACCGCGGCCACCGGCTTCCCGCTCCAGCCTGGGGCGTCGCTCCAGGTCAACTCGAACGTCAAGCTGTACGCGGTGGCGGGCACCGACGTGATCGGTACCCCGACCTCCGCCGCAAGCGCTCCGATCTCCTCGGGTGCCACGGCAATCACCGTCGCCTCCGGCGGCGCCAGCTTCACACAGAACATGATCGTCTCGATCATCGATGGCAACAACACGGAGCTCGTTACCGTGGGTGCCGGTTCGGGGCCCACGAGCGTGGTCGTCTCCGCAACGGCTCACGCGCATGCCAGCGGCGTCGCGTTTGGTCAGTTCATCCGACACGCGGGTGGCAGCATCCAGGTCACCATGTGAGGGTGTAACTGATGGCGATCGTCTCCGGGAACTTCACCCCCACCACCACCTCAACTGCCGTCGCCACGATCCCGAACGGTCCGTGCCAGGTCGTGCTCAGCAACACGAGCAGCGTCACGGTCTACTTCGCGGTCGGTACCAACGCGGCGACCGCCGCAAACGGATTTGCCATCCCTGCGGGGGCCCCACCGGTCACCGTGGTGGCGTATCCTGGATCAGCAGGCGGACCACTCAACGTCGTCATCGCGAGCGGAACCGCGACCGGCGTCGTGAGCTGGTTCATCTCCACCACTCAGTAGGAGGCGCGATGGCCACGAAGGTGCAGCTGCCACCCGGTTGCAAGGGCTTCGACTGCAAGGACGGCACGCGATACACGGCCGCCCGCGCAGGCGGCAGCGTGATGATGGAAGACCGACACGCGGCGGCTCTCAACAAGAGCCAGTACGCGAGCCAGGACTTCATCTCAGGCAAGGGAGCGGAGTCCTTCGGCACCAAGCGTGGTCAGCGCTGCGAACCGTGTCGTCGCACCTGGAACGCGTGGAACGCCACGTGCCCGAAGTGCGGCGCCGAGACCACCCCGGTGTAGTTGTACGCCGAGCTCTCAGAAACTGAACCGAACAACTTGAGGAAGAGGTCGCCATGACCGTTTGGGCGCGCAACGACGTGTGCGCGGTGTCCATCTCCCCCGAGCACGGAGGCTGTGGCGAGTCCCACACCCGACCCGTGGTCAAGGGCGCACCCGTCAAGATCTGGGCACTCACGTGCCACGGCGGCTGCGAGGATCACCTGCGCGGAAACTCGCTCTGGTCTGGCACGCCGCAGGGTGTGCCGGAGACGCCCGACGAGACGGCCACCCGTCTCGACGTCGAACGACGCGGGCAGATCGAGCAGCAGGCCACCATGGCAAGCGCGCTCAACGACCTGGCCAAGCTCGGTGACCTGCCGTCGATGATCGCGCTTTTGGCGCAGTCGATGGCCGGCAACGCCCCACAGCAGCTGACGGGTCAGACGGTTCAGCTCTGCCGCAACGGGCACCGTAACCCGGAGGCCACCAAGTTCTGCGGGGAGTGCGGGGCGGACATGAACGACGGTGTCGGCAAGGCACCCGTCGCAGAGGTGACCCAGGGTCAGGCCGAGGCGGGCACTCAGCAGGCTGAGAACGCCTCGAAGTCCGGCATCGACCTGTCCGCCCTGGACCCTGAGACGGCCAAGCTCTCAGACCTCAAGGAGATCGCGGAGCAGGTCGGCGCCCCGACCGCTCGCTCCAAGGCGGAGCAGATCTCTCTCATCCAGCAGGCAGTGCAGCAGACCCCGGAAGCGTAACCACCAGGACGGAGCGCATGAGGCGCCGAAGCAAGTGCAGTCTGTGCTCCGGCCACGGGAAGCGTGAGCCGGTGGGGTCCTGCCGGGAGTGCAACTCGGACTTCTGTGACCGTCACGGCACGTGGGTTGATGGCAAGTGGCTCTGCGCCAAGTGCGCCAGACGGAGGTAGGGAGGGACAGTGGCGACCCCGTACGTGAACCCGGAGATGATCGTCAACGCGCCCACGGGCATCTCGTGGTCGATCATTCCCTTCCCCAAGGCCACCACGGCGCAGCAGCTCGCGGAGCAGACGAACATCTGCTGGCGAGCGACGACCATCGTGGACGGCTGGTGCAATCAGGCGCTGCGTTCCACCATCGACAGCGAGCAGCGCTCAGGACCCGGTGACTACCGCATCAACGTGGAGCAGTCCACGGGGAACGTGCGTTGGATCCTGAGTCGCTGGCCGGTGACGGAGATCCTGGCGGTCCAGACGGCGTCCAACGCGGTCTTCCCGCGTCAGTGGACCCAGGTGCCTCAGGGCATGTGGGACATCGAGAACCCGGCCATCGGGGTCTACGGCTCCTACGTGCCCGCAGGTTCGGGCGGTGCGGGTGGTCAGTCGATCACCCTCGCCCCCGGCTACGCCGGCTGGGGTCTCGGCCGTAACGGCTACCGCTTCGCCGCCACGTACGTCAACGGGTGGCCACACGCTGGGTTGAAGGCGGAAGTCACCGCCGGCTCCACCACGCTCACCGTGGATGACGTCACCGGGTTCGCGGGTGCCAGCGCCTTCATCTACGACGGTGAGAGCACGGAGGTCGTCAGCGTCACCTCGGTGACGGCCAACACCCCATACACGCTCCCGAACGGGGGCGGCACCGCACAGGCCGGTCCGGGCACCCTCACCCTGGCCGGCCCGGTGTCGTACAACCACCCGAGCAACCTCATCGTGTCGTCGCTTCCTCAGGACGTCATGTGGGCCACGATCCTGGCCGCCACGACCCAGGCCCTGGACGCGGGCATCACCAGCGTCAGCATCCAGAACATCCCGGGCTCACAGACCGTGGGTGGCCACGGCATTGACGATCTCAAACTGCAGTACCGAGAGCTTCTCAACCCGTACAGGCGGGTGATCTGATGCCGCTCAACTCCGTGCAAGAGTACGTCAAGGGACTGCTCGACGGTCTCACCATTCCCGGTGCCGGTGCCTCCCTGGAGGCGTACATCACGCCACCCGTGGTGGAGGACATCGATCACCCGAAGGCGTACATTCTCGGTGGCCGCCTTCGCGGACGTCGACAGACCGCTCCACGTGGCCCGGGCTTCAAGTACCTGGCCTGGGTGGTGGACGTGTACATCACCTATGAGACGATCCCGGACAGCCCGACGGTTGACCAGGAGATGGCGTTGATCATCGACGCCATCATGGCCAAGACCTGGACCACGACGATGCCGCTGTTCATCACCGACTCGGTGACCGGCGTCAAGAGTCAGATCCTGGCCATCGGTGAGGACTTCGAGCTGGAGTACCCACCGGAACGAACCCCCGCCACGTTGCGCATGCTGTACTACGCCGCGCGGCTGGGTCTGGACGTCTACGAGGCGGTGCAGGGATGATCAGCATGACGCTGGAGAAGAGCGAGCTGAAGTTCCGTGATCGCTTCCGATGGAACACCGTCGCCAGACGATGGGCGGTGGAGACCGCCGAGGTCGTCACGCGAGCGGTTCGGGACGCGGCACCCGTCGGCAAGCGTGAGGGTGAGAACCACAACGGTCAGCTGCGTGACTCCATCGATCACAAGGTCGTCGTCGGCGCGACGAGTGCCACGGTGGAGATCTACAGCCGGGTGCCGTACGTCGGCTACGTGATCCGAGGCACGTCACCTCACCCGATCCAGCCGGTCAACGCGACCAGGCTACACTGGATCAGCGGTGGCAACCACATCTATCGTTCCCTGGTCCAACACCCTGGAACGAAGGCCAACCCGTTCGCGGAGAACGCGACTCGGGGACTCGCCGCGGCGACCAATCGTCGTCTCGCCGAGGCTGTCAAGACGTCACTGGAGGTATGACGTGAGGCTGACCTACACCGGTCTGACGCCGGTGACGTTCACCGACAACCGGGTGGGCGAGAAGTTTCCAGGTGACGAGTTCAACCTCCCCGACGAAGACGTGACGCCGTTCCTGGCGCGCGCCGACGTCGCAGTGGTTGAGCCCGTCGCCCCGACGCCGGCACTCATGCCTGCGGTGCTCCCCAGCTTGAGCATCCCCGTCGTTCCCGACGTGGAGCCTGACCCCGAACCGCCGGCCGCCGACGAGGCAGCTGACGAGCCGGTGGCCGACGAGGCCACCACCGACCCAGCTAGCTAAGGAGGCCGTCCGTGGCTTACCCCACGATCACTGAGAAGTACGGGTCACTCTCCGCGACGGGCTTCGCCAAGGAAGCCGTGTTCGGGACGCCCGTCGCCGCCAACACGTTCCTCCCCATGATGAGCAACACCATGGAGGAGGACCCAGGGTGGTTCGCGCCGCACCTGATGCAGAACGTGCGCGACCTTCAGATCTACAACCTCTACGGTGAGGCGAAGTTCCAGGGCACGATCCACGGCCCGATCTTCCCGTCCAACGCCATCGAGGTCATGGTCGCCTCCATCGGTGCCGACTCGATCGCCGGCTGGGGTGTCTACGGCACCGTGGCCACCCCCACCACGACCACGAGCACCGCGTCGATCACGGCCGGCGCCACGACCGTCACGGTCACGAGCCCCACCGGCTTCGCGGTCGGTCAGCAGATCATCGTCGACACGACCGGTTACCCGGAGGCGCGTCTCATCTCGGACGTCACCGGCAGCGTGATCACCGTCGCCGACGCGTTCGGCTACGCTCACGCGAGCGGCGTTACCGTCGTGACCGGCACGACCACCACGCTCAGCGCCCCGTCCCTGGTGAACGACACCACGGTCACGGTCACCTCCGCCACCGGCATCGTCATCGGTTCGATCATCCAGGTCGACGTCAACTCGGTGTCAGGTGTCAAGACGTCGGAGGTCCGCAAGGTCACCGGCGTCGCGACCAACACGCTCACCCTGGACGCGGCGCTGAACTACGCGCACGCCAGCGCCGCACAGGTCACCCTGGTCACCAACCCGTACACCCACACGCTCAACGAGCAGAACACGCTGCCTTCGCTGACGGTGGAGAAGAACATCGGTGGCTTCCAGTCGCTGCAGTTCGCGGGGTGCCGCGCCAACAAGTTCGACCTGAAGGCGCCGGTCGGCAACACCGCGGTCGAGATGAGCATGGAGATGATCGGTCGCTCGGTGGCCGTCCTGGACAGCCCGACGGCTGTCACGGTGGCCAACGAGATGCCGTTCGTCTTCGCGGAGGCGAACCTCAACGTCTTCGGCACGCTTCGCACCGAGGTCAGCAACACCACGGTCTCGATCGAGAACGGGATGAAGGAGACGTACACGTACTCCAACTTCCACGGTCCCTCGTTCATCACCCCGGTGACGCTGCACACCAGCGGCAGCATCGACGTCGTGTTCGACAGCCTCGACGACGCCACCTACGGTGACTTCGAGAAGATGGCGAACGGCACCCTCGGCGCGTACCAGTTCAAGTTGGTCCACCCCGACGGCAGCTCGGTGATCACGATCAACCAGCCGCAGGTCGTGCTCAACAAGTTCGCCAACGACCTCAAGGTCGAGGACGTGGTCATGTCCACGATGACCTATGAGGCCAGCCGCCCGCTCTCGGGCGCCACGCAGTACACCATCCAGGCCACGGTCGCCAACGCCGTGTACCTGCCATACTAAGCAAGGAATGAGGCTGCGATGGGCTTCCTCTCCGCGTACAGCGCGACTCGCAGGGTGGACATCGGTGACCCCGCTCGGGGCTACTGGATCGAGCTCCGGGAGTACATCTCCCAGGGTGCCAAGACCGAGGCTGAGCGTGCCCTTCAGGGCCGCAGTCGGGTGAACGGGGGTGACGTCGTCATGGACATGGACGTTGCTCGCTACCGTCAGCTGATGGTCACCGCCTCCATCTCCGACTGGAACCTGGACGACGACAACGGCAAGATCTGGCCGATCAACGCTCAGAGCGTCCAGCGCATCCCTGGTCCTGAGTTCGACCGGCTGTGGTCCATCGTCGATGAGCTGAACACCCCGGTGTCCAGCGAGGAGCAGCGTCAGTTTCCTGGTGGCGGCGTCGACGGCGATCAGGGCGGGACGGCTAGGGACGGGGAGCCCGCGGTCACTGGGGACGTTCTGGCTCCGGGAGCAGCTGTGGCAGCGCCTTGGCATGAAGCTGGAGGAGCTGGAGCAGCTCCCGTGGCGTGAGGTGAGTGACTACCTGACCTACCTCCAGCTGACCACCCGCGAGGAGCAGATGCAGCAGGAGCGTGCCCAGAAGGGGGTGCAGCATGGCGGGCGGTGAGGCGTTCACGATCCTGGCCATTCTGGAGGCGCGAGATCGCATCTCCGGGGTGATGAACCGGGTTGACGCGACTCTCGATCGGTTTGCTGGCACCTCCGAGCGGGCGGCTGAGTCTGCTCGGGTGGCCGGTACGGCCATCGACGAGAGTCTTCTGCAGACCGCATCCGGTGCCGACGCGGCTCAAGTCGCGTCGGCTCGGTTGGAGGCGGCACGCACCCGCTTGCGCATCGCCACGATGGAGCAGGCGGGTGCGGAGCGGGAACTGCTGACGGTCCAGCGTGACATGCTCGTCACCGGTGGCAACAACACCGCGGTCATGGAGCGACAGTCAGCTGCAGCTGCGCGTATGGCTGCCGCGGAGCGTGACGCCGCGGTGGCTTCACGTGAGCTGGCTGCGGCTGAGGCTCGACAGACGGCCGTCGGTGACGCGATGACCGGCTCCACGACGCGCGCGGGTGCCAGCACGGCGGCTGCGGGAAGTGCCGCAGCCGCCGGCAGCAGCGGCTTCAAGACGGCCACCAAGTCGATGCTCGGCATCGGCATCGCAGCCGGTGCGATCGTCTACGCGTCACTCAAGGCAGCCACCAGCTTCCAGACCCTCAGCACGCGTTTGGTCACCTCCGCGGGTGAGTCACGCAGCGCGCTCAAGGGCGTGGAGCAGGGCATGATCCAGATCTCCAACGAGACTGGCGTCATGGCCAACGACGTCGCGAAGAACATGTACGTCGTTGAGTCGGGTGGCTACCACGGTGCCGCCGGTCTCGAGGTGCTCAGGGCAGCCACCGAGGGTGCCAAGATCGAGGGCGCGGAGTTTGGCACCGTCGCCAACGCCGTCACCGACGTCTTGAACGACTACCACCTGTCCGCCAACAAGTCAGCTGACGTCACCAGCCAGCTGGTCAAGGCGGTCTCATACGGTAAGACGAACTTCCAGCTGCTGTCCAGCTCGATGGCCAACGTGCTGCCGCTGGCCGGCTCGCTCGGCATCAAGATGAACGACGTCGTCGGCATCCTGGCCAACATGACCGCTCACGGTATGACGGCCGCGCGAGCCTCGTTCAACATCGCCAACGCCATGCGTTCCCTGTCCGCGCCCACGAACGTGATGGGCAAGGAGCTCAAGCTCTTCGGTTTGACCGCTCACGACGTCCAGGCCAGCCTCGGCACCCGTGGCCTGGCAGGCACGATGCAGTGGCTGTCTCAGGTGGCCAAGGACGGCGCGCCCAAGGTCGGGCAGACGTACAACGAGGCGCTGAAGAAGCTGATGGGTACCGCCACCGGCTTCACGACCGCTCTCATGTCCACCGGTGAGAACACCAACAAGGTCAACGAGGCGATCAAGGGCATCGGTGAGGCGTCCGCCGACGCGAACGGCAACGTGGAGGGCTTCAGCGACACGCAGAAGACCCTGGCCTTCCAGCTCGACAAGGCGAAGGCTGCCATCCACAACGCCGGTATCGCGATCGGCACCGCGTTCCTGCCTGCGATCACGAAGATCGCGACGGAAGTCGCCAAGCTCGCCGGTCCGATGGCCAACTGGATCGAACACCACAAGAAGCTGACCACGTACGTACTGGGTGCGGCAATCGCACTTGGGTTGCTGGCTGGCGCGATCATGGTGATCGGCGCGATCATCGGTGCGTTGACCAGCATGGTGGGTCTCGTCGTGCTTGCGATTGTCGCACTCGGTGCCGCGTTGATCTACGCCTACAACCACTCCGCACGGTTCCGGCAGATCGTGCAGACGGTTGGTCAGGCCCTGAAGGTGGCCTGGGATGCCACCATCAAGGCCGTCGCGGTCACCATCAACTGGTTCTCCAAGAACGTCGTTCCAGGCATCACGAAGGCCATCAGTGCCGTCTTCGCGTGGTTCAGCGGACACAGCAAGACCTTCACCGGCGCGTGGAACAGCGTGTTCGGCGCGATCCAGAGTGCTGCTCAGTGGTTCAAGACCAACGTCCTGGACTGGATCCAGGCTCGCATCAACGACCTCGTGACGTGGTTCAAGAGCCACAGCGAGGAGATCGAGCAGATCTGGCACGTGATGTGGGACGTCATCAAGACGGCGGCTCAGGTCTGGTGGGACGGCTTCAAGACCATCCTCGCGGTCGTGCTGGCCGGCTGGAAGACCACCTGGGGCATCATCAAGGACACGGTGAAGCTCGTCTGGGGTGTCATCAGCGACACGATCTCCATGGCGATGCACACCATCCTCAACATCATCGGTGTCATCCTGGACCTGATCACCGGTCACTGGGGCAAGGCGTGGAAGGACGTCAAGAAGCTCGTCAGTCAGGGCATCCACGACGTCATCAAGACGATCACGGACCTCACGAGCAACTTCGGCACGCTGCTGTATGACGCCGGTCGTAACGTGATCAAGGGTCTCGTGAGCGGCATCAAGTCCATGGTCGGCAACGTCAAGGACGCGATCGGCAGTGTCACCAGTACGATCAAGAACCACCTTCCTTGGTCTCCTGCGAAGGAAGGTCCGCTTTCTGGTGGTGGTGCGCCTGAGATCGGCGGTGCGAACATCACGAAGCTGCTCGCGAAGGGTATCCTGAGCGGCAAGGCCAACGTCAAGGCGGCCATGTCTCAGGTGACCGGTGCGGCTCTCGGTCCGACGGGTGTCGGTCCCATCGGTGCCGGGGGTGCGATCCCGGGTATGCCACTGGGTATCAACCTGCCGATCGGCGCGACACGTGGAACTGGCAATGTTCTCGTGATGCAGTTCGACTTCAAGGGTGCCCAGGTCATGGGAGAGCAGGCGATGGATCAGCTGGCGGACAAGGTGGGTCGCCGTGTGGCGACGCGCATCCTGCCAGCCGGTGGCGTCAAGATCAGGATGTGACAGATGGCAATCGCGCACCCGGATCTCACGTTCACCGTCACCCCACCGGGTGGATCCACGGTGGACTACACCGACAAGCTGGCGTGGTCTGGTACCGAGAACCAGATGTCGATCACGCAGAACTTCGGCCGCCAGGGCGACACGGGAGTGTTCGTCCTGGTGGACGAGTATGTGACGACGCCATCTGTGGTCATCCCGGTGCTCAGCCAGGTGAAGCTGACCGACAACACCGCCGGCCAGGTGCTCTTCGCCGGCGTGTGCAACGACCCGATCCTCGACGTCACGAGCCCGACTCGTAACGAGTGGAACCTGCAGTGCACCGACTACACGTTCTACATGGACAACAAGGTGGTGCACGGCAACTTCTACGGGAAGACCACGGACCAGATCGTGGTCTCCCTGGTTGCCCAAGCCAGCTGTGGTGTCACCGCAGCCACCGTCGCAAACGGTGGCTACGTCGCTCCCGGTCCACAGATCGCCAGCTTCGAGCTGAATTACACCAGCCTCTCCTCGGCGCTTCGTAAGCTGTCTCAGCTGGCCGGCATCGTGACACCGTTCGGGTGGTACGTGGACGAGCTGCGGCAGCTCCACTTCTTTGACGCCAGCACCGCGTCATCCACGGGTGTTACCTTCACCACGACTCCCACCGCCTCAGGTGGCGGGTCACTCACCGAGGGTCACTTCGCGGTGGGCAACAACTTCGGCTACGAGTGGGACGGCACGACGGTTCACAACCGCATCCTGGTTCAGGGTGCGGATCAGACCATCGGTCACACCACAGTTCCCACCGGCACCCCCACCGACACGTGGAGGTCGAATGGGGTGCAGCACTCATGGCCGCTGCGGCACACCCCGTCCGGCAACCTTTCACTGCGGGTAGGAAGCAAGTCCACCGCGGTTGACCAGGTGGAAGCAGGCAGCACGTCCACCTCCACGTGGCAGGTTGCGCAAAACGCCAACGGTCAGTGGTTTCTCAACACGACCGGTACGGTACCTGCCAACGGCATCACCATCAAGCTGTGGTACGATTACCGGGTGCCTGTGGTGGCGCAAGCCAATGACTTCGCCTCTCAGACACTCTACGCCGGTCCGAACGGTGGCGTCTACGAGGAGTTCATCAACGACTCCTCGCTGTTCACCGTACCGATGGCGCTCAACCGCGCACAGCGTGAGCGTCAGGAGTACGCGTTCGCCGCCGAACGCATCACCTTCACCTCCACCGAGGAGTTCCTCGGCTGGGTGCGAGCAGGCGACGCCATTACCGTGGTGAACCAGTTCATCCCGGACGCGCAGAACAACTACAGCATCGGCATCAACGACCTGTTCTTGATCATCAGCAACTCGATTACGTTCACCGTGGGTGGGTATCGCAACTTGCAGATCACCGCCATTCGAATCTAGGAGGTTGTCGTGCCAGGAGTGTTCCGGCCGTACAACCTGGTGGACGTGCTCGGTACGATGAACGAGCAGCTAACCGCGCCGGTTGGTGACGTGATCGACAGCTTCGGCTACTTCGCGGAGACGGATGAGGCGTTCGCGTTTGCCGACTCGATGACCACCACGGTGCAGGTCAACGCGGTGTACGACGCGGGAGTCTGGGGGTCATTCACGTGGGGCTGAAGACGACGGCGCAAGCTGCCATCGGAATCCACGGTCGTCTCTCCCTCACGGTGGTCAAGCCGGACGGCACCGTCCGAGATCGTCGTGAGGGTGACAACATCATGTGCACGGCCGGCCTGTCCGTGCTCGCGAGTGCCCTCGTATGGTCCGGAATCCAGGACCAGGCTGCCAACCAGGGAGTCACCCAGCCGACGTACCTCACGCCCCTCTGGGGCGCCGTGGGGTCTGGTACCGGGACAGTCGCAGCGTCCGACACCCTGCTCTTCGCGGAGCTGGGTCGCGTGATCGTCGGCGCGGGTGCGGCGTCACCCGCCACCTCGACGATCCCGGCGCTGCTCACCTGGCTGTTCTACTTCCCCTCACCTGCCACCACCTGGGTCGTCACCGAGGCGGGTGTCTTCGCGAACGGCAGCTCCAGCGACCTCAACGTGCAGACGGCCGGCACGTTGCTGGATCACTGGGCATTCTCGCCCAGCGTCACGGTACCGACCACTGACACCCTGATCCTGCAGGCCACCTTTACGATCTCCGGGACGTGATCAATGGGGACCACCACGCCAGATTGGCTGGGCGCCGCACCCGGCTCACCCGGCCTGGCTGGCCAGGTGAACCAGTTTCTCGGTGATCACAACTCGGTGATCACGTACGGTGAGGTGCAGGCAAGCACTCAGGGCACCGGCGCCGCGGTGTATACGGGTACCGACACAAGCTACCTCGCGCAGCTGATCACCACCGCACCTGCTCAGACGAGCATCTCCTCGGTGGCGATTCAGCTCAGCACGGTGGGTGGCTCACCCGTCATCAACAACATCCCGAACCTCACCATCAGCATCTTCGACAGCTTCAGCGGGGCACCCACCGGTGCGGCGCTTACCAGCGTGACGTTGACTGAGACCTACATCTACAGCTCGCCCTTCTGGGTGTCGGTGCCTCTCACCCTCGGTGGGCTGACCGGTGGCACCGACTACTTCATCGTGACCAGCATGGTTGGCACGTCCACCAATCTCTACGTCTGGCAACGATCCACTCAGACGACAGGTGCGTTCACCTCCACCGATGAGGTCTCCTGGATTCCCGCCACATACGGGCTGATGTACCAGGTCAATGAGCCGGGTGGCTCGTCTACCACAGTGAAGCAGATCAACGAAGATGACGGTGCTCGTACCACGCAGTTCAGCTACGACGCTGACGATCAGCTGATCAGCCTGGTGCAATTCACCGCGACACAGGGTGGCTCAGGTTCCTTCCTGACCGCGCCCACCTTCACCTACACCAACGGTTTGATCACGGGAGTGAGCTGAATGCCCTTCCTCGTCGGGTACATCACCCCGCAGGACTACGGTGCCGCAGGTGACGGAACCACGGATGACACCGCCGCCTTCCAAGCCGCAGCCACCGCGATCAACAACCTGGGCGGCGGCACCCTCTTCGTCCCACCGTACTACAGCTACAAGCTGAACGGCACGATGCACCTGGGACCAAACACCACGGTCTCCGCGTACAACGCCTACATCTTCGCCGGCGCCGGTGCGGGTCAGGCGTTGATTGACAACTACCTGAATCAGACGTCGCCGACGGTGTACAACGGCAACGGCAACATCAACATCCTCGGTGGCATCTGGGACGCCAAGGGTCAGGTGTACACCACCGACTCAGCTGACACGTTCTTCTTCGCTCACGCTCGTCACATCCTTTGCAAGGACGTCACCTGGCGGAACACCCGTGGCTTCCACGCCATGGAGTACAACGCGATCGACAACGGCCAGGTGATCAACTGCCGGTTCGAGGGATACAGCACCGCAGGTGGCAGTGACCCCGGCGAGGCGTTCCAGGTTGATCTGGCGATCGCCGGCGCGGGTATGCCGGCCAACGACGGCACACTGTCTCAGAACATCACGATGGATGGTTGCTACGCGGGACCGGCCACCGACGGCTCAGGTCTCGGCGCACCCGGCGCCTTGATCGGCTCTCACTCCACGTCAGCGGGTAACACCTACCAGGGTGTGCGAGTGTTCAACTCGGTCGCCGACTCGTGTCTTCACTACGGCATCCACGTCTACAACTGGTCCAAGTGTGAGATCATCGGCAACACGATCTTGAACACCGGTGACGTCGGCATTCTCGTGGAGACGCAGAACACCGGCAACTACCAGCCGTACGCCATCAACGTGACCGGCAACAGCATCGTCGGTTCCACGAACTACGGCATCAACGTCAACGGTCAGGGTGCCTTCGCAGGCAACTTCGTGTCGGACATCGCGATCACCGGTAACACCATCCGTGACGTCACCGGTGCCACAGGCACGTCCGGCATCGGCATGTCGTTCACGCAGGGCGCCACGATCACCGGCAACACCGTGTACAACACGGTGACCAACGGCATCATGCTCAGCAACGACACCTACGTCACGGTCAACAGCAACAACGTGCGCGGGGTGGCGACGGGCATCTCGGTCGCCGGTACCACGCAGACGCAGGTGACCGGCAACACCGTGCAGAACTGCACGTCGAACGGCATCTTCGTCGGCCAGACGGCCGGTGCGGTGAACACCTCGGACGTGTTGATCTCCGACAACGCGGTGGAGAACTGCTCGAACGCCGCGATCCGCGGCGGCACCAGCGCCACCGACATCATGGTCGTCAACAACAAGATCACTCAGGGCGCCAACGGCACGTTCGGCATCGAGCTCGTCTCCACCAACACCGGCTGGGCTGTGTGGGACAACTGGCTGGATGGCACCTGGACCCTGGCCAACGCGCTCGCAGTGTTCAACACCACTACCAAGGTCACCGTCACCCCCGACGGTCGGTACGGGATCCGCGGCTCCAACTGGTGGGGTACCCAGCTCAACCCGACGTTGACCACGGCGACTGTTGCCAACACCGCGTCTGAGACTGTGGTCGGCACCTTCACCATTCCAGCCAACGACGCGCAGGCTGGTGGTGTCTATCGCATGGTGATGTACGGCACCGCCTCCTCGACGGGCACCCCCACCATCACGTTCCGAGTTCGCTTGGGCGGCGTCGCCGGTACGGCACTGGCTACCTTCGGTGCGATCACCACGTCCAGCGGGGCCAGCAACCAGGCTTGGCAGATGAGCACCAACCTCTTCGCCATCGCCCCCGGCTCGTCTGGCACCTACTCCGCGTTCTCCAGCTTGGCTCAGCAGATCGCCTCACCGACGGGTCTGGCCACCTCAAACACGATGACCAACGGCACGGTCACGGCCAACTCGACGACGAACCTCACCCTGGTCGTCACGGCGCAGTGGTCAGCTGCCAGCGCCTCGAACACCGTCTCCTCGACGGCCGGCCTGCTCTCCCGGGACTACTGATGTCGACGGCACCCACGTGGCAGGCACCCACCAGCGGGCAGCCGCCTCTCGCGAGCCACGTCAACCAGCTGCTTGGCGCGCACGCGTGTAATGTGATCTACAACGGGACGCAGACGTCTGGGCAGCTGACGTCCGGTGGCACCACCGTGTCCACCAATGGTCTGTGGCTGGCTCAATCATTCACGACGGCAGCCGCGCAGACGACCATCGGTCACCTCAGTCTCTCACTGACGACCACGACGACCAGTGGTGCCTCGCTGGCGCCCACCACGGTGAGCATTCAAGCGAACAACGCCGGCGCCCCGTCCAACACGCCCCTGGTGTCGGTCACCATTCCCGCGGAGTACGCCAACATCGGAAGCGGTGGTGTCACCACCACTCGCATCAACATTCCCACGTACGTCACCGGGCTCACGCCCAGCAGCACCTACTGGATCGTCGTGGCTGCGGCGGGTAACGTGAGCAACAGCTACACCGTGCATCAGTCGAACCAGGTGTCGGGTGCCTCCACGTCAACCAACGGCACGACGTGGACGGCACAGGCGTACGGCTTCACCTACGCGGTGCGAGACAACACGGTGTCGGGTGTGCCTCTGGGCACGCTCGAGGACGCTGGAGCGAGGTGGACATTTGCGTTGTATGACGCCTCACAACGTGTCACCGCCTACTATGAGTACACCGCTGGTCAGACGACGAGCGGTTACCTGTCTTCCAACCGCACGTACGTGTACAGCGGTTGGTTGCCGACCATCATCTCATAGGGAGAACACGTGGCAACGACGCTCGAGGTGTTGACCGCGTCGCAGATTGCGATGCTGCTCAACCCACCGATGGTGAACCTGCAGAACACCAGCTTTGTTCTGGCGTCAAGCGGCAGCTACAGCGCCATTCCTTGGACCGCACAGTTGTCCAAGAGTGGCAACATCACCTGGTCGTCGGGCACCAATCCATCGCGTATCACGGCTGTAGTTCCCGGCACTTACCTGTTGACGGGTACAGTCATCTGGCCGGGTGGACTCGCTTCAGGCGACGGTCGTGGCCAAATCCAGGTAAATGGTAGCGCGACGGACATTCGAGTCACCACCATGCGAGGAAGTGTCGGCAACAACGGCGCTTCGGTAGCCGGTCTGCAGGTGCTCAACGCGGGTGACTATGTGGAACTCGCTGTCAACCAGTCAGTCGCTTCTATGACGCTCATCTGCACGTTCAGCGTAAGCCTCGTCAGCCTCGCCACCTCGTAACCCGGAGACGCGATGCCCACCACTCCACCCTGGTCAGCCGCACAGAACGGGCTTCCCACCGAGCTCGACAGCACCGAGCAGGCAGCGCAAGCGGGCCAGGAACTCGGCACCCACAGCATCTCGGTGCTGTATGACGGCACTCGCATCTTGACGCCGAGTGGTGGCACCCAGCTGGACTACTACACGCCCGGCAACGTCACCGACATCAGTCAGCCATTCGTGTTGTCGGGCACCAACGTCGGTCGAGTGGTTCTGCCGATCAGCTACAGCGGTGAGGCGGCTGACCTGCACGTCACGCTGTGCCCGGACAGCGGTGGGGTGCCGCTGACCACAAATCCGATCGTCAGCGTCAACGTTCCGGCCATCGTAATTCGTAATCTCATTGCGCACCAGGGTCTCGAGAACGCCGTCGTGCCGACGCAAACTGCCACGTTCAACACGCAGTATTGCACCAACAGCATTACCACGTTCAACTGGGCGAGTCCGTTGGGTGACGCGAATGGCGTTGCCAACAACGCAGCCGTCGTCGTGGACGGCAACTACTTCATCTTCCTGGGCGGGTTCACCACGGTCAACGTCGCTACCGTGGCCACAGCTGAGTTTCAGGGTGGGGACGTTCTGGCTCAGCCGGTGGCGCAACCACCGCTCCCGAGTCCCGGCTACTACGTCGCGTGTGCCACGACGACCAACTCAATCGTCGCGTGTGGTGGTTACAACGGCACGAGTCCGAGTTCCGCGGTGTTCACCGCCAGCTGGGACGTCAACACCGGTGCCATCGGCGCCTGGTCCGGCCAGGCATCCATGCCCAACACGCGGTGGGGCGCGGGCGTCACCAGCTTCAACGACACCGTCTACATCGTAGGTGGCACGTTCACCGGGGCGTCCGCGTCCAACTCGTTCATCTACGCGAACGTGGACAACGGGCAGATCAGCAGCTGGATCAACGGACCCGATCTGCCACAAGCTACCATGTCACCGATGCTGACGGTGTGTGCCGGCTGGTTGTTCTGCGTTGGCGGATGCACCATCGCAGCTTCGCCATTCACCAACGTGTGGATGGCGAAGCTGCAGGATGACGGCACCATCAGCGGGTGGGTTCCAGGCCCCAGCCTGCAGACGGCAGTGTACTCGTACGCGCCGGGCTGGGACATCACCACCACCGACGACACCATCGTCATCATGGGCGGCTTCACCGGCGCGAGCAGCACCACCGACGCGGTGCAGGTTCTGCCCGTCACTGAGAACACGGTGGGTACCTGGCGACAGTTCAGGTGGAATCCATCCAACGTGGAAACTGTGGGTGCGTTTGACAACGGCAACGGCACCTGGCAGCTCATCAACCCGGTCACCGCTGGGCAGATCTACCGTGCATCCACTCTGTCGTACACCGGGTTGCTGTCGGTGCCACTCGCAGCCGCCGGGTTGACCAACGGGGCGACGTACCACGTCGTGATGCAGCAGCACCAGTCACAGACCGGCAGCGACTACCTGAGCGTCAACGTGTTGGACGACACGCCGCTGCCACTTCCTGCCCTGGGGCGATCCAGGCACGTGGGTAACTGGGGCAACCTCATCGGTACCGGGTGGTCGGTGCCGATCTCCGTGTACAACCAAGACGTGAGCGCGAGTGGTGACATCCGTCACACGCTCGAGGATCTGAGCTCGACGGGTAGCGTGGTCAGCAGCAACATCGCCGGTGCGTTCTCCACTCACATCTGGGACTACCAGCATCACTTGATCGGGCGTGTCAGCTCCGTCGCTCAGCTCAACATCGCGCTCAACGCCAACCCCACGTTCACCAGTGGGGTCAGCTCGTGGACACCCACGAACTGCACCTTCGTGCAGTCCAACGCTCAGACACACGGTGGCTTCTCGTTCTCGGGACTCATGACCCCGAGCGGCAGCGGCAATGCCTTTGTCACGTCAGAGCAGATCATGCTTCCGGTCAGCAGCAACCAGGTGCTGGCCGGTGTGCGGTGGTTCACCGCCAACGGGTGGTTCTACTCACCCACCGGGTTCGGCACCCTGCTCGTGGGTGTCAACTGGTACGACAGCGGCGGCAACCTCATCTCAGGCAGCTCCACGACGAGCTCCATCGCTGCCAACACGTGGTCAAACTACGTGACGTTCTCTCTCGCGCCCAACAGCGCCTCCTTCGCTGCCATCTTCATCACCGAGGTGGCACCGGCGCCCAGCAACACGTTGTATCTGTCCAACGTGACGTTCACCCTCTCCACTGAGACCGTCGACTCCTTCGCCAGTGTCATCACGGTCGACTATGACCCGAACACCGGACTGCCAAACGGTACCACGGAGCTGACCTAGGTCACAGGATGAACGGACGACGACGTGAATCAGCAGCCACAGCCTTATGACGAGAGCGGGGTCCACACCTCCGTCAGCTACAGCGTCAAGGAGCTCTTCGAGGAGATCAAGACGTCCCTCGACAAGCTGGACACCAAGCTGAGCAGCAAGGCCAGCCGGGACGAGCTCCAGGCGCTGGCCAGCGAGCTGCAGCACGAGGTCAACGAGCTGAACAACCGACTCGCTTCTCAGCGTGGTCGTATTGACCGGCTGGAGGCAGCCAAGGAGCTGGCGGAGAAGACGACCAACGCGGTGTCAGAGTGGAAGAAGTGGTTTCTGCCGACGCTGCTGACCATCGCACTGGTGGTTATCGCCATCCTGCAGCTCATGAAGACGAAGTGACCGGGCTCGCCCACGTCTGGGCTCAGGTCTGGCCGAACCTGCTCAGCAGCGTGATCACCTTCGCTGTCGGTTCGGTCTGGCACCTGGTGCTCGTGCGTCGAACCCTCAGGCATCATCAGAACGTCATAGAACAGCGTCTCACTGCACAACAGCGGGCGCTGGGACTGACAGACCTGGAGGACGAGAATGACGGTCAGCGGGATTGACGTCGCCTCCTATCAGGGGACGACCTACAACACCACCGGGTTGAGCTTCGTGCTCGCCAAAGCCACCGAAGGCACGGGTTACGTCAACCCGAACCACGCCGGCCAGGTGCTCACCGCTCGCTCGCGTGAGCTGGTGGTTGGCCACTACCACTTCGTGCGACCGGGAAGCATGACCGCGCAGGTGGACTACTTCCTGGCTCACACCGCTCCTCACGCCGGGGACCTGCTGGCTCTCGACTGGGAAGACACGGGAGTCTCAGGTGCCGACAAGGACGCCTTCCTGAGGTACCTGGAGACCAAGACACCTCACAACCGAGTGATCCTCTACTGCAACCGTGACTTCTGGCTCAACCGAGACCACACGTCATACTGCGCGGAGGGTCTGTGGATCGCCGACCCGAACTCCGCGGCCGGTCACCCGAACATCCAGCACTCGTGGACGATCCACCAGTACAGCGAGACCGGCGGCATCGACCACAACGTGGCGAACTTCGGCAGCACCGACGCGATGAGGTCCTGGGCGGCGAAGGGCGTGATCGCCCCGCCACCGCACCCGCATCCGACGGCCAGCTACGTGCCGTTCCCGGGTTCCGCCTGGTTCCACCTCGGTCGCAAGGACCCGATCGTCCAGGAGATGCACAAGCGCCTCGTGGCCGAGGGCTGCAACCACTACCAGTCCAGCAGGAACCAGGACGTCATCGGCAGCGGTGACGTCGCGAGCTACGAGGCCTGGCAGCGGAAGTGTGGCTATCACGGGAAGGCTGCCACCTGGCCACCCGGCAAGACCACCTGGGACAAGCTGAAGGTTCCCCGTTCCTGAGCATCGAGAGACGCCCACCGGCAGACGCTGGTGGGCGTCTCTCGTGCGTTCAGGACCTTCACCAGGCGACTACGCGATGCGGAGCTCGACGTGCACGCTCTCCACGGGCACGTCGAGCAGACAGGCGACGCAGTCGTTGGCCATCATCTGAGCCTCACGCCAGGTCCTACCCTGGGTGAACCCCGCGAGGTTGGGAGGCAACCCCTCGATGGTGACCGCCCACATGTCGCCGTCGTGACGTGCCCGAGCCTTGTAGCTGTGAGCGGCGGTGCCACCCTCGACCGTCTCACTCATCGACGGTCACCTTCTTCATCACCACGGTTGCAGCCACGGTGTGCGTCGGGTCGGTGCCGGCCATCGGAGAGTTACCCACAGTGATCTTGGGCACGTACGGCGGGGGTGTCGTGATCTTCGGGAAGTACGACGGGTGGAAGGCGCCGGTGTCCACCTTCACGGGGTTGATCAGCCGCACCTGGGTGAGCGCGGGGAAGAGAACGGTCTCCGCCACCGGGTCCTGCTGACGGATCACGGGAACCGGCTGCGTCGCCACGTCCACCGGGTCGTCCTGATCCCGTTCCGGGAAGATGAAGTCGATGCGGTGCTTGTTCGCGTCGTTGGCCTCGACGGCCACCTGCAGCTTACGGTCCAGCTCGTCCGCGCGGTCGATCGCGTTCCACGCGGCGGTCTGCGCGCTCTCCAGTTCCGCGTGGAGCTGCTCGATCAGGCGAGCCTGCTCCACGTTCATGTTCCTGGAGTTGGCGAGGTCTCGCTCCAGGGCAGCCATGCGATCCCAAACCCGGCGCTTGCCGGTCTGCGGTCGCACTCGGCTGATGAGGCGCAACCTCCAGTTGCGCTGCGGCTTGGCCGCCGCGATGGGCACGAGCTCGGTAGTCATCTCAAGGTCCTGTTCTTCTCAAGCGCATCGTGAAACACGTGGTCAACTTGCCAGGCGGGGAGCGCGACGAAGGTCACGCTTGTGGTGGCAGTTCAAGCAGAGGTAAACCGCACCTACGGAGCTTTCACAGAACGCTTCCGTGGAGCCGCAGTCCTCGCATCGCTTGTGCCACCTGCTGGCGAACTCGGTGGTGTAGCACTCACCGCAGACGAGGCACTCACTACCGATAACCTGAGAGACGTTGAACGTCGCCTCGTGGTCGCGGCCGCAGTGACTGCATCGCTTGTGGCACCCGCAGCCGCACCCGGTCTCAGGGCAACCGGCGTGCGAGTGGATCGCACACGCGCGACTGAGGTGTAACGGCAGCAGGTGAGCGTCCACCGGCTCTACCCCCTTCATTCCTGGCTCTTCCTGGTCGTGGGACCAGCGTATCAGGGAGGAGGTCAGATGTAAACAAGTTGACGAAAAGTGGTTCCCGAACTTGGAAGCCCGAGGTCACCCGCTCACTGGTCGGCGCCCGCCCGTGCTAGGGACATACCCTTCGAACCAGTCGAGAACCTCAGGGATGCTGAGAAGCATCTTCGACCTGCCCTTGACGTTCACCTCGTGCTTCTCTGGGAACCCATTTCGGTTCCGACGAACCCACCACATGTGGACCTGCTGTCGGCGATAGCCGTCGGGACGCCACTCCCGGTAGATCTCGCTCATGACGCGGGCCACCACGGAGTAGCCACCGAACTCGGGCGTGTTTGGCGGCAACGGATGCTTGGTCGTCACGTTGTCTTCTCCCCTGCTGTGATGGTGCGAGTGTGGTGACACGGCCGATGGCACGTGCCCTGGTGGGCACGTGCCATCGGTGGGTGCGAGCCGGCTCAGACCAGAGCCTGGATGCCGGCGACCAGCTTGTTCTGCAGCTTGTCGCCCTCGCCGTGCATGATGGACTCGAAGCGGGCGTTGGGCGTCCGCTGCGTCTTCAGGTGGTCCATGTACTCGGTGAAGGCGTTGTACACACCGTAGCCGGTGCCGCGGAAGGGCTCCACCGTCTCGGACGTCTGGTAGTTCGTGATGATGTCGGCGATCATGTCGTCCCGACGGGCGCGGCGCTCGGGGATGATCGAGTTCAGCATCAGCTTGACGCGGTCGTCGCTGACCTTGATGTCGGCCAGCTGCTCGGCCAGCTTCTGGAACTCAGCCTCGTAGTTGACCGAGAGCTGCAGGGCGTTCCGAGCCTCGTCCACGCGGGCCTTGACCGTGGTGGTGTGAGGGATGGACCAGGAGCTCTTGGCCGAGGCGATGGCGGCACCGTTCTGGTTGGCGCACCACAGCCGGAACGGGATGATCCGAGCGCTGATGCTGGTGCCGTCACCGTGGCTGGTGCGGATGTACAGGTAGGTCTCGTAGCTGTCGCCGCCGAGGACCTCGAAGCCCTCGCCGAGCTTCATGACCATGAAGACCCGAGCGCCGCCGTTCTGCTGGCCGGCGACCACCCACTTGCCGGTGCCCTCCTGGACGAGCTCGTCACCGAAGGCGAAGGCGTCGTGGTTGCTGAAGACCTCGTAGCGGTTGCGAACGGTGCCGAGCTGAGCGCCGGTGTCGGTGCGGAAGACCTCACGCGACTTCGTGGACTGCTCGAACTGGTCCTCGCCGACGCGGCGCCACAGCGGGCGGGCTTCCACGCCCCAGTCGAGGCCGGCGGCCTGCAGCATGTCGGCGCTGCCGAGACCCTGCGGGGCCTCCACGTTGCCGACCATGTTGGTCTGGACCAGGGACTGCCAGGCGGGCACCCGCTTGACCTCGGTGGTCTCGTCGGTCGTCGTGTCGGTGGTCTCGATCGTGGCCACGGTCATCTGGATCACTCCGTTCATTCGTTCCTGATTGGCTGCTGAGACCAATGTATCACATCGTTGTGACAATGTAAACAGCCTGGGTGAGTTGGCTCCCCGCCGAGGATTCGAACCTCGAACGTCACGTCCAGAGCGTGGTGTGTTGCCAGTTACACCAACGGGGAACGAGGGTGACCGGTGGGACTTGAACCCACAACGACCGCGACCACAACGCGACGCTCTACCATTGAGCTACGGCCACAGCTCCCTCACCAGGGCTCGAACCTGGGACACCCGGATTAACAATCCGGTGCTCTGCCGACTGAGCTATAAGGGACTGGCATGCCCGGCAGGACTCGAACCTGCGACCAGTCGCTTTGGAGACGACCGCTCTGGCCACTGAGCTACGGACACACGGCGGAAGAGACAGGATTCGAACCTGCGTGGGTGTTACCCCGCGTCATTAGCAGTGACGTGCCATCAGCCTCTCGGCCACTCTTCCAGGCAACCAGGTGATCAAGCTTCCCACGCAGGGGACGACTCCATCTGTAAGAAGTGGCTGCCACACCACCCCGATGTACGTCGCCCGATCAACCTGGCCGAGCAGAGGGTGTAGGATTCGAACCCACGGAGCTGTCACACTCTACGGTTTTCAAGACCGCCGCCTTAGGCCACTCGGCCAACCCTCCGTACCACGCCCCGGATTCGAACCGGGAACATCCTGTTCCTGAGACAGGCGCCTCTACCAAGTTGGGCCAGCGCGGCTTGTTCAGTTGTAGCGTGGTGCACCCAGGATTTGAACCTGGACGGGAGTGGTTTACAGCCACGCCGACTCAACCAGCGCTGTGCACCCTAGTGGCGGGAGCGGGATTCGAACCCGCGACCTCAGGGTTATGAGCCCCACGCGCTACCGAGCTGCGCCATCCCGCTACGGTCTTACTTGTTTACCTTACCCTGGATCGCCGACGAGTGCCAGCGATCCAGGGTGAGGGTGCTACTTCTTGCCCTCGCTGAAGTCGAACGAGGGCTTGCCGACGAGGCTGACCTGGTGGGTGGTCTTGTCCCACACCGCGTTGCCGAACACGGTCTGGACGAAGCCCTCCCAGTAGTTCGCGTACGCGTTGCCCTGGGCGTCCACGCAGATCACGTAGGTGCCGTCCGAGTCACCGGTGTAGATGCCGGTCGGGTCCATCTGCTCGGTCGTGAGCACCGAACCGCTGCTCTTGTAGTTGTCGTGCACCACCTGGCTCGGGTTCGTGAGCTGGGCGGTGTGCGCGATCGGCGCGCCGATGGACGGGCAGGTCATGATCGGGTCCTGCACGCCCTGGTTGAAGAAGAACGAGGTGGTCTGGACGCCGTTTGCCTCCGCCGTCTCGACCTCCTTCAGGTTCTGCCGCACCTGGGAGTAGTTGAACCCCGGCACCGGCTGGTTCTGCACCAGTGACGTGGTGTCCTTGGCCTGCTGCTGGTTCTCCAGCTTCTGGCCGGTGGACTGCGGGTGCTTGCTACCGTTGCAGCCGCTGACCGTGAGAGCGGTGACCGCCACGAGAGCGGTGCCGCTGAGGATGAGCTTCCTGTTCACTTCGCACTTCCCATCACGCAGTTCTGGTTGACCCACTGCAGCTGGTCGAACGGCAGCTGATCGCCGGTGACCTGCTCAGCGTCCTGACACACGAGGTTGGCGACGGCCTTGCGCTGCGCCACCAGCTGTGTCTTGTTGACCGGGTTGGACACGATCTGGCTGTCCAGATCGGTCACCGTACCCAGCTTCTTGGTGATCTCGTCCCGCAGCGTCTGCTGGTTGCCGTAGCTGCTGCGGTTGATGTGGTTCTGACGGTTCGTGTTGTGCTGCTTGAACCACCAGCCGGCCTGCCAGCCGCCCAGAATGAGCGCGGCGAGCATCGGAAGACCGACCACGCAGACGATCATCACCTTCGCCCAGAAGAACCGGCTCGGCTCCACGGGTGCAGACATTCTCTTCCTTCCGTCGCTTCCTTGATGACGTGGTACTGCGTCGAGATGGTGGGACTCGAACCCACGATCCCCTGCTCCCAAAGCAGGTGCCCTCGCCACTAGGCTACATCTCGTTGGTCTTGCGCTTGCTGCTGTAAACACAATACCAGACGACAGGCGGGTTGTCCTCCCTTTCGCCCCCTGCGCGAGAGGGAGGACAAGTCCACTACGCCGCGGCGAGCGCCTCTTCCTGCTGCCGCTTCCACACGGGCTTCCAGTCCATCGACACGTCGATGAGCTTGTCACCCTGGTCGAGCTCCTCGCCCGTGTAGGTACCAGGGTTACCCTCGAGGGACGCCTTGACCCACTTGAGGAGCCATCGGGCCGGCGCGACTGAGGTTCCCTTGCCCCAGAACGCGTGCAGGCTGCTGGCGTCCTTGGCACCCTCGATCAGCCAGTCGTCGGGGAAGCCCATGATGCGAGCGACCTCGCGATGCGTGGCGAACCGCTGGTTGGGGTGCCACACCATGTACGGACCGGCACCGTTGACGACGCGAGCCGGCTCACTCCACGCCCAGTGGCGAGGCTTGCTGAAGCCACCCGCGTCGAAGTTGCGAGCGATCAGCTGGGCGTCCCGGGTGGTGGTGCCCTTGGCGGTCGGGTACTGCCACGACTCCGGCAACTGGCCGTACGTCTCGTAGTACCGCTTGAGGACGTGTGCCTCACTCTCGCCCGGCTTCCACTCCACCGAGGCGAGGTCCATGACGCGACGTGAGTACGCGTTCTCCGCCGGCACGTGACCGTCCACCTTGCCGCTCTCGGAGCGCAGGGACTCGCTCCACCAGGTGGGCTCCTGGAGGTACGGCTGCGCCGACCAGCTGATCGGCTGGTCCACCAGGTCGCGAAGCGCGTCACCCAGGACGGGCAGCTTGTCACCCAGCGGGTGGTGCTCCACGCCGAACGGGAACTGGGTCAGCACGAGGAAGTAGCGCTTCCGCTTGCTGACGCCGCCCACCGACCAGTTGTTCTGCAGCACGTGAGTGACGTGGTACTTCAGCCCGGTGTGCTCGTTCATGTAGCGGCCGAGCTCCCGCATGAGTGGCAGGCCCTTGGTGTACGCCTGGGCGACCGACTCCATGCAGACGAACTGCGGCTTGACCTTCGCCGCGTACGTCATGATGTCGCGCATGCAGTTGTTGATCTCGGAGTCCATGCCGTGCATCTTGGAGCCGGCCGTCATGGACGAGAAGGCGCTGCAGGGTGGCGTGCCGATGACGCCGTCCGCCTCGATCGGCGTCCACTCCGCGGGCAGCGAGGCCTGGGCCTGCCACTCGTTGCCGAGGAGCTTGCGGTTGGCCTCCATCAGCGGGATGCCGAACCCCTGCTTGTTCTCCTTCTTGCCGACGAGGGTCATGCCCTCCTGCGCGGCTCCGCAGGAGAAGCCACCTGCGAAGCCGTAGACGTCGACGAACTTGATCGTCACGTGCTCTCCTAGCTGGCGCCGAGCGCCGTGAGGAACGTACGCGCCACAGCCTTGGGCGCGTGCTTGGTGGCGAGAACGGTGCGGTTGCGCTGGGCGATCGTACGGCGCTGCGCGGTGTTGAGGGTGAGGATCTCCTCCACCGCCTCCCCGATGCCCTCCAGAACCTCGTGCCATGCCGGCTGGTTGGCCAGCTTCGACTCACCGGGCCAGGACGGCACGGACTCGAGAGCGCGACCCTCGAAGTCGTCGCTCCACATGGAGCTCACCGACACCTGCATGCAGCCGGCATCGATGGCCTCGAACTGGGAGTACTCCATGCCGTCCGAGAACTCGGAGGCGGTGAGATCCACGTGCACGTCCAGGTTGCGGCAGGCGTCGAAGCCCGACTCATAGCCACCCTTGTACTCGATCTGGGTGCCGCCAGGCGCGGTGACCTCCCAGAGGTACGGCCGGATGACGTCACCACCGGTCTCCGTACGCTCACCGGGCTTGATCACCCCGTGACGGATACCGGGAAGCGACAGCGGCTTGCCCAGCACCATCGCCTCGAAGGTCTTGTACGTGGCGGACGCGGCGAGGCTGAGAGAGGAGGCACCCCAGAGCTGGACGCGATCCGCGGACGGCATCAGGTCGAGCGCCGCCGCCATACCGAGCGCGTGGTGACCCTTGGTGGTGATGTACCGCCCGGTGATGCCCACCACGTCGTTCGTCGCGTGACCGGCCAGCAGGTGAGAGTCCGGCTCCGTCTGCATCCGGTACGGCAGCGGCGACACCGTGAAGTCCACGTCCGGCCAGAGGTGACGGGACAGGTTGGGCGACGTCGGGGAGTGCGTCACCGCCGTGCCGAGGAAGTTCGGCCGCGTGAGGAGGTCCTTCACGTATGGCACCTCGCTCGGCGGGTAGTTGTTCCCGTGGAGCGCGAAGATGAACGGCGTCTGAGTGGCGGCGAGAACGTTGAGGTACTCCGGCGTGTCGGGGTCGAGGTAGCTCTTCCCCTTCGCCGCCTCCTTGTCCTGCATCACCGTGCGCACGTCGGTGAGAACGATGCGGTCGTACTGATCCAGCACGTAGCCGGCGTCCCGAAGACGGCCCACCACGTCGGGTGACCGGCCCCACCAGCGGATGCCCGGTCGCATGTTGCCCTCGCCCCAGACGGAGCGTGCCTTGCCGGACCGGGTGAAGGTCACCACGTCCGCCTCGTGTCCGTTCTCACGGAAGCCGTCGCGCAGGTGATACGCCCAAGCCATCGGGCCGCAGACCCGCGGCTCCGGTTCGAAGATGGCGATCCTCATCGCAGGTACTTCTCCTCGCACGTGGTGTCGCAGAACTGCTGGCCCTCGCTGCGACGGATGATCAGGGTGGCGTTCTGATGCGTGTCGTCGAACGCGCGGCCGCACTGCGTGCACTTGTTCGAGCCGTCGTAGCCGGTGGCCATACGCTGCTTGTTGACGTCGATCTTCTGCTGGTAGCGAACGGCCAGCTCCTCGTCGGAGCAGTTCACCGCGGTGAGCGCGTTGGCCACGAAGAAGAGCACGTCGACCATCTCACCGACGAACTTGTCACGGTTCTGCGCCCACTTCTTCTCGCGGTTCTCAGCGGTGGCCCACGGCTTCCACGGAACCTCCTGCTGAGCCTCCGCCAGCTCCAGGAAGGCGGCGTTCAGGTTCATCGTGACGTAGTCCGTCTTCGCGTTGACGTCCACCGCCATGCGCGGGTAGTCGATCTCGAACGTCTCCGCCTGGTACGCGCGCTGCGTGTGCAGCCACTCGTCGAACTTCACTTCATCTCTCTTCCGTCGTCACATCAGTCTACTGCGGTGGGTGACCGTCACCCTGGATCGTACCAGAGTGACGGTCACCACGTCAACCCCCGTGGTGGGAGCTAGAAGGGCATGTCCGGCGGAGTGGCGGCGTCAGCGGGCGCCGCATCCTCCACCGGCTCGTCCTTCTTGGTCGACACCGGAGCCGGTGCCGGGGCAGGCGCCGGCTGAGGAGCCGGAGCGGGCTGAGGCTGGGGCTGAGCGACCGGCTGAGGAGCCGGAGCCGGCTGAGGCTGCGGAACCCCACCGCCCGCCGCGGGAGCCCCGCTCGGGGTGCCGAGTGCCTTCACGTTCTTGATCTCGTTCTTCTCCTCCTCGTTCCAGAGGCGGATGCCGACCTCCACCTCGCAGCTCTTGCCGACGAGGTCCGCGGCCACCTTCTCGAGCGGCGGGTTGGTGGCGAAGTACTCGTGGTTGAGACCGAGCGCCTTCATGTGGCGGAAGAAGAACCCGAGCGCCGTGCCGCTCTCGGGGCTGATCACGAAGTCGTTGAACAGCGTCTTGCCGCTCATCGGACCCGCGTTGATGGTGAACTGGACGTTGATCTTGTCCTTGCCGGTGCCGGTCTTCTTGGCCTCGGCCTTCTTGACCGTCACCGTGTACGGACCGGCCGGGACGGCGGAGAACCCCGCGTCGTCGGCCGCCTGCTTGAGGTCGCCCCAGTTGAAGGTTGCCACGTCAGACTCCGTTCAGTCGTTCACTTGCTGTGCGAGATGGTCGCGCCGGCGTTGGCGTCGTCATCACCGCGAATCATGGCGAGCATCTTGGTCACGTCGGGGTTGTCCAGGTACGGACCCAGACGTCCGCCCACGCGCTCACCCGTCTCGAAGCCCGGCGTCGGTCCCACGAAGAGCCGACGTGCGGTGGAGATGCCGTCCTCCATCGTGACCAGCTGGAGGTAGGCGCAGATGTCCACGTAGTACGGCAGCGTCGTGGCCAGGGAACCCTGAACGTGAGGCTGCCAGACCCCACCGTCTCGCTGCCGAGCCATCGCGATGAAGATCACCGCGTCGAGGGGCTTGACCGGGTTCGTGGTGAGGTCCCGGAACTTGCGCACCAGGTCGGACACCTGCCGAAGCAGCGTACCCCAGTCCTGAGTCTTCATCTGGTCGGTACCGGCGATGTCATCCACCGCTCGCTGCTGGATCTCCGAGATGGAGTCCAGCACCACCGACTTGAACGGGTGCTTGCCGCTGTTGAGCCACTCGTACGCCTTGAGAACCGCGCGGTAGCTGTGCACCGGCACGATGGCGGTGTCCCACGCGTCACTCGGCTCCGGCGGCGCGTACTGCACCGGGTCCCAGTCGATCTTCTTGCTGGGGGTGAAGCGGCTGCCCATCTCCGCATCCAGGATCAGCCGTGGTGCCGGGGTGGTGTCACCCAGCCACGACTTGCCCTGCTTGCTGTGTCCGTAGACGATGGCGTTGATGCCGTAACTGGTCAACCGTCACTTCCATTCGTCGCTTCCGAGGTGAGAGACGCCCTCACCTGGTCCATCAGGCCCGTCCCATAGTACCCATACGGGTCAGCCTGCACGAAGTTGGCCTGGAGCGCCGCTTCCCAACGTGAACCGTCGTCCATCATCGGGCAGACGAGGGTGAACGGACACGCCCAGCTGCAGTAGTCACCCGGGTTCGGGTACGCGAGAGCGCGGTGGTCACCCCCGTTCCGCAACGTCTGGTCCACGAGCTTGAGCTCACTGGCCACGGTACGAACGCGAAGCATCATGCTCTGGTGGTCGTGCGCGTTGTACGACACCTCCACCTGCTTGAAGAACGGTCCGTTGGCCTTCGGCGTGCGCTTGGAGCGAAGGATCATGTTGTACAGTCCCCCGTCCGCTCGCTGACCGGTCTCGTCAGCCTCCAGGGTGTCCAGCAGGCTGTAGAACCGCATCTGCTCGTCGATGAGAAGCAGGTGCGCCTTCGACAGCGTGCCGACGGTCTTGAAGTCGCGGAACCTGATGGCACCGTCACTGACGCGACGGACCTTCTGGTCGAGCTTCGCCATCAGGGTGACGGGCTCCCCGTCGTACAAGGTCAGCTCTCGCTGCACCACCTCCTCGGTGGCGATCACCTCGTGCTCCGAGTCGACGCCCTCGTCGTCCACCCACTGCAGGTAGCCGCTCACCATCGCCCTGGCGTAGCCGTGCTCACTGCTCAGCTGGTCCTCGTACAGCGGGTGCTCCCGCCGAGCGAGGTGATAAGCCACGTTCAACGCCGCGAGAGCGTCGAGGCCGTAGCCGTAGTGCGCCTCCAAGGCGAGGTGGACACGTGTGCCGAGCTGGGCGGAGCCCACCGGCTTCTGCCTGGTCGGGTCCACGCTGTAGCCCAGGTGGTACGCCAGGTACCAGTGCCTGCGGCACCGCTTGAACGTCCTCAGCGTGCTGTTGCTGACCTTCAGCTGCTCTGTCACTTCACCCCCAGCAGCTTCCGCAGGGTCTGCTCGTCTCTCACGATCTCCTCCATCCGACCACGCTTCTCGGCCAGTACCTCGAGCTTATGCTCCTCGACTGTCTCCGGCGTGATCTGCTTGATGATGCGGATCGACTCGTGCCGCTCCGAACCGATGCGATAGATGCGGTCCTGAGCCTGCAGGTTCTGCACCTCACTGAAGCTCTCCTGCATGAAGAGCATGGTATCCGCCCTGGTGAGCGTGATACCCTCCGCGCCGGCACCCAGGGTGAGCAGGATGACACGCGTGCGGCCGCCCTGGAAGGCGTCGATGGCCTCACGTCGCTCATCTGCGGACTGGGCCCCGGTGACGAGGCCGTGAGAGATCTTGGCGTCGGTGAGCTTCTTGGCGGCGAGCTCGATGAGCTGCCGCGAGACGGCAGCCACCACGAGCGGGTCCTCACCCATCTCGCCGAGCAGGTCCATCAGGTCGTCCACCTTCGCAGACGGCGTGGTGAGCCTGACCTTCCCCTCCTCGTCGATCTCCGCGTACGCGGCGGCGAACTGCATGAGCCGCGTCAGCTGAGCGAGTGGGTTGGGTGCCACCAGAAGCTCGTTCAACCCGACGACCATCTCGTCGCGCATCTGACGATACGCGGTCTTCTGCTTGGCGGTCATCGGGGTGTGACGGTACTGCACCGGGAGCTTGGGAGGCAGGAACGGCAGTGCCGCCTCCTTGGGCACCCGACGAACGATCGGGTCCAGAATGCGGTACAGCTCATCCTGGGTGTGCGGGTTGATGCCCACCACCTCGGCGCCACCGAAGAAGTTCAGCGACACCTGGGCGTAGCGGTCCATGAACCGCGTCTTGGCGGGAAACCACGTCGGCTCAACCGCGTGACCGAGAGACCAGATGTCACCCACGTGGTCAGCCACCGGCGTGCCGGTCATGTCCACGCGGAACCTGGCACCGTGAGCGATCGCCCACGCCGCCCTGGTCTGCTTCGAGCGAGGGTCCTTGAGACGGTGTGCCTCGTCCATGAGGACGGTGCGCAGTCCCATCTCGTTGAGCTCCTTCGCCGTCTTCTCGTTCTCCGTCATCTCGACGTTGCCGTATGGCGCGAGACGAGAGTGAAGCCGCAGCGCGTCCCAGTTGATCACGTACACGTCCGCCGCCGCGGTGAGCTGCTTGCGCCGCCCACCGGCGCCACCGTCGATCACCTGCACCTTGAGCTCGGGTGCCCACATGCGGAGCTCCTTGAGCCACGCCGCGAACTTGAGACTGTTGGGGCAGATGACAACCGCGGGGAACGGCTGCTCGTCGAGGTGCTGGAGCACCTGCATGAACCTGATGGCGACACCGGTCTTGCCGAGCCCGGGTGGGTTCGCCAGGATGGCACGCTCGTTCACGAGCAGGAACTTCACGTCGACACGCTGATACGGGTAGAGCTTGAGCGCGCTGCCCGCCTCCACCGCGTCGAGCTCCGGGAAGTCCCGAAGCTCCTCGGGGAAGTCGAGCGAGTTGCGGAGGGCGAGAGCGGGAGCGATGCGCTTCTCCCTGGTCTCCCACGCCCACGTCTGGAGCTCCTCTCCGAGCTCGAGAGCGTTCCCGAAGATGCCGCGCAAGGCGATGCAGGTGGACCAGCTCAGGGGAGCCAGCCAACCTCCGTCCGACCTGCTGTAGCGTGCACCAGGAAGCTCCGTCATGAGATGGCGGTCCTGGTACGTCGTGTTCACGAAGATGTGTGTTGCGTTGCCGCTACGGGTGAGGTCGGCCTTAGGCACTCGTCACCTCGTCCCGGGCTGAACAAGTGACAGAATGGTGCAGTGTCACTTCCTGATCCTTCCCGCTTGACCTGGTCAATCTTACCAGCCGATCAGCCAGGTGTAAACAATTTCCCGATCAGGTGAGTGGGCAGTCGCTTCTCCCGAAGCAGCCACGCCAGCAGGTGGTTCGCCGCGTCATTGGCGTGGCGCATGTTCGGCTGTCGCCACCCGAGTCGCTGCAGCTTGAGGTCGCCACCAAGCTTTCGACTTGCGGATGGCATCGGCTGAAGCACCGTCACGCTGTTCCGACGGCAAGCCGACTTCACCGCGCCGATGACCTCGAGGCTGTACTCCGGCGTGCCGGTACGACCGCCACCCTGAGTGACGATGTACCGCTCCCAGCCGAGCCAGAGGTTGTCGCGCATGAGATGGCACCACATGTTCACCATGTCGTCGATGCCGTCGAAGTCAGCCTGGCCACTGCTGAAGGACGCCATGTCCTCCAGCATCGCCCACCCCGTCATCTTGCCGGGGTCGAGCCAGATGACGATCTTCGGGTCGGGTGGCTTCATCACCTGGAGCCTGCTCACACCTTCTGCCACCTCTCCGGGAGAATGTCCGCACCTGCCGTGAGGCGGACGCGGTAGCCGTCAAGGTCGGTCATACACTCCTCGATCACACGAGCCACCTCATCTGCCTGGTCACGTGGGACGTCAGCGATGATCTCGTCGTGCACCGGCACCAGGAGGAACTCATCCACCCCGGCTGCCTCCATCCGCGTCACGCAGATCTTGAAGTACTCCGCCGCGTGACCCTGGATCAAGCTGTTGAGACCCTGTGTGAAAGCGCGGTCCCGATCCAGCGGGATGTGACGGCCGAGCGGCGTGACGATGTACGGCTTGTCACGCGCGATGGCCTCCTCGTAGATGCGATTCAACGTGGTCTGAAGTCCGGGATACGTCGCGTTGAAGCCGTCTGCGACAGGCTGCATCTGCTCGAACGGCACACCGGCGGTCTGCGCCATCTTCCTGGTGCCCGCGCCGTACAGTGACGAGTACACCACGTTCTTGGTCAGCTGACGACGTGGATCCTTCTTGAGGATCTCCTCGCCGTAGATGCCGCCAGCGACGCCACAGAAGAAGTCCGTGCCAAACTCATCCGCGTCGTTGAATGCCTTGATCAGGCCCTCGTCCTCGCTGAAGTGAGCACCGAGTCGAGCCTCCACCTGGTTCAGGTCACACGTGATCAGCACGTTGCCGTCACGCGAGATGAACGAGCCACGGATCATCTTGTCGTCACGTGGCAAGTTCTGCAGGTTCGGGTCCGACATCGACATGCGACCGGTACGAGCAGCCAGGGTGTTGATGCTGGCGTGCAGGATGCCGTCAGCATCCGCCATCGCCATGAAGTTGTCGAGGTACGTGCCCTGCAGCTTGACGGCGTGACGCACCGCCAGGATGTAGCGGATCAGCTCCGCCGCCTGGGGTCCACTGGTCAGCTGGTACCGCTCCAGGTTGTCCTTGTCCATCTTCGGGGCACCCTGGTCGGTGAAGGCGTCGATCTCCACCCCGAGAGCCGTCAGCACGCGGGAGATCTGTCCCGCACTGAGCACGCTGGTGATGCCGTACGTCGCCTTGAGCCACGCCTTCGCCTGCTCGGTGAAGGCAGACAGCCGCAGCTGCTCAGCTTGGATGTACCCCGGGTCGAGGCGCATGCCCTTCATCATCATCCTGCTGCAGATGCGGACGATCGCCATCTCGAGGTCATACACCATCGGGAAGCGAGCCTGCACGTCAGGGATGATCTTCTCGTACAGGTGACAGTTGAGCACCGGGTCGAGAGCGGCGTAGAGCCAATATGGCTCAAAGTCGATGGGGACGGTGTCCCACGTCCACTTCTGCTGCCGCATACCGTCGTCGAGAAGCTTCTGACCGGTGAGTGCCGCAGGATCCACGAGCCTCGAGGTAAGTGGCTTCAAGCCGGCCGGCCTCGTCGGGTCCTGAATACGAGCACCGATCAGAGTGTCGTGGCAACGATTCCACGGCACCTTCCAGCCGGCCTTGATCTCCATGAACTTGGCGTCGTGAGGCAGGTTGTGCCACGTGAACTCGCCCTCGTACGAGTTCAAGATCTCGAGAGCACCACCGCCCCACTGGTCCCAGGGGACACACCAACCGTGGTGCTTGTCGCCCACCTGGATGGTGCGGAGCCGGGTGTGCCAGGGTGACAAGCCACCCGACTCCGTGTCGACACCCATCGGCGTCTCTCGTCGTTCCCCCGCCCATCGTTTCATCTCCATCAAGTCATCGATGGATTGGACGAGGTGAAGCTGCATGGTGGACAGAAGTCCGCTCACTCACGCGCCTTTCTGAGTGAATTCGATTCCTGGACGTTCCTGGTGTCTTATCCTATCGTACGAGGCAGATAGGTGTATCGAACGACCACGAGACCGGCATCGTGGAGCAGACTTTCCATCTCACGAGGACGACGATAGTCGTCACCACCGGTGTCTCGGTAGACCACGCACGCGAGACCGGAGTTGCCGATCTGTTTGGCGCAGTTGAGACACGGTGACGTGGAGACGTAGATGGTGCCACCTTGGATCCGCTCGTGGTTCGCGCGAATGAGCGCGTTGGCCTCAGCGTGGATCGTCTGGCAGCGGCTGTAGTCGGGTGACGTGTCCCCGGTGATGGCTCGTTCACACCACTGGTCGCACGTCCCCTCCAGTTCCAGGCCCGAGATCGGACCGTTGTACGACGTGGAGTCGATCTTGTTATCGGTGGTGACGATGACTGCCCCAACCTGAGCACGCACGCACGGACTGCGTCGCCCGAGCAGGACAGCCACCCCCATCCACGTGTCATTCCACGTGGTGCGGATCAACTGCACTCCTGGCACCGCCACTCCGACGACATCATCGCCTCGTTGAGCACGTACCAGCAGTTGAGACACAGCTTGAACTGTGGCTGCGCCAGTCGCGGCACGTTGGTACGGTACCACCGTTCCGCCGTGCTGCTGGCGATCGAGCCGTCGCCCGTGGCGAGCTTGCGCGCCATCTGGGTGATCGCCTGGAAGTTCTGCCACGGCATCATGTGCTCGGTGACGCGGTCAGTCAGCGCGGGTGGGACGCTGATGTCCACCGGCACCCCGACTCCCTGGTCCACGATGCGCTGAGCCTCGGCCACGTCACGCTCGTAGAGGTGCTGGCTGCCGATGGCGTGGGTATATGACCCGACCTTGACGCCGAGGCACGCAGCCACCACCATCTGGAGACGGCTGAACATCAGCCAGTCGTACGGGATGCCCAGGTAGACGTCGGAGCTCCGCATGTTGACACGCAGGTGGAGCTCACCGTCACGCAGCAGGAACTGACCACCTGTGGTGCACGGGACGTCGTGAGTGACGACCTCGTGCTCCTCGCCGTTCCAGATGGTGAAGTATGCCTGCCTGGTCTGCGGCTGGCTCTGCAGGAGGTGCACGACCTGCTGGAGCTGGCGGTACAGCCGTGGGCCGTAGGCACCCCTGAGCCTGCCTCCGTCGGCGAACTGGGAGAACCTACCCCCGGATGCCTGGTCAAGCTGCTCAAGGCTGCTGAGGCCCGCCAGCAGGTGCAGCGTCTCGGTTGCCGCGATGCGGCGGTTGAACCGTCGGGCGGTACCGGCCACGTGAGCCTGGGTGCCATCCTTGACGGTCACGGTGACGTTGAGCAGTTCCCGGGTGTCGAACCCACGTGGTGCTGACCCGGTGTCACTCTCAAGCAGGGCGGCGAGAAGCTGGACGTACGCCTCTCGCCCCGTGTCGGTCACGAGCTCCACTGTGCGGCCTCCTGAATCGTCTGGGCGTATTCAGCGAGCTCACTGTGGTGGAAACGCTTCCACCACTGAGGGTGCGGGATCTTGGTGTGCTTCACCAACGCACGGTCGAGCGCCTGGCTGGCGTGGTTGCCGAGTGCCACGATGTTCAGGCTGTACGGCACCTCGTGGAGCTTGACGAGCCTCGTGCCGTCCTCGTTGGCGTTGAGGATGCCCACGCCCCGGTGCATCTTGGCCTGGACCAGCGCCCGCATGAGGTACAAGGCGGACCCTGCCTGGTCCCACGGGGTGAAGGCTCGGGGAAACTCGAGCCGCGCTCTGGGACCGTCGTTGCGTTGGTCACCCACGAGCAGCACACCTGGTGCCACGCTACCGACGTAGCCGGGCAGCCGGTGCGGTGAACCGTCGTACGGCTCCTCGTCGTACGACATGGCCTGCGCCGCGTTCAGCATGAACGTCGTGCTGAGGTTGGACGCGCGGTGATAGCCGTAGGTCTTGGCGTGGTTCTCGTACCAGTCGTGGACCTGAGCCACGTGATCCAACCGCAGAAAGTCCTCGCCCCGCTCCTTGAGCCGGGTTGTCACCTCCGCCGGGTCCTCCGGCTGCACCAACAGCTTGAGAGCACCCAGAGCGGAGAGCAGCATCTCGATGTGGAGCATTCCGGCGTCATCGATGCGTCCGCCACCGCGGTACAGCTGACCGTAGATGATCTCCCCGGCGTGCCACCGGTCCATCACCACCAGGTGATGACGAGAGTGGATCATGCGGAGCATCTTGGGCTCCTCGAGCGGGAGCTCGTACTCCTGGAAGGCATCCAGGCCGGGTTCCGGCTGTCCCTTGTGGGTGACCACCGTACGCACCAGAGCCGGGTGCGGGTGTCGGGCACCGTGTGTCGCCACGAGCTGTCGGACCAGGGTGGACTTGCCACCGCCGTCCACGCCCTCACAGATGATCAGCAACCGGCACTTCCCTTCTCGCTTCAGGGGCAAACCTACCAGGTGAGACACGTCTGAGACAGACTAGTCCTCGTCCTTGACCGACGTCTCAAGCCTCTCGTCGGGCTGCTGAGCCAGGCTGGTGAGCAGCCTGTCCCGGTCCTCCTGGGTCACCTCCTGGTAGGCACCAGGCAGGCCGAGCACGTCCAGGACGTGACCCAGGTAGTCGACATCCCGGCGGTGATTCGGGTGCCCGCAGCCGGGACCCGAGCACGCGTGCTGGTTGCACATCCGCCTGACCCTCGTCGCCGCCATGTGTCGTATGACGTCGGTGGCGTCGAGGTTGGACTGCCGCGCGTCAGCCTGGGTACCCGAGGTGACGACGACGCCGGTGAGCGACGCCACCTCCCCGGGACTCAGCTGGGTGGTGATGTCGCTCACCGGCTTCTCCGCTTCGTGATCAGTTGAAGAGCTTCATGGCGGCGCTGAAGGCGTCGAACTTGGCCCTCAGCTCGTCCCGCTCCTTGGTGACCTCCGCGAGCTTGACCTCCAGCTTGCGGAGCTCCGCGTTCTCGGCGGACAGGACGTCCACCCGGCGCTGGAGTGCCTCCAGCTCCTGCTGACGCAGCGTGTTGTTGCCCAGGTCGGCCAGCAGAGCGCGGAGGTTGGCCGCGTGCTGCTCGGCGGTCAGGGTGGCGTCCGAGGGAGCGGCGCTCGCCGCCTGCTCGGTCTTCATCTCGAAAACCTGGGACACCAGGGTACTGGGTGCGGCGGCCGTGGTCGCCACCTCCTTCGGGGTGGGAGTGACGCGCTCCAGACGGTAGCGCTTGGTGTGCGCGGAGCGGGTACCCTCCACGTAGGCGACCTCACGGGTCAGCCGGTAGCCCGAGTACGGGGTGGCGGTCAGCTTCGTGATGCCGTCCTTGACCGTCGCCCGGGTGATCGTCGGGTCGCCCTTGAGCGCCAGCTCCAGGATGTCGCCGACGGTGAGGCCGAGCTCCGATGTGTCGCCCTTGATGACGTCCACGAGCAGGCGCTTGACCTCGCCGATGGTGACCTTGCGACCGTACTTCCGCGGGTCGAAGAGGGTGACGGTGCCGTCCTGGTTCACCCGGAACCCGTGGCTGCGCTCGTGAGCCGCGCGTCCCTGGTGGTTGGTCATGGGCGGCTGGCTGCACTTGGCGTCGTGCACCACCTCCGAGAAGCGGCACGGCAGCTGGAGCTTGCCGTCCACCTCGTTGCCGTCGTCCTCCTCGTCCGGCTCCTGGTCCACCGGGGTCTCGTCCTCCACCGGGGTCACGGCAGGCTCCATGAAGCCCGTCGGGATCGCCGGGGTGGGATCAGGCACCGGGACGTCGAGGACGTCCGAGGCGTTGACCTCGGGCACCGACGGGGTGCTGTCCTGGAACTCCGTCGCACCCAGGTCCGGCTCGTCGGGGAGCTTGACGTTGCGAACGTCGAGCACCGACCAGTGCTCGGCGACCCACCACACCGAGGTGGACGTGGTTCCACCGTTGCGGAGGCACACGAGGTTGCCGCTGTCCCGCATGTAGCGGTTCAGCGCCATCTTGATGCGCTCCGCCTCCTTCCGCTCCACGAGGTAGCGGTCGGTGAGGGCCGGCCAGATCCGGTTGACCAGCTCGTTGACGGAGCCCGTCCACTCGCGCCCCGGCTGCCCGTTGCGCTTGCGCTCACGGCCGTGCTTGTACCCGGCCGTGTTCCGGATCATCTCCCAGATCATCCACGCTTCGGTGTTGATCTCCTTGCTGTCGACATCGGGGAGCTTGGGTGCCCCGACATCCATCTGAGATGCCATCTTGTCCTCTCTTCCTGGTCGTTCCTGGTGCATCGTATCAGCTGCAGACTCAAATGTCCACAAGTTCAACGAGCGGTGTCCCTGGTGGGAGTCGAACCCACAACCTCCGCCTTTTGAGGGCGGCGCCTCTGCCGTTGGGCCACAGGGACGACTGAGCAGTGTATCAGTTGAGCTTCTGCAGTCGGCCGTCTCGCGTGGCGGCGTCGATCTCGATCGCCACCTCGTTCATGTTGCCGAAGCCGAGGAACAACCAGTGCGTGATGGCCTGAAGAGAGCCGGAGACGAGCACCTCGGCGGTGTCACCCTGGTCCTTCGTGAGCGTGACGTTGACGATGCCACCGTGGTGTCCGAGCCTGCCGTGGATCCCGATCGTCTTGCTGAGCGGCTGCTCGTCGGTGACGTCCACGCCGGTGAGGAGCTGGTACATGGCGATCTCTCTTCCTGCTTCGCTTCCTGCTTGCCTGCTGAGATCAGGTTACCAGCCTGAGGGTGCTTTGTAAACACCCTCAGGCTGGAACCTCAGTGAACTCCCATGCGACGGCGAAGCACGACCATCGACGCCTTGACCGCGTCCACGTCCTGGGTGAGCCACCGCACCTTGTCCCACTCGGTGTGGTGTACCCACTCGAAGCCACCGTGCTCCCGAGGGTTCGGAGCGCCACGGGTGATGGTGCAGGCGAACACCCGCATTCGCATGCGGTCGTTGAGACGCCACTCACCGGGCACCCGCTCCAGGATGCGCACGCTGATGCCGAGCTCCTCCTTGAGCTCACGCTCCAGCGCCTGCTCGTGCCGCTCACCCGGCTCGAGCTTGCCACCGGGCAGCTCCCAGCCGTTTCGCAGGGTGATCGGGTAGGTTCGCTTGGCGGCGAGCAGCTTGCCCGCTCGCAGATCGAGGATGGCCCCGCCGGCCACCTGCTTCTGGTTGGGGGAACTCCACAAGCCCACAGGCTTCTCCTTGTTCGGTTCGGACAGGGTGACAACTCAGAACTCGTAGTCGTCCATCGTATCCTGAGCCAGCTTCACCCCCTTGGCCCAGGTGGCAGCGGTGGTGCTCAGCACCGACTTGTTGCTGCGCATGTTCACCACGTTGAGCTGCACGAGGCCGTCACGGTTGTTGATCGTGGCGCGCAGGTGTCCCTTGGTCCAAGACAGGGACTTGTGCTCCTTGTTCTTGGTCACGACGTTCACCTCCTCTCAGATGAGCCACTTGATAAGGTCGAAGATCAGAACGAAGACGACGGCGAGGATCGCCATCACGAACGCGAAGAGGAGCAAGCAACACCCCAGTCCCGTCGTCACTGCGATCGTCGTGGCGAGTGGCCCCTCGTTTCCGGTGCCGTCCTCCATGGCGGAGGTGACTCGGTCACGGAGGGGCTTCTCGTACTTGCTGCTCACGTGTACCTCTCTCACTGGAGGGCGAGGACGTCTCGCCGACGGAGCCGGCGGATGGCGACCCCACCCTCGGCCTTGCAGACGGCGCGCACCTGGCCAGACTCAGCCCGTGCCTTACCGAGCACCTTGCCGAACGGGTGGTTCAGGCCATCCGTGTTGAGCTCGACCTGGATGATCTCGTGACCGGTCTTGCTCTTGATGGACCACCAGTCGGTGATCTCGTCGGGGTCAGCCGGCGCGGGCAGCTCCAGCTGGAAGGTGCCGCGGTGCACGGTGTAGTGCGTGACGCGGTCGAGACGCAGGGTGCGGCGGTCGTGACGGAGGCGGCACATGACCACCAGGGTCAGCTCGCCGGCCTTCGTCTGACGGATGGAGTACGGCTCAACCGTGCGAACGGTCTCGTTCCCGTGCTCGTCGACGTAGGTGACGGTGACCGGCTGCTTGCGGCTGATCGCCCTGTGGATGTTCAGCACCATCTCGAGCTCGGTCTCGTGCTTGGTCGTCCGCATCTTCCTCGCCTCTTCCTCTTCCTGTTCCTTCCTGCTGGTTACAGCATACCAGTACACGAGCCGAATGTAAACAGCAAGCGTGCCCGTGCCTCACGTTCACGTTCCCGCTCACGGCGGTGGAGGATGACAGCATGCCGCACGCACGCGATGAGCGACCGGTCCAACCTGATGGCCAGGTCAGTGCGCTGGGTCCAGGTGTACCGGTCCCAGCGCTTGAGCAGCAGCTCGTCCTCCGCCTTGGTCCACTTGACCTGACGGTCCTTACCGGCGGGCAAGGTGCGACGGTTGTAGTGCCGCACCTTGCGCCAGTAGCGCTCTGATCCGGTCACGTGCTACTTGTTCAGACGGAAGAACAGGAAGCGCGTGTTGCGACGGCCGAAGAGCACGGCGCCGAGACCTCGGTTCTCCACCAGCCCGAAGCCGTCGCCCTTCCACTTCTTGTTGTAGGCGTCCACCGCCGCGTCGGTCATGCCGCGGTTGCAGAGCTCCTCCCACTCCCGGTACGCCTGGGAGCGCTGACGGATCGGGACCTCCCGCCCGTTCTCCACGTTGCGGTCCGGGGTGCTGGACGACACCGGCTCGATGTTCCGGCCGGGGTGGACGTTGCCGGTGTAGCCGACGCCCTCGATGTGGACGCCCTTGTGGCTGTCGTACGTGCCGACGGTGCCCTTGTACTTGCCGCTGGTGATGCGGACCTTGTCACCGTGTCGGGCTCGTTCCACGACGTTCTCCGTTCTCTTCGTTCATTCCTAAGCGGTGAGCCTGGTCGGCTCCCCGCGCCGCGCCACGGGTGATGAGCACCTGCGACGCAGCGCGGCGAGCCGCGTCAGATCCGGTCGACGACCGTCACCGCGTTCTTGATGCCGTCGTCCACGCTCGCCGCGATGGCGAGAAGACGCTGACCGGGACCGCTGATGAGCCCGGTGCCGTTGGGGGACGTGGTCTTCGGGTTGCGGAGCTTGTCCACAACCGCGTTGGCGTCGGCGCACACGTGAACCGTGTGCCGGTCCGCCTCCAGGTCGATCGTAGGCGTACCCGCGAGGTCCTCAGGCTCCGGCGGGGAGCACCGCTGGCACGGCTCCAGCTCCTCCAGGAACTCCGACGTCAGGCTGGACACCTGGGTCGGGACACCCGAGTTGCACTGGCTGTCGTGCTCGTGAAACACCACGCTTCGGCCGACGATGCTGAGCACGTACCGGCCGTCATCGACCTTGTACAGCTCCATCTCCGTCCAGCGCGGGTTCCGGTCGGTCTCGGTGCTCACGTCACTGAGCATCGTGCCCTCAAACTCGAGGGTGCGGCTCGCGTCTCGGACGCGAATGGTCTGGGGTTGGTTTGTCACGGTTGTGCCTCTCTTCTCGTCAATTCCTGGCTCTCACGTTACCAGATGAAGATCTCCCTGTGAACTAGCGCTCTTCCGCGAAGCGGCGCAGCTGCTGCAGGCTACGGTTCATGAGCTCGAGACGGCTGTAGCACCGCTTGAGCATGTGCATGTCCTCGGTGTACCCGAGGGTGCGGTAGTTGCCGAGAATCCACCGGCCACGGGCACGCCCGTTGAGGTCCAGCTTCCAGCAGACGCTGAGCAGGACGCTGCGCTCCTCGAGCGTCAGCGCGTTGTTGCCCAGCTCCTGGGGCACCGGGATGGTGACCGTCAGCATCACGTTCTTCGACGCCGGGATCATCACCTCGCCGTTGTGCTCGAAGTACACGGCCTCCGAGTTGACGACGCGCGTCTCCACGGTCAGGTCCAGTGCCTGGGCGGCGGCGCGGAAGTCGTCCGCACCCTTGATGCCGGTGCTCTCCTGCTTGTCACTCACGGTGATCATCTCTCTTCCTCTTCCTGTTCCTGCCTGCTGAGTACATAGTACCAGACCAAGGCCTGGGGGTACACAGCTGGGTCCCGTTCGTCTTCAACGAACGACGAACGGGACCCACGTGCCGTGCTCTCCGCCACGATCAGCTGGCGCGCAGCAGGTCCTTCTCGTAGAGGTAGCGGTCGGCGACCTCGACGTGGTCCGGGGTGACGGTCTCCCAACCACCGGTCATCGCGGCGTCGGCGCCCTTCGTGCCGGTGTAGCCGACGCGGGTGTGGTCGTTGAAGTACACGAAGCCGAACGGCACCTCGGTGGTCCCACGGTTGTCGTGGTTGATGACGCGAAGGTTGTTGATCTCGGTGTCCACGTGCTGTCCTTCCCTGGGTGTGGTCGGTTGACGGTGACTCAGAAGATCACGGTGATGGCGAGCACCATCCCCGCGACCCCGATGATCCAGCCGGCGATCGTGAGGAACCCGCTGTCGACGTGGGAATCCAGATGAGCGAGCGCCGCGCCGAGCAGCATCGCGCCGAGAGCGACCGCGAGCTGCCCCCACCACGGAAGGTTGCTCACGTCGGTCTGCAGGTTCCCGTCAGCGAGGGTCACGAGCTGTGGGTTCAAGGTGTTCCTCCTACTTGACTGTCCAGAAGGGGATGGACACGTTCGGGACGGCGCCGAAGACCTGGTTGTTCTCAACCTTGACGATGCCGCGGATCTGACCCTCCACCTGGATGTCGTTGACACCCGCGTAGATGCCGACCCGGCGACCCACCTGCCAGTCTCGCAGCCACCTGGTGGCAGCCACGATGACGAAGCCGGCGAGGTTCTGGCTCTGCGGCAAGTTGGTGCGCGTCACGCTGACCACATACATGATGTGCTTCGGGTCGTAGTGCTTGCCGCCCCTGGCGAACATCGGGTGCACTCGGACGTTGTGCCGAGTCACGTGAGGAATCTCCGGCCTGGCCATGTCACCCTTCTTTCCTGTTCCTGTTCCTGACGAGACCCAGGTTACCAGACCCTGGGTCTCGTGTAAACACCCTCAGAGTTGCGTGCGCTTCGGGTTGGCGGTGAACGTCACCGGTGCGAGCTTCTCCTGGATCTCCAGGAGCGCGGTGGCCTGGACCGACGTGACCTCGAAGTCGCAGTCCTCACACAGCGTGACCGGCGTCTTGGCCATCCCGGTGCGACCGCAACGGTTGCACCGCTCGTCGTGGCAGGCGTCCGGGTTGGCCATCTTGAGCACCTCGAGAGCGGTCTCGAGATCGTTGTCACAGTGCTCGCGGAGCACCCAGAGAGCCAGCGTCGCGAGTGGCCCGGTGACGGTGAAGTCCACGTGGGTGTCGTCGTTCTCCCGCGTCTTCACGTCGCCGGTCAGACCGGGGTAGCGGTCCAGGTAGGCACGCCGCTTCACGGAGTCGGTGCGCCAGATGACTTGAAGGCTGTGGTTCACGTCTCTTCCTTCCCTTCCTGTTCGGTTGCTGGGCCGACCTTATACCTACGTAGGCGAGAATGTACACACCCAAGCGATTGTGGACATTTGTGATCAGGTCTGGTAAGGTAGGCTTCAGCAGGAACAGGAAGCGACTTCCCTGGAGGGAACATGACACCGCGTCGTCCCAGGCACAACGAGGACCAGGTAGAGCGTGTACTCAACGAGGCCGAGGGCCACGGGTGGGACATCACCTACAAGAACGCCAAGTTCACGTGCCGCTGCGCCTGTGGGGGACACGCGCACACGGTACGGCAGGGCAGCCACTCCTTCCGCACCGCGAAGAACCTGCGGTCGCAGCTCATGAAGTGCTGGCACTAACTTGTGGACATCCTGGGGCAGACCTGGTAGGGTCTGCCCCAGGAAGCGTTCAGGAAGGAACGAGGATGGCGAAGCACAAGCGTCGTCGCAACGACAAGGAAGTGAAGTCGGTGGTGGCAGCCAAGGGGTGGCTCGTGCACTGGTTCGACACGGAGAAGAACGAACCCGTGATCGAGCAGTACCGCAGCGCACTGGACGCGCAGCTGCGCGTTCAGGAACTGGGTGTCATCGGCATCAGCGCACGAGTGGCGCAGAAGTGACCACCCGGGTGTACGCGACCCTCGAGATCGAGGGTGGGCGGGTGGTGCTCCGCGACGAGACCGGCGCGGAGCTGGCGGTGGTCCACGAGCGCGGTCGCACGCCGGCTGAGGCCTTCGCCTCAGACCTCGTGACCGACCTCGTGCACAATATGCGAAGCATGGAGACGGATCCGAATGACGAGTAGGGACGCGGAGTTCATCAACCTGACGGACACGCCGGCCCACCCCTCCCAGGAGGAGATGGACGCGGCGATGGAGAAGGTGTCCGTGATGCTGGAGACGGAGTGGTCCGTCCGGCGTCTCGGCGCGCAGTACACCTTCCGCTCCGAGGCCGGCGGCTACCACAAGTCCCGTCGCCGGGACTTCCGAGTGGCGGTGGCTGACGCGACCGGGCTCACGGTGGTGAAGTGATGGCCAACGAGGGACAGCGCGCGTGGAACGAACGCGGGCCGGGGTGGCGGGTCCACAACCACGTCAAGGGAAAGCTGACCCCCAAGCAGCGTGACGAAATCGTCGCACGCTACAGGGAGGGTGGCGAGGGCAACACCGCGGAGGAGCTCGCGGTGGAGTTCGGCGTCAGCGCAGCCACGGTTCGCGGGATGGGGACCAGGCGATGAGGTGTCCCTACTTCCTGTGCAACCGTCCGGCGAGGGAGACCACCGACGGGAGGCAGGACTTCGTGGCCACGCACCTCTACGAGGGCTACACCACGTGTCCCGGCAGCCTGTACGTCACCAAGCCGGCCAACCGAGACCGCGAGGAGCGGCTGATGGCTGAACGTGCGGTGGCCAGCAAGTTGCCGCGTGGCCTGAACGGCTGAGACAAACGGGACGTCGGGTGTGTACACCTGGCGTCCCGTTTGGTATGCTGTACCCAGGAAGCGAGCAGGAAGGAGCGAGAGATGCAGCGGTTCAAGAAGCGGATGCTGCGGAACGAGTACCGCAAGGACCACCGCCGCGGCAGCGACCGCCGGGAGGTCGGCCGCACCCCGAACTGGGTCATCCAGGAGCTGCGGGAGCGCCGTCGCCGGAACGAGGAGAACGAGTGAGCAAGCACGACGCGTTCTACAAGGCGCGAAGGCTGAAGCGACGGCACCACAAGCGCGGTCACACGCCGTGGTGCAGCTGCCCGGAGATGATCACCACCCTGCTTCTGCTGCTCCGTCGGCGGTTCAGCGAGCCGCAGGAGACGTGGGCGCGTAAGGTGGTCAAGCAGCTCCCGACGTCGCGTGGTCCCCAGCCTGACCTGGAGGTCCGTGACGAGCTTCAAGCGTACGTTCCTCGGCAGCGACAGGGGGACTGATGCTGCGGATGCGGGACCTCAGCCCGGACCAGGTGGTGGCGCTTGACCGCATCGCCGCCTGGTTCCAGGGCGTGGAGGGCAACGTCAGGCACTGTGACGACGAGCAGTGCGCGCCGTACGAGCACACCCACGGCCAGGGAACCGACGCCCCGGTGTTCAGCATGGGTGGCGTCGCCGGGACCGGCAAGACCACCGTCATGCGGTGGCTGGAGGCCGCCCTGGCGTGCCGGGTGACGTACGGCGTGCCCACCCACAAGGCGGCCAGGGTGCTGCGCGGGAAGCTCGACGCCGGCGCTCAGGAGCGTGTCAACACCTTCCACTCCCTGGCGTACTACCCGAACGTGCGGTACGTCTGCACCCGGACGCGGCAGCCGGTGAGGCTCGCGGTGCAGCCAGGTGGCTGTGGTCACCCGACCGACAGCGACTGCGACTGCCCGATGCGGTTCGACCCGTGCAACGCGGGTGCCGCTCACGACTGCGTCGTGGACGAGCAGCTGCGGTGGGAAGATCGGCCGTACCTCACCGGGGCGTGTGACCTGCTGGTCCTCGACGAGTCCTCGATGGTGTCTGAGGAGGACGTGGAGAGGCTCAGGGTGTTCGGGGTGCCGCTCCTTCTGGTGGGCGACCACGGGCAGCTCCCACCCGTCAAGGCGAAGATGAACGCGTGGACGATGAACCCACACGTGTCGCTGACGGAGAACCACCGTCAGAAGAACGACACGTCGGGGATCGTGGACGTGGCGCTCGCCTTCCGGGACGGGAAGAAGCCGCCGGTGGGCTCGTACGGGGACGGGCGAACGGTCGTGGTGCCCAGGACCGGGGCAGGCGTCGGCGAGCTCCTCAGGCCGGAGAGGTACCAGGGTGAGGGTGCCCAGCGACCCGCGATCGTGTGCCCCTGGAACAAACTCCGCGCGAACATCAACAAGAACTTCCACGGCCACGGGCCGGTGCGGGCGGGTGACCAGGTGGTGGCGCTGTCCCGGTGCCTGGCACCCCTGGTACGGAACCCGCTCGGACTCAACGCGACGATGAGCTCGCTCGACCTGGGGGACACCGTCCCGGTGTTCAACGGGCAGACTGGCACCGTCACGGCGGTGCTGGCCACGCGGGCGAAGACGTGTGACCTCGTGGTGAACCTCGAGGGGGTGGGGCAGGTGCTGGTGACGAACGTGGCCAACGACCAGTTCGGCCGTCCCGCCCAGCTGGCGCTCAACGAGCGGCCGGTGGGCGCGCGGCTGTGGGACTACGCCTACGCGATCACCGCTCACAAGGCGCAGGGCTCGGAGTGGGACAACGTGCTGGTGCTGGAGGAGAACCCCCAGGACTACGCCCGGTGGATGTACACCGCGGTGACGCGGGCCAAGGACAAGCTCGTGGTGGTGAGGTACTGACGTGGCACCTGAGAAGAGCTACGGCAAGCGGTGCGGCTGCGGCCACACCGTCAGCGACGACTGGCTCTGCGTCAACGGTGGCCTGTACGGCCCGTGTGAGAGTGAGTTCTGCGGCGGCGCCTGCGTGTGGGTGGGCACGTGCCGGGAGAACGAGAGCTGTCTGTGTGGGGAGGACGACTGATGGACGACGTGGAGGCGATCCGTGGACTGCTGGCGACGATTGAGGCGGAGCCGACGCTGCTGCCGGCTCTGCCTGGGGTGCGGCCGCACAACCGCGGGGAGATGCTGTACCGCCGTGTCGCTGACGAGGTGCACCCGTGTCTGAAGTGCGGGGAGCGCGCCACCGCCGCCTTCCTGGTGAAGCAGAGCCTGGACGGGACGTGGCGCGCCCTGGACGTCTGCTCGGGGTGCGCGGTGCTGGTCGTGGCGGTGATCCACGGCCTCGAGAACGCGTTCGTGGAGCACCACGAGGGTGACGAGGACGAGGGTGACGACGAAGGTGGCTGGTGAGGGTGTTTACAAACGAGGGGGCGACTGGTAGGTTGGTACCAGCAAGACCAGGAAGGAACCGGAAGAGAGAAGGACGAGATGGGGCAGTACGAGCACTACGGCCGGAAGTACGTCGTCACCGGGGAGACCCGGGAGGTGGACGGCAAGCTGCTCTGGCAGATCAAGGCCGCCCGAGACGTCCGAGGGGCGCACTGCATCCGCACCCGTGAGGGAAGCCTCGGCGGCTGGCTGCAGTACCCGGGCCACGACCACGAGAGCCAGCGCAACCGCGGCTTCGGGGTGAGCCTGGACCAGGAAGACGAGTCGTGGGTGGAGGACCGCGCGACCGTGATGGACCGCGCCCGGGTGTTCGGAGACGCGCGCGTCAACGGTCGCGTGATCGTACGAGGCTCCGCGTCGGTCTACGAGCGCGCCTCGGTGGGCGGCAACGCCACTCTCACCGACAACGTCCAGGTGTCGGGAGACGCCTACCTGTATGGTGACCTGCACCTCAGCGACGCGGTGGAGGTGCGAGACAACGCCTGCGTCGAGGGAAGCGCCAAGCTGTCCGGCAGCGTCACCCTCCGCGGACACACCATGGTCGCGTACGGCGCGCAGCTCAGCGGCGGCAACTTCCACCACGGCAGCATCCGTCGGAGGGCGCGCGTCGAGAAGTCGGACCACGTCATCGTCGTGGACGGCCTCTTCCCGGACCCGGTGACGATCTACCGGGCGGACGCCGTGGGCAACCACTACGTCACCGCCGGGTGCCAGACCTTCCAGCTGGACTGGGACCTGGCCGAGATCGCGGCGGAGCACTCGTGGGAGCTGCCGCGCTTCTGGCGGAGCTTCCGCCAGGTGATGCTGAAGGCGGTCAAGGAGTGGGAGCCGGTGGAGCCCACCGAGACGGCGAAGGCCCTCGCGGAGATGGCCGGCGACACCGACGCCGACGACTGATCAGACTGGTCAGGGATGGACCCCTGATCACTCATAAGATACTATTGAACACACGGAGGCACCACCTGAGGTCGTCCTCAGGTGGTGCTTTCGTTATCTCTTCTCACTGATAAGGGGCTCAGTGGACACTGCTCAGATCATTCCCAACGCGATGCCGTGGCTGATGGCAGAACTCGACAACACCCTGCCGGGTGCCAAGAACGCGGAGAAGAACGCGCTCGACAACTGGAAGCGGTGGCAGGTGCCCATCGTCGCGTGGTTCCTGGTGCCCGGTACGATGCGTGCCATGCCGATGATCATCGGTCTGGGGCACGAGAAGGTGCTGGTGCCGGTGAGTGAGTGTCCGGAGTTCGCGCGGATCGTGAACACGCTCGAAGCGGAAGAGCAGAACCAGCCGGAGTTCACCTTGATCAACATCCGGAACATCTTGCGGGAGATCCGCGACAAGATGTGAGAACGAGGACGCGGCGTGGGGCCGCGTCCCTCGTTTCTCGTCACCGCAGCCGATGCGAGACGGTCCTCGGCAAGATATACCCTGTGGCTGTACATCCACGAAAGGACTGTTGGTGGCACCCGATATCGGTGATTCTACCGCATCGCGGGGGGCAGCGACCAGCGCACCCGCACATCGCGACGACGAGTGGTCCTTCATCCCACTCAAGCGAGCCACAGAGAATGCCCCTCGGAAGGCCAGGGTCTCGCTCCCGGAGCACCTGGTGGGAAGCCCCGAGGAGGAGCGAGAGCACAGCTTGATCTACTGGTCTGGGGTCTCCATGACCTGGTCGGATGCCCACGAGTGCCTGGCTCAGGGCCTCGACGTCGGTCTCCTGGCTGGGCAGTCCGGCCTGGTCATCTTGGACTGCGACGTGAAGAGGTACGACGCGGAGACCGGCTTCGTGACCGTGGGCAACACCGCGCGGCTGGAGGAGCTCAAGCCGGCGGTGACCAAGCGCGGGGTGGATGACCTCCGGCGCGAGGTGGAACGGCTGGGCCACACGATGAAGGAGCTCACCACCTTCACCGTGCAGACGAAGTCGGGTGGCTTCCACCTGATGTACCGGCAGAACCCGCGCTTCCCCCTGGAGACCAAGCATCACCGGGACGAGTGGCGGGTGGATGTCATCGCCGGGCAGAACAACTGGGTGGCGACCGCGCCCACCGAGGGCTACCGCGTCGTCAAGGACGTGCCGGTGATCGAGCTGCCGGACTGGCTGGCGCAGTGGATGCAGCGCCTGGAGGACCACCTCCTCCCCCTGGGCCGTCGCAGGCGACAGAAGATCGACAAGCTCCGCGTCCAGGTGAAGTATCAGTCCCAGCTTCCCGGACGTGAGAACGAGGGCTACCTCGCGCGGTGGGTTGACCTGGAGCTGGAGGCGGTGAGGCTCGGTAACCTGCACGGTGGCTGGAACGACGCCATCTACCAGGCGACGCTCAACCTCATGGAGGGTGGGTGGGAGTTTGATCACGTGGTTGAGGCCGTCCTGGAGGCGGCAGCACCGACCGACGACCTGGAGCGCCGCAAGGCGCTCGACACCATGGACTCAGCACGTCGGAAGCACATCCGCAACGTGAGGATGAGCGTGGGAGGGGTGGGCGCGTGAGTGACATCTTCGACGAGGACGACTCAGAGCTGAGTCTGGATGACCTGCCTGAACCGAGCCTCACGGCCATCAACCTGGCGTCGCGGCCACGGGGACGGTGGGACGCGCCGACTGAGGCGCAGGCCGCGGTGGGGGAGGGTGGGGGCGGGGACGAGAACGTGGAACCGCGTCACCTGGTCTACGACATGCTCACCCCGTACACCTGCGACCAGGCTGGCATGGCGGAGCTCGCGGTGGACCTGTTCGGGGACGTGCTTACGTGGCTGCCGGACACCCAGCGCTTCAAGGTGTATCGTACGGAGCTCGGCACGTGGGTGGACGACGGGAAGGCTCACGAGGAGGTGTGGCGCCGCACCCGGGAGCTGTCCAAGCAGGTCAACGACGCGGTGGAGACGGCGGTGCAGCAGAGCGACGCCTGGGCAACCATCGTCACCCGAGACGGCAACCGGGACGAGATGGCGGAGGCGCGTCGGCAGGTCGCCTCCATGCGCGCCTGGTACGGCGTGTTCAAGAACAGCGGCCTGCACGGGGTGGTGAGAGCGGTGTCGCCGATCTGCACGCAGGCGGCGCCGCTCGACTTCAACCGGGACCCATACCTGCTGAACTTCCCGAACGGCACGTATGACGTGCGAACGGGGGAGCTGCGGCCGCACCGGCAGGAGGACCGGCTCTCTCACCGCGTCAGCGTCCCGCTCAACCAGGCGCTGGCGGAGATACCGCTGGAGACGGCGGCGCCGCGCTTCCACGAGCTCATCCACCGTATGTGTGCCGCCCCCGGTGAGGTCACGGAGGAGAGGCACGCCGAGCGGATGGCCGCTCTCACGCGCTGGCTGGGTTACCAGCTCCACGGCGCGAACCCGGAGAAGAAGATGGGTGTCATCGAGGGTGCCACCGACATCGGCAAGAACCAGGTCCTGGAGATCGTCGGGCAGGCGATGGGGAACGAGTTGTCGTGGCTCGGTGGACGTCCCACCCTGCTGATCAAGATGCGTGGGGACCGTCACGACGCCGAGGAGTCCCGGCTCGCCGGGATGCGCATGGTGGTGGTCAACGAGCTGACGGAGGCGCAGCACCTCGACGAGGGCCAGATCCTCCGCTTCGTGAACCCGGAGGGCACCACCGTCTCCCTGCGCCGCATGAAGCAAGACCTCATGGACGTGCAGGTGACGTGGAAGCTGAACGTCTCCACCAACGAGCTGCCGAAGGCGAGGCTCACCCCGCAGATCAGCAACCGCCTCGCGCTGTACAAGGTGAGCTCGGTGCCGGTGCCCAAGGACAAGCAGTGGGACATCAAGGGCCACATCCTGACGCACGAGCTGGAGGCGGTGACGGCGTTCCTGGTCGCGTGGTGGCGGGAGTGGTACGTCGCGTGGCGAGAGCCACAGTCGGCGACGGGGCTCGTCATCACGCGGGAGATGCGGGAGGCGCTCACCGGCTATGAGAACGAGAACCGTGACCTGTACGAGGTGTTCCTCGAGGAGCAGTGCGAGTTCGACCCTCAGGCCGTTCTCAGTGGGCCTGGGCCGATCTGGGAGGCGTACCAGGCCTGGCACCTGCGGATGCAGCCCGACAGCGACCTGCGGTACGTCAAGGGCCGCAACAAGTTCTACGCCATGCTGGAGAAGCTCGACGGGGTGGAGATCATCCGGGAGACGGACGCCAAGGGAAAGACCCGAACGCGGGGTCTTCGGGGGATCCGGATCAGGCGGGAAGACCAAGGCGGGTTCGCCGACATGATGATGCGGGCTCACTGAGGCCGTATGACGTGGTGAGAGTGTGGTCTTAGGGGGGAAGACCGGGGAGAGCGGAGGGGAAGACCGCGGAGGACCAGACGGAAGACCAGAGAAGTTGATCATGGATCTACCTGGTAGATGCTAGTCTGCTTGGTCTTTTGGTCTTTTAGGAGTCCTTACTCATTATTCTCTTCTCTCTTCTCTCTTACCTAGGTAGTAGCAGTATGCATATTAGCTGCAGTCGTAGTAGGCACAAAAGACCAAGAGGACCAGAAGACCAAGGCAGGAGGCAGACGTGGCGAGGCGGAAGGGCAGCGTGACCTCAGCGGAGCACCGGGCCAAGATCGCCGAGGCGCAGAGGGAGCGGCACGCGAGGATGGACAAGGCGGACCGGGAGTGCCCCCTGTGCGGGCAGACGTGCCGTGGGGAGCAGGGTCTGGTGGTGCACCTCGGGATGAGTCACGAGGGTGAGCTCTTCGAGGAAGATGAGGAGGGTGGGGAGGAAACAGCCCCAGGGCGTGATGAGTGCCTGTCTCACTGGGGCTGAGGGGGAGGGAAGGAGTAACTACCTGAGGGGCGTTCAACCTGCCCGAGGCAGCCACGAGTGACCAGTGTTGCACGCGTAGGCCTGAATAAGTTACTGACCAGTAACCTAGCGTCTTTGCTAGGATGCACTCATGGGAGAGAGGTGCACGTCAATGGTGACGAGAGAGGACGTCGAGCGGGCCGCCTGGGCCGCCTCAGGCTGGTCCGTGGAGCAGCCGGTCGTCGACGAGCTGATGGCGGCGGTCGACGCGTACGCGACGGCACACTGCGGCGGGGACTTGGCGACGGCGGACCTCGTCGAGGTGCCCGTCGGGGCGGTGACGGAGCCGGTGCTGCTCGCGCTGGAGGACCTGGAGCCGGTGCCGCCGGTGGTCAAGGAGCCAGCGACTGTGGCGCCGCTGTCCGTGGCCCTGGACGCGAAGTCCTGCACCCGGTGTGGCGAGGTGAAGCCGCTGGACGCCTTCGGCCGGGACAAGACGACGAGGTCCGGATACAAGGCGCGGTGCAAGGCGTGCCTGGCGGCGGTCAAGAAGGAGTGGAAGGCGCGGCAGGCCCAGGCCCCAGGGGATGCCCCGTGATCCTGAAAGTGTGCGGTGAACGTGACGGTGAGTGCGGGAAGTCCGCGCGGAATCACGTTGAGAGTCACGTTTCCCGGTGACGACGTGTCGGTCGGGAGACGAAAAGCGAGGCGACGTCGGTGTCGCCGGGAGACGGAAAGTGAGGCGACGAGCGTGAGCTCGGAAGTTGGCGTGGAATCACAGGGCGAGCCGGGCTTCACGCTCGGGGAGCTGGCCGCCGAGCTGGGTGTGCCGGCGCTGGAGCTGGTGGGCGCGATGGTCGAGGCGGGTCTGGTGACGGTGGAGTCGTACGCGGATGCGCTGCGGCCAGCTGACGGCGGCGATGGCGTGCTCCTGGTGCGGGCGAGCCAGGCGGACGTGGTGGCTTGGGCGCGACGGTGGGTGCAGCCGTGCGTGGCTGCGAGCGAGCCTGGTGAGTGAGCGGCGTGTGGTGTGTGCGTGCACGGCGCGCGCAAAAATTTTTGAGTGACCTCTGCCGGCCAGTGGCTGGCTGAGGGCCGGCCGGTGGACATTTGGGACAAACGGGACATCTGGGAGGCGTGGAGGACAGTGGCGACAAGGGGGACACAAGGGTCATGGGCGGACAAATCGGACATCAGGGGCATAGCGGGTCCAGGTGGGTCGAAGTGGAGGTGGCTCGGTTTTCGGGCAGGCCAGGTCCTGGCGTTCCCTGTACCTGTCCAGGGTACCAGAGCCGGCGTGATATGTAAACAGCAAAACACGTCGAGTTTGATGTGGACAAGTACAGGCCGGCGTGGTATGCTGGACACAGCAGGACAGCAGGGATAACCGGGCCGGCCCAGCGGGGGCCGGCGGAAACCCAGGTCCCGCGGGTGTGGACAAGCACGTACGCAGCTGGTAAGGTTGTACCAGACAGCACGGAACAGGAACAGGAACAGGAAGGAAACGAACGTGGACGTCACCCTGGAGCTGGACGTGATGGGCGCGGACGAGGGTCCGTGGGAGCGCGAGGGCCTGGAGGACCTGGGCACGGTGATGGTCGAGCTCGTGGAACCGAGCGGGCCGGCGGGCGGCAACCCCGTGGCCAGGGTCAGCGGCCCCAAGGCGGCCGTGGTGGTCTGGCTGCTGGTCGAGTACGTGGCGCAGGACGACTCCGCGCTGGACGAGGCGATGGGCCTGCTGCGGCCGGTGGAGGACGGCGGCGCCCGCGTCGCCGGCTAAAAATCTTGTGGCGGGGTGTGGACACACACCCCGCCACGGGGTAGGATGGTACCATCAGGAAGTGCACAGGAACAGGAAGCGAGTGATCATGTCGTACTACGCGCTCGAGGTGGATCTTCCCGTCGAGGACGAGGCCGCGCACGCCGGCCTGCTCGGCCACAAGCACACGCCGGCCGGCGACGTGGAGGTCGAGGCCACCAGCGCCCAGCTCGGGGAGGTCTGCACGTTCCGCATCCTGGGTGAGATGCCGGCCATCCTCACGTTCCTGGCCGGCCTGTGGGAGTCCTACGAGGAGGCGCTGGACGAGCTCGGCAGGGCGCGTGCGGAGGACCGCCTGCAGCTGGCGTGAAAGATCTTGGCCGGCGGTGTGGACAAACACCGCCGGCCAGGGTAGGATGGTACCATCAGGAAGTGCAGGAAACCAGGAAGCGAGTGTGGATCATGCAGACGTACATCGTCACCGCCAAGGACATCAAGCCCAGCATGCGGCACACCCTGGTGAGCACCACGGTCCAGGCACGCAGCTCCTGGGAGGCCGAGCAGACCGGGTGGACGGTCCTGGGCACGCGCCCCGGCACCTGGGTGGTGGAGATCGTCTCCGTCGAGCTCGCCGCCTGAAAGATCTTGTGGGTGGGTGTGGACAACCGCACCCACCCAGGGTATGATGGTACCATCAGGAAGTGCAGGACAGGAAGGAACAGGAATCATGTCCACCATCGTGCCCGTCTCCGCGCTCTACACCCGTCTCGTCGCCGCCACGGCCGCCCAGGTGGCAGCGTGTCGCAACTGTCGCACGCTCCCCACCGGCCAGCACTGTCTCTCGCACACGTGCCTCGACTGTGGCCGCCTCGCGCACCCGCACAGCCAGCCCTGCCAGCGCTAGCAGGCAGGCAGCCGCCGGCCTCTCACGAGGCCGGCCGGCGACGAGAGTGTCCACGTAAACATGTGGACATTGTCACCGCCGCAGGGTATGATGGTACCAACAGCAGGACAGGAAGAGAGAAGGAAGACCATGGACCTCGCCACCGCCATCCGCCTCGTCGTCGAGGACGTCCGTCAGAGCTACCCGCAGATGTCCGAGCCGGCCGCCATCGAGCACGCCAGGGACAGCGTGGGCGTGGCCGAGCTGAACTGGGACGAGCCCAACGCCGCCGCGTGGCAGCTGGTGCTGGAGGCCCACGTGGGCGAGCTGGTGCTGAGCGTGGCCGGCCTGGTGGACGCCACCCTCGACGAGTCGGACGTGTGGGTGTCCACCGACGGGGCACACGCCACCATCGACGGCATGCCGGCGCTGCAGTGGCTGGACGCCGTCTTCTGCTAGGACGTCTGGTCAGGCTCGTCCGCGATTGTTGTGGACAATCGCGGGCGGGCCTGGTAAGATGGTACCAACAGCGGGACAGGAAGGAACCAGGAAATGGAACGCAAGATCACGCTCATGCAGCACACGCCGAACAACCCCACGCAGGTGGAGGGCGGCGAGCTCGTCAAGCTGATCGGCGAGAAGCTGGGCGAGAACTGGGGTGCCGTCAAGCTCGGCAGGGCGTGGTGCTTCATGAAGGACGGCCAGCCGGCCGGCCAGTCCACGCGCACCTTCTGGAGGGCGGTTGCGGACGTGATGAAGCTGGAGTCGCTCAGCCGCGCCGTCCCGACGAAGAAGTGATCGTCTAGCCAGGCTCGCCCACACCTGGAAACTCGTCACATTGGGTGTGGACAAGTGTGGGTGGGCCTGGTAAGATGGTAACATCAAGCAGGAACAAGGAACAGGAAGAAGGAAGATCATGAACCTCGGAAACCTGAAGGCCGGCAAGACCACCACCGTCGAGGGCCTGGACATCACCAAGGGTGACGGCCACTACGACCTCGGGTACAGCGGCGAGGCGTGGACGCTGACCTACGACAAGGACGAGAAGGCCTGGGTGCTCGCCCGCGGCAACGGACACACGATCACGTTCAAGGACGCCACCGCGAAGACCATCGTCTTCACCGTCCTGGACACCATCAAGGCCATCCTCGCCGCCGACGAGCAGGCGGAGGCCGAGGAGGCGGAGAAGCCGGCGGAGACGGACGAGGAGAAGGCCGCCCGCAAGCGGGAGGGCATCCTGGACAAGATCGCCGCCGCGATGAAGATCGCGCAGGACCCGTCGTCCAGTGACGAGCAGGCGGAGGCGGCCCTGGCTGCCGTCGCTCGCCTCATGGACCGCCACTCGGTGTCCGAGGAGGAGCTGCGACGCCGGAAGGCGACCGAGGCCGGCCTCGAGCACGGCGACGAGGAGATCGTCGACTGGACCTACCCGATCAACGTCCAGGGTGGTCACGCTCCCCACCGCGTCGCCGCCTTCGCCAGCGTCGTCACCGCCATGGGTGCCCGGTGCTTCTACCTCCACCACAAGGTGAAGGGTGCCGGCTACAAGGCGGACACGATGGTCCTCCGCGTCTTCGCCCAGCAGTCGATCATCGACAACCTGAAGGCGTTCCTGCCGGTGGTCGAGCTGCAGATGGAGCGCCTCGGGGACGAGGTGTCCCGGAAGAAGTCGCGGGAGGCGAGGGAGGCCGGCGGTCACCACTCGGGCCCGGGATGCCACGCCCGGCGGGGGTTCATGCGGGGCTTCGGCGCCGGCATCGCGTTCCGTATCACCGAGGGACGTGAGGAGATGGAGACGGAGGACGGCACGGGCTCCACGGCCCTCGTGCTCCGCGACAGGGCCACGGTGCTGGACCAATACATGGCCGAGAACCACGGCAACCTGAAGAGCACCAAGGCGCAGAAGTACGACGACGCCGCCTACCGGCAGGGCCACGCCGCCGGCGTCGCCTTCGCCTCGCCCCAGGTCGCCACGGAGCCGGCGGCCAAGGTCCTGCAGGACGCCTGAGAACGATCACCGCCCGGGTGTGGACAACGCACCCGGGCGGTGGTATGCTGTACCCAGGAACAGGAACTGAGGAGGAAGCATGGACGAGAACGAGTGCCAGCTCTGTGGCGAGGGCAACGACGAGCTTGATCCACTCGGCATGTTCCGCCGGGACGGCGAGACGATCATCGCGCACGGGCAGTGCGGCGTGGACGAGGGTCTCGAGCTCGCCTGAAAGATCTTACTGCCGGGTGTGGACAACCGCACCCGGCAGCTGGTAAGATGGTACCATCAGCCAGGGAGGGATAACCGCCACCGGCGCATCGCCGGACGGAAACCCGGAAGCTGATCACCGCAGGAACAGGAAGCGAACTGAGGAGCAAGATCATGGCTGTCACCATCGCACGCGTGGAGAAGGACTTCGTCGAGGGCGAGACGGTTCGCCACCTGGGCACTCAGCGCCTGGCCATCGTCGTCGGGGAGCGGGTGCTCACCGAGCGGGTGATCGGCCGGCTCGGAATGACCACGCACCGCCTGGACGTGAAGATGCACGGGGACACCCGGGTGCGCACCTTCCACGCGAACCTGTTCGAGCCGCTCGCCGGCTAGAAGATCTTGCCGGCGGGTGTGGACAACACACCCGCCGGCTGGTAAGGTAGTACCAAGCAGGAAACAGGAAGAGAGAAGGAAGACCATGATCGTCCGCAGCCGCACCCGCAACGTCCTCGTGAACACGCTCATCGTGGCCCTCACGGCCGCCTCGTTCGTCGCCGGCCTCGACATGTACCACGCCATCAAGAGCCTGCACCACAGCGCCCCCGTGGCCGCCACGGCGCCGGCCAAGCCGGCCCTCAAGACCGCCGGCTACAACGACGGGTGGATCGACGGCCAGGCGGACCTGGCGGACGAGCTCGGCGCCTCGCGTGTACCCAACAACACCGAGTACGCCGCGTGGCTGAAGGCCAACCAGAAGGACGCCTCGTGCCACCTCGCCTGGGACGGCCAGGTGCGCCCCGTGTACGAGGTCGTCTGCGTCAAGGCCGGCCGCACCCTGCCGGTCGGCTGCACCAGCAGCAAGGTCGCTCAGGCTGACGTGGAGGCCTGCCTCGCACTGGACTACCGGAACGCTCAGACCGTCAAGAACGCGGACGGCTCGGTGATCTCGAGCCCCGACGGGACGGCTCTCATCGCCGAGTGCCTGAGCCAGTACAGCGGCCAGGAGCTCCACAACTGCCTGAACCAGCCGGTTCTCTGAAAGATCTTGGCCGAGGATGTGGACATCTGCGCCCTCGGCTGGTAAGCTTGACCTCAGCAGCAAGGAACCAGGAACCAAGGAAGCGAGTGATCAACGTGGGTACCTACCTCGTCATCAACAAGGACGGCTCGGTTCGGGGCACGGCCACAATGCTGGACTCCATGGCCAAGCGACTCGAGGACCAGGGCTGCCACCTGATCCCCCAGGCCGAGGTCCCCTCGGTCAAGATCACCTTCGGCCGCTCGACCCGCTAAGAATCTTGGCCCCGGGTGTGGACAAACACCCGGGGCCAAGGTAAGGTAGTACTACCAAGCAGGAACAGGAACAGGAAGAAGGAAGATCATGACCATCGACATCTTCGCGAAGGCCCAGGAGCGGATCGACTCCGAGGCTGAGGCCGCCCGCCGCGTTCTCAAGGACAGCCAGGTCGCCATGATCAAGTGCATGGAGGGTGGCTACGCCCTTCAGACCAGCAGCGTCGAGTCGATCTTCCTGCAGGAGCACCTCGTGCGGGCGTGGAACCAGGTGCAGGCCCTCAGCCTTACCTCCACCGACAAGGAGGAGCTGAAGGCCCGCCTCAGCACCTGGGTGGAGGACGCTACGGAGCAGGTGATGGCCCCGGGTAGGAGCCAGAGCACCTCGTTCGTCCGTACCGAGCAGATGGCACAGGAGACGGAGGCACTCAAGAGCACGGCACGCTCGGTCTCCTACATCGTCAGGATGCTCGCCTCGGCCTGATGGCAGGCAGGCTCGGCTCCACTCGCAGGGCGAGGGAGCCGAGCCACTCGGTTGAGCACGCGTGGTGGGTGGAGGCCCACCACGCTTTTGCTAGGTGACTGAGTGCACCGCG